AAGTAGTAACACTATTAACAGTTTTTTTACTTGTTATAAAATGAAAATCAATAAAAATTGGAGTGTTGAGACCAATCCCAGCCCCATTTGTCAAATTAAAATTTATTGTGTTTTGTTTAGTCGCATTATTAACTCTTTGATTAGCTAAAGCAAATACCGCAGGTACTTCAAGTGTTAGATTTTTACCCCAAAGTTTTTCTTGAAAAAGCAATGGTGGTGAATTATATCCAAGTAAATAAGATTGATTAACATCAGTTGCATCAAAAAAGAAGTTACTTACATCGTATGTTTTTTCGTTGTTATAGTCAAATGCATAAATTCTAACATAACAACCCAAATACTCACCAAATGTGTAATTAACTGGTAAGTGAATTTTTAATGTATCATGTCTTGTAGGAAAGCCTGATGGATACTCTCTAAGTGAAAGAAACGAATAGTTTGTTGTATTGACTAATCCATAAGTATTACTTACCCCATCAAGTCTAAACAATTGATTAGTAGTTGTGTTCCCAGTGGTACTTGAATCACCTGCTTGATAAGAATAAGAGTTGTCTCTAATGTTAACTAATATTTTATAGGGATCACCTATATTATTACCATCGTTATAGATGTACTCTAATAAGATATCTTTATGAGCTTTAACAAATTTCGAAACTCTCATTATACATTGAATATTTTCAATATATATTAAAAAAATAACCCTTCTAATGAAGGGTTATTTTATTTTTCTAAATGTGATTGTATTTCTTTTACAATTTGATCATCACTCAAATTAGGATATCTATCTTTGATAGTTTGATAGAGTGACATCTCATCTTTTTTTAGTTTTTCTAATTTTGTGTTTATTGACTCAACTTTAACTGCTATTCGTTTTTCTTCGACTTCTATTTCTTGTATCTCGAGTAAAATATGACTAGTGACTTTTGCAATATCATCTTTATTTTTAATCTTTTTAATCACTTCATCATTATACTTTTTCAGTTCCTCTACTTTATTTAGTAGAAATTTACCTAAGTTTCCAACTTCTACTTGATACTTATCAAGATTTGAAGTTAAATTCAAATAATCGTTTCTAATGAGTTTAGCACTTTCAATTAATTGTTTATCAATCATTTCTCAATAGATTCTTTTTTAGTTTTCCTGGTTGTGTTTTTCTTCTTAGTCTCAACAGTTTCTTCTACTGACTTATTTTCCTTATTTATTTGAGTGACAGAATCTGTTATCTGAGAATTAACATCTGTTGATGGCTTAGATGAAACTTCTTCAATTTTTTCCTCACCATAAACTAATTTAGAAATCTCATTTTTAATTTTATCTTTGATAATATTTGGATTAGATAAAAGATTATTTGTAAATTCATCTGCTAAAAATTCTATGATACTCGTGTTATAAGAATCTTCCATCATTTCGATAAAGTCTGGACGGGGTATTTTGTTCTCAATATCTAATGTAATTTTGAAATCTTTGTTTCTTTTACAATTCTTGAACATTGTTATAATAGGATCTTCGACTTTAGGTTGAGAAACTACTCTTGAGTTTTGAATGAGTTCCTGTTCATCTCTATTGACCTCAATTCTTTGAACTGGCTCTTCATCTCTGCTGACATTAACTTGTGTCACCGGTTTATCATTCAGTAAGTTTTGAAACATTTCCATTTGTTGTTGAGCAGCATTAACGGCATTAGATTGAGGTATTCCGTATTTTCTCATTAACTCTTCTTTCTCTATTTCTGGGTCAGACATTATTACAGCTGATTCGTTTATTGCTGGTCTTATAGAAGTAGATCCAGAAATGTTGTTAAGATCAACAGTGTCATTTTGAGTAAAGTTATCTACTGATTCATTTATATTGTTGATAACGCTATCTGGAATTTGTTTGATTTTTTGAGCGAATGTATTTAATAAGCTTTCATTTTGGAAGAAAGATTTTGGATCTATAAATTCATCAAAGTAGTTTTTATCTAACAATCTAGATACTTTTACTTTACTACCATTATCTAAAATAGCGATATCCTCAAAGTGGTCTTTTATTTCAATTACTCTTCCTGTAACTAAGTCAGTGTATTTTTTACCAGTGTAGTTCATTTTATTAAATAGATTTTTACTTTTATTTATATAAAAAAAGTTTTTTTTGTTTAAAAAAGAAAAACCCCTCGAAGAGGGGTTTTTCTAAAATTGAATATTAGAAATCACCAAAGAAATCGTCTTCATCTTCAGTTGTAGAAGAAGAAGTACTGCTACCAGATGAAACAAGTCCATCGATTTCAAAATCATCAGATGATGGTTTTGATTCTTTGTTGAAAGAAGCAGAAGCTTTACCAGTCAAGTAAGCTGTGATCTCATTGATTTTAGCTTGTTGTTCTTCAGATAAACGCTTTGGTGCAAATTCCTCCAATTCATGTTCTCTCTTTAATAAGAAGTCTTTAACCATTGTCTGAGCCTTAGGATCAATTTTACCATCTACTACAGGAACATTTTTGAATGCTGCTTTGTCTTCGAAATAAATAGGAAGAGAAGATGTTTCTGGTTTGAACATTGAGTTTTTGTAATCTGGATAAGTTTCGTCACCAGTTTGAATTTCTTTCACTAAAAGAACGAAATCTTTACCGTGAGTCAAATCAAAAACATTACAAGAAACACCAGAGATTTCACCATTTTTTTCAGCTAAGATTTTATCTTTAATAGTTTTACCATATTGAAAAATCATAACTTTACCAACTAGTTCTGGTTGTTGTTCGTCTTCAATAACTAAAACATAAGAATAATACTTTTTAGAGTATTTCAAACATTTAGCTTTTTCTTGAAGAATAGCGTTTTTAGAATTTACCATGTTGTAATACAAATCAGTTAATGGACACTTCTCGTTGAAGTTCTTAGCTGAGTCAAACCAACCAGATAATTCTTTTGCGTTCTTGATATCAACATAGTGAGTAATTTTCTCAATTGCTGCTTGTCCTACTTTACCTTCTTTTGTCAAGTTTGGTAAAAGACGAACTACTGAACGGTAACCTTTCTTTTTGTCTTTGACCTTAGAAAGATCAATTCTGTAAATACCATCTGCATTTACTTGTTTTTTTTCATTTAGGAAATCCATCTTACTGTCTAGATTGCCACTAAATAAGTCATCAAATTCATTAATTGCCATAATTTATCAATTGTATTTTATTATTCAGATTCTACTCTGATAAAATTTATATTATAAGGTATTTGAAAAGTTTACTTATTTTTAATATATTCCGATATTAGACTCTCTATAACTTTTGATTTATCTAAAAGGTTATCATTGATATATTTTTCAAACATTTTATGTTTGTTTGGTTCCATAGAAAAATATACTTTTATTTTTCTTTTGTCTTTCTTCTCCATAGTTACTGTAGTTTTTAATCGGCATATTTATTACCCTTTGATATATTATCTTTAGCCCACAATGGTTGGAAATTTGTATAGTGGTTGAGTTTATATACCATCTCTTCTGATTTTGCCCAACTAATAGGTATTTTATGGTCTAAATGCCATTCACTTCTATTTTCCCAGGTCATTCCATCTTTAAATTGTGACTCTAAATATATTTTAAATTCTTCGAAAGAACATCCCAAAATGAACTCTGTTTTTTTACTTTTTACATATCCAAAGTTTTTAATAGATTTTGAAATCAAAGACCTAAGATTATGTGATAGTTTATAAATTGGATCTTTTTTGAACTTATTTTTTCTATAATTAACCCTCCATAAGTTCAACTTTTCTTTATTGTTTTTCTTATACTCTTTAAGATATAGAGCAATGAACTCTTTATCTTCACAAATCTCACGTTTTATTCTATCTTTGTTTTTTTGATAATAATCTATCTTATATTTTTTCGAGTAGATTTTATTACACTCTTTACACTCACTTCTAAGTCCATCCTTGGAGGATTTCTTTTTATAAAACTCAGATAGTTTTTTTTCGATATTACACATAGAACAATTTTTCATAAACTATATATTAAATATATAATTTCTCCCTTTTCTATTTTTTCTACCAATTTTTTCTCTTTTCTAATCTTTGAATTATGAATTTAGGATAGTAATTATTACTAATTATCTTAATTAAGTTTAATTTGAATTTTCTCACCATTTGATTTAGAATAAATTATATTTTTAATATTTTCAAATGTATAATTGTAATTGTTCTGTAAGTATTTTTCAGACTTTCCTGGTAACACATAAGCTAAAGTTATATGTGGCTTATAGTCTGGATAATCTGTTGTGTGTGGTAGTTTCATTAGTTCTTTATTCAACTCAAAAAGTTTATCACATCTAACACTCATTTTTACTACATCAAATTCTTGATTATTAAATGAATCTATTTTATTAACATTTATTTTGAAATCACTTGACTTAATATTATCAAATATTTTAATAACATCTTCATCTTTTACATCTGAGTGTAGTCCATATAATATTGTAACATGAGGATTTTTTTGAATACCATATTTTCTATCCTCTGGTTTATATAAATCTTCTTTGTCAATAATTGAAGTAATTTCTTCCCAGTTAGGAATATCTAAATAAACCATCACACATCCATAACGATAGTTTTTAGATTCTAAGAAAGTCTGATAAGATTTGATAACCATAAATATTCTATTTATTGAATCTTTTTATAGAGTATTTATAATTTTTTTGATTGTTCTTCCAATAATCTTGTATTGATTCAATACCAGTATCAATTGGGTTATGAATATATTGTATATTGGCACCTTGTTTATTCATGTCTGAAATTCTATCACCAATATCGGTTTTTTTAGAAATTTTTCTTATTCTTTCTAGTTGTTTTACTGTATTTTCTTGTGGTAAACTTTCTTCATTTACTGATGAGTCAACTTCTGAAATAAAGATATTGTCATCATGATCTTTATTAAATTCCAATAGTGTTGTTTCATCTACTACTCCAACTAATTCACCAGCTAGTTCAATAGAATTTGTTACACTTTTTCTACCATCATCAGTGATGTAGAAATCATAAGTTGGTTCATCTGTACCTGGATAATTTCCGGTGTTATCTTTTCTAATAGTTCTTAGAATAAGATTTTTAATTAGACTTTCATTCTTACTGGTTGGTCTAACCATTTGAAATTGTTCTAACTTACCACCTTTAGGTGCAGATCTTCTTATACCAATTATAATTTTCATCTTTTAATATTGACTTTTACTGCAGATGCTTTAGTATCTGTTTTCTTTGGATTTGATTTTGTTTCATTTATTTTTACAGAAACTTTTTTACTAACTTTTACTTTGAAATCATCTTCCCAAGGAGTGAATACTGTTCCTTCAGCTATTACTTCAAGTTTAATTTTACCAATTTGACCTTCGTTAAGAATAGAAAGTTTCTTAATTGGAATAAGACATTTACCATCTTTTGATATTTCACCGTTAAAAACTAAATTCCAATCATCTGTTTCTAAAATTAATCTTGCTTCTGTGTTTGAAAGGTTAGCTCCTTCTAAAGAAATATCACAAGAGAAATCTTCAGATTTATCTTTGAATACTGAATAATAATTATCATTTGATTCTACTGTAGAAACAACTTCTTCTTGAGTCTCTTCACTTTCTTCAACTTCCTCAACTTCTTCAACAGTTTTTTCTTCTACAATTTCTTTAGTCGATTTCTCGGATTCTTCCATAACCGACTCGACTATTTTTTCATCAACTTCTTCGATAGGTTCAGAAACACCAGATACTTCTAGATCTGTTGTAGTTAATTCTTCAGCATTTTGGTTTTGATTTTCAGGTAGAAAAAAATCATTGAATTCTTCTCTATTGAAATCAGTATTTTTAATCTTATCATCACCGATAAAATCAGAAAAATTAATAATTCCTTTATTTTCCATAAAAGTATATATTTATTTTTTAATCTATTTTTATTCCTATTTTAGTTGCTTCATTAATTACCTTATCTAAATGATCAACTGTAATATCAATATTAGTTTTTAATTCTCTTTCTTCTTCGAAATCTATATTATTCACTCTACAAACTAATTTTATAAATTTTTTTGTTTTTTCTTCACCGAGTTCTTTTTTTAATTCTCTTTTAGTCACATTCCATGGATTTTTCTCCATGTATTCTTTGTAACTTCCTCCACTTCCACCTCTTTTTCTTAATGTTTCAACTACTTCTAAAAGAATTGAAATATCCTCCCATATTAAATTAAGGTCTTCCCAATTTACTGTTAATTCTTCCCACTTTAGGTATTTTTTACCAACAGCGATTTCTTCGTCTGTCCAATCGACATAATTATTTAGGAAACTTGAATACTGAAGTGACATATAATATATATTAAGGGTAAGTTGACCTATAAAATGTTTATATATATGTAATGACTTATAGTTTGACCGGTAAAACTGCCTCATCTACCTACGGTAGATTGGTACAAGTTATTCACGGTACTCCAGACACATATTATGATGGATTTGGTAATTTATTAGATTTAGGACTTGGAACCGCCTCAGTTGGACCACAAGGATTTACAGGTCCGATCGGACCTACTGGTCCTAGTGGTGACTCTGTTTCTTTCGTTGGAACCTGGGATAATTCTATGGTTTACTTTCCACTTGAAATCGTAACTTATAATGGAGTAGCTTACATATCAACTAATAGCAGTAATTCTTTACCAGGTCCACCATTTGGTACTCCAAGTGTGACACCAACGGTTTGGTCACCAATTAGTTATGGCATTACCGGTCCCCAAGGATTTCAAGGTAATCAAGGACCAACCGGTTCCGGATTTACCTCTATATACAATACGGCTCCCACAAGAATATTAACTGCTTCTGGTTCTAATTCTGCAAATGCAGAGTCTAATTTGACTTTTGATGGACAGAAATTACAAATAGGAGAAACATTAAGTCTTTATTCAGATAAAATTCAAAATTTATCATATATTGACTTTCTTACTCAGTCTGTTGTACCAGCTCCAAATAGATTATTTTATGATCCATCTGAAGAAGCACTTGCCTACTACTCAGATAATGTACTTAATTCACCAATTCACATTGGTAAAGAACTATTTCTAAGAGCATATAATATTTCTGGTGCTACAATAAGTAGAGGTCAATGTGTACATATTAACGGATCAACTGCTGGGCTGCCTACAATTGTCTTATCACTTTCTAACCCAGATCTAAACGCCACTGTAAATGCTGTCGCATCAGAAGATATAGTAAGTGGTCAAATTGGAAATATAACTACAAATGGTATTATAACTAATGTAGATACAACTTCATTAGTATTGACTAATGTGACACCAGGAGATGCTCTTTATCTTTCTGACACTGTTCCTGGTAAGTTTACGGCTGATTATTATGGACTCTCTTTTTCTTCGAGAGCAAATGTTGTTGGTTATGTAATAGCAACTGGATCCAATGGCTCTATTTATGTTACAGTAAATAATGAAAATTTAAATCTATCCATAACAGATAGGCAAAGAAATATATTAGAAGGTAATGTTATATCTGGTGGTATTTTTTACTTTCAAACACCCGGATTTTTAACAGCATCTTCAACAAGTATTAACATCACAGCTATGAAAGGTTGGATAGTTGATAATGCAGGTCCAACTAGTTCAACAAGACCTACTGTTAAATTGATTGAGTATGCTGGTGGAACTGGTATCACTTTAAGTAATATAACAACTGCTACAGAAACTTACTTTTTGGTCAATTCAACTGGTTCAATAATTCAACAAACAAGTTTTCCAACACCAAGACAACGAAGAGAAAATATCTATCTAGGTAAAGTCGGACATGCCAATAAAGCAACTATAGCAAATGTCTTTCCTGAACCTGATATAGATATATCACCCGCAACTCAGCTTAGAGATATGTTTACGCCTATCAAGTTGATAAACAACGGTGTTTACCCTTCTTATATAGGAGCTACTCTATCTTTTCAAACATCTGCTGGTAGTCTTTGGGGATTAGGTATTGGTTATATGACTGATGTACTTAACCCAAGTAGTATTACAATTCCTGGTAAATTACCAGTCACTTTTCAATATAGAACAAGAACAGGTGGTACTTATTCAAATACAACTGCAATCGACCCTGGTCGATGGGATAATGCAGGAGTTTTAGACACAGTTGGTAGCCCTACAAAACAAGCAACTAACCAAAGAATATTTTTAATTCAAAATGGAATATTTAGAGTTCAATATGGTCAAACAAGATATGCTGACTTAACAACTGCTATAGCATCTGTACAAGATGAAGTCTTTGATACATTTTCAAACTTTAGAGATAATGGTATTTTGATTGGTATATTATCAGTTGTATCTAATGCTACTAATTTATCCGACCCACTGCAGGCTAAATTTTTATTAGTTTCTAAATTTGGGGAAACTGTTGGAGCGGCCGGTGGAATTTCAACAACTACTTTACAACAAGCTTATAATAACTCTGGTGATCCAGAAATTCTAACTAATTCAACGAATGACGGCGTTGTATTTAGAAGAGGTTCTACTTCAGATAGTGATAATGTTCTAATTGTGCAGAATGGATCAGCATCAAACACATTCTATGTGAGAGGTGATGGTAATACCTGGCTATCTAACTTGCATATAAATAATATTGGACTTACATCTGGTGCGACCAAATATATGGTTGTTAATGATTCAGGAGATGTTTTTTATCAAACAACTATAGTTGGTGGTGGAAGTGGGGCAACTGGTCCTGTTGGACCAACAGGAGCTGGTGGGGCTTTGGGTTATTATGGATCATTCTATGATTTGTCTAATCAGTTAAATCCAACTGCGAGTATCGCGAGACCAATGATTTTATCATATACTTATGAATCAAACGGCGTTTCAATAGTTGATGGTACAAAACTAACTTTTGCCCATTCTGGAACCTACAATATTCAATTTTCAACAGTATTTACAAAGAGCACAGCTAATGCTGAACTAATTAGTGTTTGGTTTGCCAAAAACGGACAATCGACAACAGCTTCCAATACTGAGTTTTCTATTTCTGGAAACACAGATCAGGTAGTATCTTGGAACTTTATCTATACATTAAACTCGAATGACTATGTTGAATTATATTGGAGTTCAGCTGATACTAGTATTTCAATTTTGTCTACTGGTACACAGTCGAACCCAGTAAGACCAGCAGTACCGTCAGTTATATTAACTGCTCAACAGATAATGTATACTCAAGTTGGTCCAACTGGTAGTCAAGGAGCGACTGGTCCAAATAGTTTAACAGTTGGTTCAACTTCAATTCTGAATGGCACATCAGGTCAGATAGTCTTTGAAGGAGTAGGTAATGTTGTCCAAGAGAGTCCTAATTTGTACTGGGATCAAACTAATAGTCGTTTAGGAGTTGGTACAAATTCGCCTTCATCAAAATTAGAAGTATTAAATAATAACTCTTCTGTATCTGGCTTAATTGTCTCAGGTAGTAGTTCAGCACATATGCTTAGAGTTACACAAACTGGGACAGGGAGTGCTTTAGTTGTTGAAGACTCCGCTAATCCAGATTCAACACCTTTTATTGTTACTGCAGATGGTAGAGTTGGTATAGGTGATCCTTTACCAGGTTTTGCACTTACTGTAAATGGAACTGCAGTCGTTAATAATTCAGTTATAACTCCAACTTTACAAGCATTTGTAATTTATCCAAATACAGATGACCACCTTTACATACAAACACGAGATACTAGTCCAGCTACAAATCTAAAAGATATAATTTTCAGAACCGGTAATCCACTTGGTACACCTTTAGAAAGAGCACGAATTAATTCTATAGGAAACATTGTAGTTGGAACTTCTAGTGGTCCAACTAGCTCAATTTTAACTTTAGAATCAACTACAAAAGGATTCTTAGTTCCAAGAATGACATCCAGTCAAAAGTATTTAATATCTTTACCAACATCTGGCTTACTTGTTTATGATACTGACTTAATTGGATTTAGTTATTTTGATGGAACCACTTGGTCTACACTTGGAAGTCAAGGACCAACTGGTCCACAAGGATTTCAAGGTAATCAAGGTAATCAAGGACCAACTGGACCTCAAGGGGATCAAGGATTTCAAGGTCCACAAGGACCAACTGGTCCGTCAGGAACAAGTGGTACACAAGGTGCGACTGGTCCTCAAGGTTCGAATGGAACTAATGGAACACAGGGTACAACTGGTCCACAGGGTGTAACTGGACCACAAGGTTCAAATGGAAGTAATGGAACACAGGGTCCAACTGGTCCACAAGGTGTTCAAGGACCTGCTGGAGGCGGAACTGGTTCAGGCACTCAAGGACCTACTGGTCCACAAGGTCCTGCTGGTGCTGGAGGCTCATCTTTTCTTTATAGAAATATTATTTATGTTCACCCTAACGGTGATAACTCAACTGCTGTTGTGGGTAATATCAATCTACCTTTTAGAACACTTGATGCTGCGATTGCTACTGCTTCTTCTTTTACAAATTCTGTAGTTGAAGTCTATCCAGGTACTTCTTTTGAAACCTCAACACCGACTTATGACTATGTACTCGGTACGACTACTCTAACTAATCAAAATTTGACTATATACTTAAAGCCAAATGTCCATCTGAAACTTACAGGTGGTTCTTTTACATTCATCTTAAACAATTCTATACTAAAGATTATTTCTGATGACTCAAACTCTTCTATTTTTGTTGACAGAAGAGGATTCTCATCAGCTGGATCTGGTTCAAGTATTTATTTAGAAAATGTATCTGTCTATCAGAATATTTCAGCAGCTATCAGTCCTACTTGTTGTTTTTACTTTCAAGTTGGTAGTAAAAATACACTCGCAACTCTATCTGCAAAAAACTGTTATTTTGACTTTAATGATGAAATAACATCAGATGGTGGTCAGACTGAATATACTGGTTTTTATGTTGATAATGGCAGTGGTTCGGTTTATCTGACTTTTGATAATTGTCAGTTTCTGATGAATTTAAGACCACAATCTTTTGGATTAATTGGATTCTTTTACTATAAAAATTTGACAACTGATTCTAACAGACTTAAACTTAGAAATAGTCAAGCAGTCTACCTACTGAATCAGGTTGAAGGTAATCCTGCACCACAGGCATATGTTTTGTATTCTGGAGATCCGGATGGAAATTCTACTGAGCAAGTGACGATAGATGATTGTATATTTTATATTGATACTGAGAGATTCGGTGAGGTTTTGTCCTCTCCAGATACACTTTCAAATGTGAGTTTAGTTTCTAGAAGTATACATAATTTTGATGCGACTGACACTTTGAATGTTACTTATATTACGGGTCAACCAAGTTCTCTCACAGATCTCGGTGTTTCTGGATATGGATTTTTAGAAAAGTATTTAACAATTAATAAACCATTTGAAAGAAAATTCCCTGAAATTTAAGTGTCTCCAGACTTTACAGCTTTGCTAATAACTATCAATAAAGAAAAAATCCAATCAATTTGATTGGATTATATCTTGTAGCGGGAACTGGATTTGAACCAATGACCTCCAGGTTATGAGCCTGGCGAGCTACCTCTGCTCTATCCCGCAATGTATGTGTATATATTACAAAAATAATCCTTTGTTTTGATATTTTACATAAAAAAATTATTTAATATATAGTTCTATGTATAATAGACCTGAAGTAAGACTAATCGAGCCACAACAAGTTGATACTAAATCAACTGAAGTTACAAGTAGTGAAGCAGCAAATCTTCTTGCTAAGTATGGTTATAAAACTGAGTTTAATAATCCAATACCAAATCCACAGCTAGATAACCCGTATAATAATATGACGGTAGATGAGATGTTTGCAGCTCAACAAAGAGAAATCGAATCTCAAAGAGCAAGAGAACATCAAAGAAGATATGGGCCAAAATCAATAACTTTTGATAATAATAATATCAACTATTCTAATACTGAATATCGAGATTTAGATGTAGATGGTCATAATTTCGGAATACAAGTTCAAGTTGTCTCTGATATGCCAATAAATAACAACAGAAGAATATGAAAAAAATAATTTCACTTTTAATTACTATTTTTGTATCCATAATTTCCTTTTCACAAGGAATAGATACAGTAATCAATACTGGTTTTTACAAGTCTTACTTTGATATTGATATTAAAGAACCAGTTTATTTAGCTTATAAAGTTTACAAAGGTGGTGGTAATTGTAGTAGAGCTGGATTTAAGTTTAAGAATGATACAAAAATACCTATGGCTACTGATAAAGATTATGCTGGTAGTGGTTTTGATATGGGTCACTTAGCAAACGCTGCTGATTTTGCTTTTGATTGTGTCAAAGATGAGAAAACATTCAGATTTTATAATTGTTTACCTCAATACCCAAATCTAAATAGAGGAATCTGGAAGAAGTGGGAAACACAAATCAGACAAGAATCACAAACAGACTCACTTTTAGTTATATGTGGTGGTGTATTTTCAAATAAAAAGATTGGTAATAATGTTTATGTACCAGATTATTGTTGGAAAGTTGTAGTCTCACTATCTACAAAAAAAGTAACACATGCTCTTTGGTTTGCAAATGTACCTAAAGATGCAGATAAATATTGTCAAGAATTATCTATCGGTGATTTAGAAAAGAAATTAAAGTATAAAGTACCTCTAACATACTAAAAGAAAACCTCTCATTTGAGAGGTTTTTTTATTTAATTAATAGTGTGTCCAAATCTTTACAGTAGTTTAAATCAACTGGACCTTTAATTCCTTTTACGGTTCCTTTATCAGAATACTGCCAAAGTGTCCAATCATGAAATTTAGATGGTATTTCGGGTTCTTCTCTATCTCTCCAGTCTGCTACCCAAAGTATGTGATCAAAGTGATAATGATTTTCTATGTACTTAGACCAAAAAAGAGGATTAGTGTAAATAATTGGCATAACACCAGTTCTTTCTTTGATTACTGAGATAAAACAAACTAAGTTATCAATATATTTTTTAATATTTATTGTATCTTTCCAGTAATGGGAATATTCAACATCTATTATTGGTTTTATATCACCTGGCTTAAAATTAACTACATTAAGAAATAAGTTAGCTTGTTTTTCACCAGAATATTGTGGTCTAAAAAAATGATAGGCACCTTTTAAACATTTAATTGAATTCCAATTCTTTTCGAATTTACAATCAACTAAGCTTTCACCTTCAGATGCTTTAACTATCACAAAATCTAATGTAGAGTCAATTTCTGACCACTTTATATCACCTTGATAGTGAGATATATCTATACCAGTGTAGTAACAATTAAAATACTGACAACTATTATTTGAACTTCCAGAGTGTATTGTTTTCGACAACAATAAAAATAGAAATAAAAATTTAGTCTTCATTTTTATCCAGTATAAGCAGCGGTTACAATATTGTTTCTTAATCTAAGATTTAGACGATTTGATTTTGCATCCATGACTAGCATTCTAGATACACCATCTTCTTCCACTACTCTAATTTCGTATCCATCTGCACTAGCTTGAACATCAGCTTCTATTAAAGTAAGTCCGACATAATCTCTTTCACTTATTGGTCTAATCATATTATAAATTTTTTTTTATTTCGTAAAAAGCTTTTTGAAAAGCATCAACTCTTGGTAGATTTTTTTCATACTTTCTTGATAGTTCAAATACATCTTTATCAATACCTAATTTATAGGAACTAACAAGAATTTCTTCAATTAATTCTTCATTTGACATTTTTTAGCGGGTTTTTTGTTTATATATCAAATTTTTATCTGTCTAAAAAATGAACCTCTTAATAAAAATTTAAGAGGTTCATTGTATCTAAAAACTCCCTTCATATATTATATTATATGATATTTAATATAAGGTGGTTCACAGGTTTTCGAACATTAAGTTGATTTTATAGTCAAAAAATCTAAAAAGTTTATTTATAGTCTCTTGAAATCTCTCTTTTAACTTCTCTTTCCTTTATAGACTGCCTTTTGTCAAAATTCTTCTTACCTTTTGCTACACCAATTTTTAATTTGAATCTACCATTAACAATAAATAATTCAAGTGGAATAATGGTAACACCATTATCTTGATTCAATTTAACAATCTCTCTTATTTCGGACTTATTGAGTAATAATTTTCTGTCTCTTCTTTCATCATGATTCAACCAAGATGATTCTTCGTATTTTGAAATAAACATATTTTTTACGAAAATCTCATTATTCCAAATATAACAATAAGACTCTGAGATATTAGCATTAGAAGACCGTAGAGATTTAACCTCAGACCCTAAAAGTTGTATACCAGCCGTGTATTCTTTGAGAATATGATATTCAAATCTCGCTTTTCTATTAACAATCATTCTACAAATATAGTGATATTAAATTAAAAAACCACTCATTTGAGTGGTTTTTTTTAGATGTATTTGTTTATTGTTTCTGTTATGTCAGCTTTATTTTTCATACCAACAAGTCGATCAACAACTTCGCCATTTTTGTAGATTAAAATTGTTGGGATATTTCTAACACCTAATTCACCAACTAATTCTTTGTTAGGATCAGTTTCAAGTTTCCCGACTAATACTTTTTCTCCGAATTCAGCCGCAACTTCATCAATAATTGGTGATATCATTTTGCACGGACCACACCATTTAGCCCAGATATCAACAACAACTAGTTCATTATTACTAATTGTGGTCTTAAAATTATCTGAATTTAGTTCAGTAGCATATGTAATCATACTCATAATTTATTTTTTTAAGTTTAATATATATTGTATATGAAAAATCTATTTTGTTTACTTTTCACAATTTTCAGTCTTAGCTTATTATCACAAACAGATTCATTAGTAGTTAAAAAAAACTTAAATATTGGTGGTAATTATACAGCTGGAAACTTTAACTTCTATTCACTGAATATAAAGCCTGAAATTATAGCCGAAAACAAAAAAAATCAACTCTCAGTTAATTCTAGTTTTCAATACTCACAAGTTCAAAATACAAATCAAGTCTACAAAATAAGAGAAAGAGAATTTTATAATTCAATTAATTATACAAGAAGATTAAATGAATGGAGACTCATATTTTTCAATGAGTCTGAACAATCTTTTTTGAGAAAAATAGATTTGAGAGGATCTTTAGGATTGGGATTGGGACATAAACTAGTTAAAAATTCTAATCTTGAAATTGATTTATCTCAACTGTTTTTGCCAGAATATCTTTTATCAAACTTTGGTGACGAATTTAACAATTTTGCTTTAAGGTCTTCAACGAGACTGAAATTTGTATATAAGAAAAACAGTATTAAATTTTCATCAATTGGATTTTTTCAGCCTTCTCTCTATACTGTAAAGAGTAATGGGAAAATAATTGATTTCAAAGATAATATAAATGGTAGGCTTAATACCAGTTTAGAATATCTGTTAAAAAAAGGAGTTTCTGTTGGTGTGAATGACCAAGTGGTCTATCAAACCTATTCATCTTCAATAAATAGTTCAATTAAACCACTCGATCATACACTAACATTTTTCTTAAAACTAAGTTTATAAATACATATTCTCAAGAATGTCAAATTCTTTTTGAGTCTGTGATATAAGTATAGCTCGACCGTTACGAATTTGGCTTTTTATCGTGGATAAATTTTTTCCTAATTTATCTGCGATATCTTTATAAGCCATTTTCTGAATTTCTCTCATTTCAATAACTGATTTATAAGGTTCTTTTAGTTCAGAAATGTGTTTTTTCATAATATCAGCTTTTTTGATATTAAGATTTGTAAGGTGAGAATTATCTTCTTCTTCTTCGATGAAGTCTTTAAGAGTTGTACCTTCTTCGTCTAATTCAACATCGATTGAAATTGTTTTACGAGTTGATTTGATGTCTTGTAACATTATATTACGAGCAATAGTGAATAGCCAAGTTGAGAATTGAGCTTTTTCTTTTTCGTACTTTTCGATTTTTTCAAAAGCTGTCATAAAAGATTCTACTGTGACATCTTCTGCTTTTTGTGAGTCTCCACACATTTTTTGTGTGTAGTAGATTAACTTTGGATAATACTTTTTGTAAAAAAATGTAAAATCATTTCCTGTTCTTTCTCTGAAAATGATTTCATGTTCTGAGAATGTTGTGACTGTTTTTTCTTTTTCTTCTGCCATAATTGCCGTTTATTTTTGTTTTTTGATATATAATCAATATATCAATTTCTTAATTCTCTCTAATTGCCGTTAATGTATATAAATATACTTAATTTATATGATTATATATATTAAAAGTTTAATTTTTTATGAGTTATTTTAATAACTCCTCTAATTGTTCAACAGTCATAATTTTTACACCAAGATCCATTGCTTTCTTTTCCTTTGAAGAACCAGAACCTACTGATTTCATTACAAGATGTGTTGTGTTTTTGCTTACACTACTACCAATCTTCCCACCACGAGACTCAATAATTACCTCAAGCTCTTGTCTTCTTACGCCAGTGAATACAAAATTCAATCCATCTAAATCATTTGATACCTTTACTGACTCAACTTTTTCTTGAATTGTGATTGGTAAATCACTAATAAACTGGAAGAAATTATCATATCCATCAATATATGACTGAGCTGAGATTTCAGCGAAACCATCAATTTCTAAGATTTGATCGATTGTTGGTTTATTTTTAAAACCTTCTAACAATGCTAACTTTTTACTACCTAAACCTTTGAATAATCCAGTGGCATGTTGAAGCTTAGAGAGACTTACATCAGTAGTAGCTTGTTTAATTGATTTCAAGACTATTTGAGATTTTCTCTTACCGAATCTATCAATTTGTTCTAAGTCAGATTGTGTTAATGATAAAATGTCTTTAACTGTTTTATGACCAGCTTCCCATAATTGTTTAATTACACCTTCTCCAAAATTATCTGTTTCAAGAATTTCAAAGAAAGAAACCAATTGTTTGAACTTTTGATCATCTGTTTCTTCAAGAGTAATTAGTTCTACACCATTTTCATTCCAATCAATGTTTGGAATGTTTGGCATTTGAAAGTCGACTCCTTCGATCACTTCATAGATAATTGGAATAACCATACCACTTCTCTTGATTTTTACTTTAGCACCAGATCCTAACTGAAGGTCTTTTACAAATCTTGCGTTATTTCCAGTTACATTAGAAATAGTTACACCATCTAATTTTATTGGATCAACATGAAGAGTTGGTTTAAGAAGACCTTGCTTAGAAATGTTCCAAGTAATACCAGTTATTGTAGTTTCTGCAGTTTGTTCAAAATCTGGAGACTTAAATGCTCTTGCAAAACAAGGATTGTTAGATGATGTCTCACGACCTAATTGTTCCTGAGTAGGTAGATAATCGATTTCTAAAATTAAACCATCGATTTCAAAATCCTCAGACCAAGCTTTGAATAGATTATTAAGTAAATCAGAAGTGATTTGATTAATTGGAATTACTTCAAATGGTACTTTGATAACTTGACCAACATTTAACTCTTTAAGAATTTCACTTTTTGTATTAAAGAAATGTTTAGAGTCACTTACTGCTCCATATTTAATATAGACACAATCTTTTAAGGCTTCGGTAACTTCTTTTGAATTAAGAAGACCAGCAACCAGATTTCTTGGGTTAGCAAATTCTTGAGAATATTTTTCTGTAAATACTTTCTTTGGCATCATAACTTCACCAAATGTGAAGTTAAATTTGAATGAATACATAAGTACTTCACCTAATTTATTACCAATTAGTTTATAGTGATTATCTGATTTCTGTCCAAATTCACCATCGCCTCTTGTCCAAGCTTCTTTTGTTAATTCGTTTACACAAAGAGACAACCCATCGTATTTAGGAGTAATTACAACAGTTTGATTAGGATTTATCATTTTTAATCTTACCCAATCATTTATTTCATCTATGGTTTTTACTTTATTCATAGAAGCCATAGGAATTGGCAACTTTCTTTTTCGGGAATCGTCTTGTATTTTGTGACCAACTGATTTTAGTAAGTCATTATTAGGATCGATTGATTGTAGTTTATCAATTAAAATATCATAATCTTGATCTGACATTATTGGACTACCAACTCGATAGGCTTCGTTAGCTTTTGTTATGTTTTCAATTAATTGTTTAATCATATTTACAAATATAAGTGATTTTTCTTAAAAAAACAAGTTTAAATACCTAAATTTTCTATTTTTTTATTTCTAATAATTTGAGTAAATCTAATAGGTTTTTCTTCAAGATTGAATATCAGTTCAATGACTTCATCCGGTATTGAAATGTTCAATCTTTTTTCAATTTGCATTACTAGCCCAATAGAGTCTAATTCGTCCATTCCGTTATCTACAAAAGTCTTGTCATAATTTAATCTAATTTTAAATATTTCTTCACAAATTTCACAGATAAGTGAATCTGAAATACTATAGAGTTGAGGATTGGAATCTAATATTTTTTCTAAATCTGTCATTATTACAAATATAAGATAAAATTCAACATTCAATGTCAATTTGTATAAAATAAAAAAAAGTAATCAAATAATAATGAATATTATTAACATTATCACAAGATGTTCAAGACCCGAAAATCTATCAAAAGTTAAAGAATCAATTTATAGTAAGTCTGAAAAATTCAAAATAAATTGGTTTGTTGTATTTGACACAAATTCACTTAGTGATATAAATTCAGATTTACTTACTGAATTATATAATAAGGAAGTCATAATCAAATTCATTAAAAGTGTTCCTGGTGATCATGGACATTTAATGATCAATGCTTGTTTAGAACAAATTGAAGAAGGATTTGTTTATGTTTTAGACGATGATAATATAATTCACGAAGACTTTTATGACACTATTTACCAATCTATTGAGAAAAATCCAGAAAAAAGAGGATTTATTTTTAGTCAAAAGATTGGAGGTAAAGATTTCACAGGACTTGATATAAGAGAAGCAAAACCGGAAAATACCAGAGTTCAACATATAGATATGGCTCAATTTCTATTAAGAAGAGATTTAATAGGAAAATCTAGATTAGAACCAATGAAGTATATTGCTGACGGTAACTTTATTGAAAAACTGTACAATGAGAATAATGAAGATTTTTTCTTTATAGAAAAAGTCCTTTGTTATTATAACTTTATAGAAAAGAGAAAATTAAATTCTTTACCAAGAATTCTTATAGTTGGTACAAATAGTGATGTAAATTTAAACTCAAGGTTTATAGTCGATTATGAATCAACCGAACTCAATACACTATCGGTATTGACTGATGAAAATATCGATAATGTAATTCAAGATTTTAATCCTGATTCGATTATTACTGTTTCTGATAGTTTCGCTAACTTTCCGAAACTCAGTCATCATTGCCTAGATGTTAGAGGTAGATGGTTACACTTTAATGAGATAGAAGAGAAAACTGGTGAATCTTCTTATTTCTGTGCAATGAATTACATATTAAATTCATCAAATGATGAGACTCCACTTGTCAGTGTTTTTACTCCTATCTATAACATTGGTGAAAAATTACTGAGAACATATGAAAGTATGAGAAGTCAGAATTATACAAATTGGGAGTGGGTATTAGTCAATGATTCAAACGATGGTGGTAAAACTTTAAGAATTGCTGAAGAGTTGTCTAAAAAAGATTCTAGAATTAGTGTGTATGAATTTAAGAAAAAGTCTGGAGGTATTGTTGGTGAATCAAAATATAGAGCAGCTACTTTATCTCGTGGTAAGTATATTATGGAACTTGATCACGATGACTTTTTATTACCAGAAGCTTTAAGTCTAATGGTAAAAGCATTCAAAGAATATCCAGACGCTAAATTTGTTTATTCAAATTGTGCTGAAATAGATGAGCAACATAATTCACTCAATTATGGTGATAACTTTTCATTTGGATATGGTAAATATAAAGAAGAATACTATGCTGGTAGAAAATACAATTCAGTAGATTGTGCTAATATTAACCCTAAAACTATTAGACATATTGTAGGAGTTCCAAATCACTTTAGAGCTTGGGAAAAGTCATTCTATTTATCTATTGGTGGGCACAACAGAAGACTTACTATCGTTGATGACTATGAACTGATTGTTCGTACATTTTTACATACAAAAATGGTCAAAATACCTAAGATGTTGTACTTACAATATTATCACAACTCTAATACTCAAAATCTTACAAGAAAAGATATACAAAGAAGAGTTCGAACCATTAGTAATCACTATAATGAGTCTATTAAAAATAGATTCGTTGAACTTGGTTTAGAAGATTGGGCATATAATTCTAATCCTCTAAATCCATTAGTTGTTGAAAGTAGATTTGGTGATGATGAGGGATTTGTAAATTATATTTTTGAATTTGACAAAAAGGTAGAGTATAATTTTAATGTTTTGTCAAACAGTTCTATTTTGTCTATTTAGTCTCAAATCTCTTTATCATTACTAAATAATAAATGAGAACACTAAAATAATTAATATATAAACAAAAATATATCCTCTAAAATGGGAGTTCAAAGTTCTTATAATACAGTAGCAGAGCAAGTAATAAATTTCAATAATAATGTTGTTGATTTACTTTCAAAAATTAATCAATTGGTCACATCGACTGATCCATCAGTTACAGTAAATGTAACAGATACAACCGGTGTTGTAAGACAATTTAACTTACCATCTTTTGGTTTTCTAAAATCTGAGATTGATAGGTTAAATAATAACATTAACTCTATTTATAGTATTAACGATGCTGGAGCTTTAATTCAACCAACAAATGGAACGAAGTTTAGAAAAATTGTAACGGTCGATTTAAACAAAGAACCAAATGATATCGCTAATTTGACTCCGGTGACTAATTTTGTTACTAAACGAAATTGGTTTTTTGATTCTATGTTGAATCCTCAAATTTTCGTTGAATTAGATTTATCTGGTCAAGTCGAGGATAATGTTAGAAAAGTTTTATGTAGAAGATACATACCTGAGTTTGCTCAAGATTCTACAGGTGCTTTCACACCACTTGGTCAGTCAGCTCTTAATTCTTTCAATAATTTATTTAGAAATAAATCTGGATTTACAGTTGAAGAATATGAAACTTGGCATCAAAATACACCAGGTTTGATTGAACCTCTTAACCCTAACTATGACGAGCAGATGTTTGACTTAGAACCAAATGTTTTACAGTATGATGGTGCTTTCACAGTTATAAGAATTGAAGAAGATACACTTAATAGAAAGTTATGGTATCATGTTAATACACTTAATTATATCAGAAATACTGTTGTGAATGGTGTTCAAACTCAAGAAACCAGACAGTTAGCTGTTAATAACGAACTTATTATAAATACACCTTTATCAACAACAAGATATAAAATACTCGAGATATCGACTCTTACTTCAAATCCAAGATTAAGATTTGAGAGAGTCGAGGGTAACGAACCAATACCAGTTGGTGTTCAAACTTTGAAGATTTACTCTCCGGTTCTTTACAATAAAAAAGTGTCTGTTAGTGTTGGTTATAACGAAAGAAATGTTGTTTTTGTTAAAGCACTAAATATGGACAACTACATCTTGTCTAAAAATTGGAGTCCTGGATTAGGTTATTGGACAAATGATTTGAGAGAATTAGAATCTGGTATCTCAATGGAACAGTTTTATATTGATACTGTTTATGATTATGGAGATGTTTTACAAGATTTAGTTGCAAAAAAGACACCAACTAAGTTAGCTGGTACACCAAACGGTGTGACATTAAATTTGGAAAACTTCAAAGTTGTACAAGTAAATAAACATTTAACAGATACACCTGATTCAAATTTAATTAAAAATAAACACAATCAACAAAAGAATTTGAAGTCTGAAGTTAAACAACTTTTAGACGCTATATCTGAAAAGAATAAACAATTAAAAGTTAAAAGATTTACTTCTGAGTCAGAAAAGAAACAATTTTCAAACGAAATTGACTTATTGAATAAGAACAAAGAATCTAAGTCAAAACTTTTATCATCTGTTACAACAGAAATTCTTGATATATCTAAATCTCCTCAGACAAAAGTTCAACCAGTTTTTAGAGTTCGAGGTTTCTGGTCTATGCCAGAAGCAGTTTTAACAAGAGGTACAAAACCACAGGAAGTGGTTCAATTTAGAGTTCAATATAGATATTTAAGTAAAGATGGTAAAGAAACCCCAGTAGAGACTTTCAAATTAGCAGATGCTGTTAAAGGACCAAAATCTGGAGCCTTCTCAAACTGGCAGGAATTCAAAACAGATGCTAGAAAAAGAACTTTCAATGCGGCTACAAATGAATATTTATGGCAGATTGAAGATGTTACAAATGCTGATACGCCAAATATTAATCAATTAGATATTCCAATTAGATTTGGTGAAAAAGTAGAAATAAGAATTAAATCGATTTCTGAAGTTGGATGGCCAGAGTCACCAGTTGAGTCAGATTGGAGTTCGACTCTTACAGTTGAGTTTCCAGATGACTTGAATAATGTTCTTAACGAGAATGACTTCATATTAAAAGAGGCTACTAAAGAAGATTTAAGAGTTACTGTACAAAATGATTTATCAGCCAAAGGATTAGATGAGCATTTATCAGAACAGTTAACACTTAATAATGTTACTTATCATCACTCAGCAGATAAGATATTATCTGGATTTAGAGATGAAAACGGCATAGCCATTGATTTATTCCAATATCTAAATAAACTTGAAACTAGAGTTAGATCACTTGAAGAGAAAATCAAGAGAACTAAAGGTGAACTTGAAGTTGTCATTTTCAGAAATAATGAACAGTTTGTTGTTAAAAACGGTGCTGAGATGACATTCTTTGTTGAGTGTGAGGATTACTTAGATAATTTTACTGCTGCTGGTGTACCAACTGGTCGTGTTTATCAAAACAACATTTATGTAGTTAAAGATTTCTTATTAAAGATAAGAAATAAATCAGTTGAGAGTCCACTTGGTCTTTTATCAAATAGAACATATGCTTCAACTTCTAACTCAGATGTTTATAACACAAGTAGTCCACAAGTTTTCTGGGTTAACCAGTTAAATGAACTAGTTATAGATAACTCAACTGGCACTACAAGAACTCAAAAAGATAATCAGTTTATATGGGCTGTCAATTTTGATTCAGTAAATCAAACTACTTTGACTAAATTAGCTGATAATATTGGTAACAACTTTACTACAGCTGGTAAGAACTCAATTACAAATGTTTTATCATCTAATGAATATAACATGGGTTATTCTGAAAATTCAATTCTATCGTTTATTGGTAATAATAATTCTTTATTAGATCCAGCTAAATGGATCGATACGAATGTTAGTGTTGCGTCTACAACAAAGTTGCTTACTTCAGTGCATCCACAAATTCAAGGTTTTGATAAAATACAAGAAACTAATTTTGAGAAAACTAAATCGATTAGTGGTGGGGAACAGAATGATATTGATATTCCAATCAATATCTATTTCAAAATGAACTCTTTAGACCCATCAACAAGTGGACTAAACTATCAATATGTCAACTTGAATGGATCGACTACAACAGTAAGACATATTAAGAAACTAAAATTCTTGTTAGAGAATGAGGTAGATAATAGACCATTTGTTTTCACAGTTAGATTCAATATAAATAGAGCTAAAGTAGCTTTGAAGAAAACAATAGCTTCTACACCAACACAATTAATCTCAAATAGATAATGAAGAGTCACGCAATACTTCGAACTAATGTTGGTCTAACAACGAATGTTAAATTGGTTGTAGGTAGTACTTATAGCTTATATTGTGATGCTATCATATCAAATACTGAATTATCTTCTACTAAATATAGAAAGATGCAATTCAATAAGAATAACTATTGGGATGAAATCGTACCTTATTTCTTTAGAGACACTCCTTATGATATCGCTTTTCATATAAAATATGATAATGATAGTGATAATATGTATACTGACTTTTCTAATCAGTATGATGACTTGTACCAGTATGGTGCAAGGAACATTATAGAAAATAAAGATTATAGTGAAGAGTATGAGTATTTTGCACCACTTTATATTTATAAAAATAACCTACCAACTAACTTTATAATATTCAGAATCGATGGTCCAGGACTAACAACAATTAATAAAGATAACTTCAAAGAAGAAATCATTAAAAAATTAAAGTGTGTTAAGATTTTTGACCTTACGAGGAATTCACCACTTGGTGAATGGCTTGATACTAATATTACTAAAAATAAATCTTATCCGGTTGGTCCTGTATATATGGATTTTAGAAAGTTAGAGTTTTCTTCCTTCTTTGGTATTGATTATGAAGATGGTGGTTATAGCGAAAAGTCTTTTCTTTTAGAATCAACTTTACAGTATGAGCAAACATTTCATGATTTTGAAAAATTTGTATTTGATAACTTTAAGAACAATAAGTTAGTTTTTCCACATATAATAAACTTCAGTTTTTTATTTGATGACACGCCAGCAAGTCCTACTTCGATTAGAAAGTGGTCGCTTAATAGATACTTAGGATTTTATTTAGATAGTTTAGAATTCGTTAAGTATGTTGCTCCTTACACTCTTCCAAGCCTGAAACCCGATGTTATTATAGATCAGTATAATCTACTTTATAGTCAAAGTGAAATATATCCATTTAATGAAATTTTACCAGACGACAAAATTATTTATGTTGAAATTGCTGGTGATTTTTACAAACTGGAGAAGTTTTTAGAATTTCAAACAACTAGTACTCAACCTGTACAAGTTTCACCGAATTCATTTGTTGAAGAGTCAGTTACTCCTACTCTAACAAAGTATAAAATAATTAGTAATATTAGATTAGCTGGAAGACAATCTGAGCTAAATCAAAATTTAGTTTCTATATCAAGTTCATTAGGTGTAAATTCATTAAAATTCTATGATGGAACTGTTTTTAACATTGAAAATTTCGATGATGCAGATGTTTGGATGATTGAGATAGGTGGTGTTTATCATAACATAATTAAAACTGATGGTGAATATTATATTAATTCAGATTATGCTTTCGAACAGTCTTTAGATAAGTTTGACTATTATGTAAATGATCCAGATCCTAATTATAGAAAATCTATAAGTTTGATTGTTGATGCTGAAAATGATATTAAGAAGTTTGGCATATACAAGTTGAAGTTTTCTGATATAAAAGACTTTGACTTAGATATTATAGATACTCAGTTTTCTAAACACGAATATATTAAGAAAGACCAACTTACATTTACAGATGAAACTAAAATGTATAGTGTTAATCAACAGTCAAATTCTTTTCCAAAGACTTTTGATGATTTCAAAATCAATGGTAAAGTTGTTAATATTCCAGCATCTAGTGAATACACTGCTAATGGTGAAACATTTCAAATACTTGATGATGAATTAACAACTCTTTGGAGAAAAAATGCAGAAAGAGTTAAATGGGGATATCAGAATTCTATTTCATCAAATGATTATCCTTATTTGTTAAATAACTCTTTTGCAGCAGAAGACTTTAATAGAACTACAAATCCTTACGATCCTGTACCAAGTAGAGTCGAAAGAAACTTAGATTACTTTTTAACTATTGATCCAGAGTCAAATGACTTTACACATCATAGTCTACATGTTATAGATGATCAAGAAATTACATTTTTAGACATTGTGACATACTCTAGTACTCAGATTAAAATTACTGGGATCTCTTCACCGGGATCATTCGGTGCTAGAGACCAGATTCAAATAATTCAGAATGAAGGTTATACTAATGGAAATTACAATACATATAGTTTTGTCAATTCAATGATTTTTGAAAATGGTGGATATAGTATAATTGCAAAGGTCACACCAAGTGGACCAAATGACAGTCCAGTAGGTGGTAAATTAGTAAATACAGCAAGAAGCTGTTTTAATGTAGAAAAATATCTCAACTATTTTAGTTATGATCAAGATTATTTTTCTTACTTTTTTGGTAAAAGAATGAGTTTTGACTCAGGAAATGACATAGTAAACTCAAAAAAATGGTCTTATTTTAACACTGGTGATAACTACACACCCAACACGACTTTATTTAGAGGATTGAAGTTTAATCTGTATGATGTAGACGGTATTAAAATTACTGATGGTAAAATTGATGCGATTAATATTAAAAGTAATAATAATTATGATGGTTACAAATTTTCTATTTTATTGAGTAAGAATAACTTTACAGTTCGTTCAAGTGAATCTAATCTTAATACTGGTCAACTAACATTTAGAGGTAGTACTAGCTTAGTTCCAAAAATAATTGAAGAATGGAAACACGACAAACTTTATCTTAAAAACGATTGGGTTTTATTTAACAATACAATATATGAATGTCAATCAACAACATCACAAATAACTGATCCAAATATTTTTCCATATAACTCTTCTGATTGGGTTATAGAAGGAACTATCACTATATTTTGGTCTCCAACTAGAGATGGTTCAAATGAGTCCAGTGCTAATAACATGTTTACCGTACCGTCTAATTCTGCTTTTGGTGGAACTAATGGTGATTTTCCTCCACTAGTATATAATGAAGGTGAGTATTACTACTCTTCATGTGCATCAGGATGTAATTTCTGGACTCCAAATACCACCTATAATCAAGATGATACTATTTTATATAAAAATAAAATTTGGAAAGCTAACAAACCAACAAGTCAACCACCGGTGACTGGTAATTCTTATGTGGATGAAAATTCTAATATAACACAATACTGGTCTGAGTCTCCTGACTCACTTAGTTTATGGACCCTAGTATCACTTTGGGATTCTACTAAGGATTACAATTTATCATCTAGTTGGAGTTTGAATTTTGTTTTTGGTCATTATGTAATATATGAAGATATTGTTTACCTTACAACATCACAAACTACACAAATCGGTGTTATACCACCACTTGATCCTAATTGGAAAAGATTTTATAGTATGGTACCTGATACTAATTATAGTTATACTACTGGTATTGCTAAGAATTCAATAATATTCATGAATAATAGGTTTTACTATATTGCAAGTCAGGGATCTCTCGAGAATGGTATTTGTATCTATATAAATAAAAAATACAAGAATGTGCTCGTAAATATATTTATAGATGATAACACATATATTAAATACATAATTAGTGCTGGTGCTGCTCAAACTGTTTCAGATGAAATATCAAGAACTAATAGAGATGATTTATACAATGATATGTTTTCAAAACTTACTGCACAGAATTTCATGTCATCACTTAATGATCTAACTAACAAATATGGATTCTCTGATTTAGTTAAATATGTTATAGTAAACGAAGACTCAAGCTTAAATATTTACGACTTCAATAACTTAAATAGTATTGGTAGTCTACCTGTACTACTAACATGTGAAGGTCCAGACGAATTATTAACTTATATAAAGTCGAATGAAGTTGAACCAGTGAGTCTTAGTAAGAGTGAAATTAAAATTAAGAGACAATTAGATGATGGTGATATTAATTCACTTTCACAATTAAATCATTTTTCTGACAAAAATCTTGGTGTTAAGATTAAAAAGAAAACTACCGAGCCTTTGAAGATACCTAATTATTCTGGTTTGGAAAATGAAATCTATAATAGACTTTATAGACATAGTGGTTATTATTCACCAATTTTTAATGATATTCCTTTATTTAAAGCACCATCATTAACACAAAGTTTTGGTAATTATCTTTTTGATACAGAATTGACAGCTTTTGGTCAAATAAGAGAAAGAATTGTAAGTAAAGTAAATAGAAGCCAAAATATTTTGAAACTAAAGAACAATCCTGATAAAAAGTCTGTTTATCCAATGGTAGATGAATTCGGATATCATGTGGTTGATTTCTTTATATTCAAATCTACTTGGGACTATGAGTATCACTATGAGTGTGTAGAAGTTCCACAAGTTGAACCAGCAATTGCAAATAAATCATTAATATTTAAGTTACCACAAACTGGTTCAAATTCAAGCAATAATAAATTATTATAATGAGAAGAAAGTATATAAGTCCAGAGTTTGATTATGTAAAAGTACATGGTACTTTTAATATGGTTGAAGAAAGTTCATTTTTTGGATCTAAAATGTTAGAAATTGAAGATTCGATTATGATACAAGATGAAAATCTTGTTTATTATCAATTAGATAATGGTGAACAATTAGATTTAAATTCTGAAAGTAATCTACCACAAATTGTATTTGATACTGTCATTGAAAAACAAACGAATCATAGATTATTTTTAGACGATGCTCAAACCGAAGAGCAGAAAAATGCAGAAGCAAGGTGGATTTTAGACATTGAACTTCAATCAATATTGAGAAATTATTTGTTTGCTACATTAAAAACTTACAGAACATTTGAAGGTGTTAGAAATAACATGACAGTAAATAACAATGTCAATGCTGCAATAAGAAGTTATATAGACAATAATGTATTAAACAGATATAAGTTTTCTAAAGTTGAGATTTATTATCAAAGTGCTGACTTACTGACATTAGATGGAATTAAATATAATAATCAGTATGATGCTAGTATTGAAACACCTGAAACTTTATTAACAAAGTTCGAGACTGAAACTGATGCAAACGAACTGGATATAAGAATAAAATTCTATCAGGATAAACCAGCTAATAGATTTGCTTTTAGTTATTATTTTAATCTTTATTTTGAAAAACTTTGATTTGAACTTTCAATATACCCATTATGGAGAATAATGAAAAAATTTATCAAAATCTAATTATAATTCTTAAACTATTTAAGAACAGACCTTATCATTTAGCTAAATATCTTATTGACAATAACGCTTTTACTGATGAATTTAAAGTCAAATTAGAAAAAAGTGATAAATTAGGTGAGTTAAGTAAAGATGAGTTAAAATCATCTGTTAAAACACTTTACTTTGTTGATATTTCTCAAATGACAGATTATTTCAACTCTTTGACTGATGAGAAAGCAGACTCAAAGAAATCAAAAGATGTAATTACTAAAGAACTCAATGAAAAATTGGATCAATGTCTTAAAGAAGAAAAGTACGAGGATGCAATTAGAATTAGAGATTATATGACTAAGAATAACATCCCAAGAAATAATTTTTAATTAATAATAAACTTTTAACACTAAACGAATAGAAATATTCATAACTCTCTTAAAAAAAAATATATGGGTAAAAAATTAAAGTACGATCCACGAATGATGGATTTTGATGATGTTGATGTTCTCGATGTAAATGCAGTCGAAGCTTATCAACAAGAAAGACAAAAAATGGCATCTCTATACGATGCTTATGAAATGAGAACACCAATACAAGGTGCTGTAATGAATGTGAAATATGTAGGTATTTCTGGTGATTCTTTCACTTTTGACGGTGGATTCAAAGATTATGTTCGAATTGAAAACCGACCAAGTGAAGCTAAATATTTGAAAAATACAAATATCGGTGAATCAATCGATGTTTTGATTAGTGAAGTTGATGAAAACGATTATTTAATCAAAGGAAGTTTATCTGAACTTTATGAGTCTAAAGCAAGAGCTAGCCTCACTAACTTAGAAGAAGGAGTTTCAGTCACTGCTCATGTCAAAGAACTTACTCCAGCTGGATACGCAGTTGAAATTCAGTATGAAGGTGTTACTCTACCAGGATTTATGCCAAATACATTAGCTGGTATCAATAAGTTATCATCACCTGAGACAATTGTTGGTCAAACTTTTGAAGTAATGATCGAATCTTTTGCTAAAGAAGAAGGAACTTACATTGTGAGCCGTAGAAAATATCTACAAACTCTTATTCCACAAGCTATCAAAGAACTTGAGTATGGAGTTGTTTACACTGGTAATGTAACTGGTACAACTCAGTTCGGAGTATTCGTTGAGTTCAACGATTGTTTGACTGGTATGATTCACAAGACTAATATCGTTCCAGAATGGGCAGATCGTATTCACCAAATCACACCTGGATTCCAAATCCAATTCTACATCAAAGAAATCATTAAAGATAAGATTATCTTGACACAAATTCTTCGTGAGTCTTTGTGGGACACTATCAAAGTTGGTCAAACAATTGATGGTAAAATCAAAGATATGAAACCTTTTGGAGCTCTTGTTATTCTTGATGAAGAAACAAACGGTTTGATTCACACATCTGAATTAGAAAAGACTTCAAAGAAGTTCAACGCTGGTGATGATGTAAAAGTAAAAATTATCGCTGTTGATAGATCAGCAAGAAAGATTTTTCTTTCAGTTGCTAAATAAACAGATTTAGTTTTTACAATTAAAAGTCCTGATTATTTCAGGACTTTTTTGTTTTAAATAAATATAAAATCTAATGGCAAGAACAAAACACCTATCTGATAAGAAAAAACAATTTGGTCAGTATATGACACCACTTAATTTATCTCAGGATATCTTAAATAATTTATCTTTTTCAAAGTCTGATAAAGTACTCGAACCTTGTTTTGGAGACGGCTCTTTTCTTATTTTTTTAATTGAAAAGTTCTTATCACTATACAACGGTACAATTGAACAAAAGTTAGATTACATACTAAACTATAATATCTGGGGATATGAGATCGATCAAGAATATTATGACTCTTGTTTAACTAAAATACACGAAAAATGGGGATATCTACCACTTAAACATAATCTATATTGTTTTGACTTTTTAATAGCAGATATCCGAGTTGAATTTGATTACATAATTGGAAATCCCCCATTCGGTGGTACAATTAATATTCAATATCAATCAGATTTAGAGAAAATTTATGGAAGAAGAAATGGACTCAAGATAAAAAAAGAAACCTACTCTTATTTTATCGTGAAGTCAATAGAGTTACTTACATCAGATGGAAAATTAATTTTTATTTGTTCTGATACATTTAAAACTATCAAAACTATGCAAGGTTTGAGAACTTGGATGATATCAAACGGTTCAATCGAAATTACTTCAATTAATAGTTTCTCAGAAGAAACTGAATATCCAATGGTAATACTCAAATTTTCTATGAGTGAGCACAAAGATTATATTATTGTAGATGATCATAAAGTTTTACTAAAAAGTATTGAGAAGACACCGAACTATAGTTGGTCTGTTGATGAACATTTTTCTGATATGTTTAGTGATAAATTTATTGGTGATTACATGATTTGTTCTGGTGGTTTAACAACTGGTAAGAATGAATACTTTGTTAGAGATATTTTACCAGATAATTCTATTGTAGAAGAATATGAATTTGAAGTATTCGAAGAGTTTATATCAGTTGATCATGAAATTAATCGATCTAAAAATAAAAAAGTATCAATATCAAAGCTGAGAAAGTTAAAAGAAAAACAAAATAATGGCGAAAAGAAATTAAATGTTATTATAACAAAATCTAAAACACCTAAGAAAATTAATCTTCCACACGATTACTATCGATTTTACAATGTTGCAACTTCAGATTTTTTATTTTCTAAACCAAGTAAAGTAATATTCTGGGATAATGATGGACTTACTTTAAGAACATTCAAAAAGAATGGGAATTGGTATTTAGGTGGTATGGGTGGTGAGAAATTTTATAATAAAGAAGGAATGACCTGGCAATTAATATCAAGTAGAATTAAATCTAGATACTTACCAGAGAATTATATCATAGATAATAGTTCTCCAGTTGGTATCTTAAAAGAAGATGTTGATAAGTCTGAGTTGTTTTTTATTATTGCCTGGACACTCAGTGAGAAATGTAATACTATTCTTAAAAAGGTAATAAATCATACAAAAAATATTCAAAATAAAGATATCGAAAGACTACCTTATCCAATATGGGTAAAAGACTCTGATAAAAAATATATTACAGAACTAATTGAAAAGTCTATTGATGATAAATCAAAAGATATTCAGATTGATGAGCAATACATTCAATCTGAAATCAATAGAATTTTTTAATCAAATATTTCGGATATTTCTTTGAAAGTCATTGTATTCAAGAATTCAAAGTCAGTTGGTTTTACTGAAAGTTTAGTGCCTAATTTTGTACAAGCCCAGTCAATAATTGATAGATTATTTCTTGTAGTGTCAATACAAGACCACATAAACAATCTAGCGATTTGTTTCTGTTTATCTGTTTCACTTAGTTTGTCTATGTTTCTGATAGATTTATCTACTTTTGAAACACCAGTAGGAAGTTCCATGACTTCACTCAAACTTATTTCTCTTAGTTCTTGTGCAGAGCATCTTCTAAAAGAGTATGTTCTTAAAAATCTACTTGAGCCTTCTACCTTAATTTCAAACCAAGTATAAGTTCTTCCGTAGTTTGTTTTTTCTTGAGTTCTAACATCAACAATCTTATAGATGCTATTATAATTAAGTGTTTTATGTGAGTTAGCAGTGTAAACAACATATTCACCAACTTTTGGTTTATATGTCGATGTCATTCTTAGATCAGAATAGTTCGTTGTATCAATGGATGAATCTACCCAATTCGTCTCTGGTAAGTCATTTCCATTCTCTAATTTGAAATTGTTGACATTAAACCAAAAAGACTGTGAGTCATTAAGTTTTATTAAAACTCTTGGTCTAAAGTAACGAGATGTTGATGTGTTTTGATTCTGTAATTTTAGTACATCGTAAATACCACCTTTTACGAGTTTAGTTGTGTTTTTAAGACTAATTACTTTCATATATTTTTTCTAAATTTTCTTTACTAATCAAACTATATCTTTCTGTTAAAACCTTTTTAAGTTCACTATAATCAAACCTTTTTGAGATAAGTGTATGTAAATCTTTTTCTACTAAATCATCTATATAGTCTTGTTTTGTGCCAAGACCAAGTTCAATCAACTTCTTATTTCTTGATTCAGATACCGTATCAATTGTGTATAAACACTCAGAGTTGGTAGATAAATCTTTTCGTAGTTCGATTATTTCTTCAGTTGTTGCATATTTCTTTATAATCTGTGGAATTTTATCCACCATATCAATTATATCTTTAGATTCACGAAGTCCAAAACCAGTGAACCACTTTACTGCTTTAACCATCAATAACTTATTACCATTTTTTACAATAGTGAGTGTTACTGGTACAGTATTTTCTTTCTGATTTTCTATGATGTGTATATTATACATAATGAACAAAGATAATTAAAATAAATATAAAATAAAAATATAATTAAAGAAAATGGTAGAAAAAAATATCAATGAATTCGATTTATCTCAATTAACAGAAGAAGATAAAGAAAGATTAGATGAAATTAATGAGTTATTAAAAGCAGAATCACTAGATCCAACTACTGCAATGAATATACTTATCAATGCTGTACAAGTATCTTATGATAAAGAACATTTTAATGATTTAGATAGATATCTAATCGCTAAGTCATTATCTTGTTTCAAAGATTTGACCGACAAAGGAGAAGATATTGTTCTAAAGACTAAGTAAACATACTTTTAACACTTTGATATGAATCATCAGAGTGGTAATTCTTTTTCAGAATTGCTTTGTTAATATTCTCCAATTGCTTCTTTATATCATGAAAAGAATAGTTGTGAATTACAAAATCTGATTTTTGATTTTTATCAAGCTCACTCATTTCATTTCTAAGAATATGATCAATTGTTGATATTGGAATAGAAGTTTTTTCTTGTATCTCATATCGTCTTTCAATTGATGGTTTATAGACTGATATATTAAAGTCCATAGATTGATTTATTTTTCTTTCAAATAAGATTTGAGATTTGAAAATAGTATAAACAGCATTCCAGTTATTAATTCTCCACTTTTCGTAAGCCTTCATTAAGTCAGTTTGTAGAATATCTAATACTTTATCAAAGTCTTTATTTGATTGAAGTAGTTTCATATCGAGCAATCCAAAATTATAAATTGAGTCACCAAATGATTGTTTTATTAATTTGATGTGTTTAGGTGAGTAATTCACCATAAACCTTAATATAGTATCTGCATCAAATACTAATATTCCTTGACTTTGAAACATTTTTGAGATTTGATCATAACCAGAATAGAAGTTTCCTGATAGTCCAATTTTATACATAGATAATTATTTTCACAAATATAAGAAAAATTATTGATAATAAAAATTTATTTTATATTTTTGTATTATGAAAAAATGTCGTAAACCTTGTAAAGAGTGTCCTTGGAATCTAAATAATCAACATAGTGAAAAGTTCAGAACTTATGTCGATAAGATGAAATCTATCGGTAAAGACAAACATGCTTGTCATATGATTACTGATGATGTGTGGGGATATAAAAGTGAAATCTCAAAAAAGAATATTTGTGTTGGTTCACAGAATCTTAACAAGTAATATTTAATATATATATTATATTAAACTTAATAGTAAATTCTCTGATATTTCTTTTACCTTGGAGTATTTATTTTTAAGATGTTCATGTGTGAAAATTAAATCTTTTTCATAAGAGATAATTTTTTCTAAAAGTTCATTTAGGGTAATCCAACAACTATCTTGTTTAATTAAATTTTCCTTATAGTGAATCATATGTAGATTACATGGGTGTGAAATTATTTCCACTGGTAAATTTTTCAAAAACCCCTGCTTTATAGAGAATAAATGGTCAATATGATATGTTCTTTTTGACCTCTTTAAATTATTTGAGTTTATCAAGTGTTTGTTATTTCGATATATTGTAATTGTTCTATTAATTACAACTTTTTTATATTCAATAAATTTATCCACCGATTCATCATTTATTTGAGTTCCATTTTTGATTCGAGTTTCTCTTGTTTTATCTGGATTATTATATTTTTCTGAACCATATTTTTCTAATAATGATTCCTTACGTTTGTTTTTTGTTGATTCTAATTGAAAAACATTTTCACAGCCGTGTTTATCTATAATATTTTTTCTTCTTTTTTCTTGTATTATCTTATAAAAGTCATCACCATACTTATCTTTCCAGGTTTTTTCTCTTTTTTTAATAAAATCACCGGAGCTCAGAGTTTTTGAAACACTAATAAGCCATTTTTTATAATATTCTTCAGAACTCTTAACACATTTATCAGAACAATATGTTCTATACCCATCTTTTAGTCTAGAATAATTTACTGAACTTTTGCAGGTCTTGCAAGTCGGTATTTCAACTAATTTATTTATATAATGATAAACTTTTCTCTTAAATTCGATATTTCTGAGACTATCATAACTATCACACCAATTGGTTATCTCGATGTATAAATCTGGGTTATTTACTTTTAGCCATTTCTGATTACATTTTTTACCTGAAATATTATCTGTTGTGAAATATTCAAATAAATCCATATTATTTTTTATTTTTATATATAAAAATTATGTTCCTACATATGTAAAATACCAGAATTGTTTTTTAACAATTACTATTTTTAATATATAATTACTATGATAATAAATTTAAAATCACAAACAAATTTAGCTGGATTTTACATCGTTTATGAAGGCTCAACAAATCTTGAAAAGTCAGGCTGGTATGGGATAAGCCATCTTCTAGAGCACCTTATGTGCAAGAACTTTGAACATCTTAGAGAAGATTTCAAAAGAGAAGGAATTGATTGGAATGCCTATACTTCAAATAATGAAATAGTTTTCTATTTTACTGGATTAGAAGAATATCTTTCTAAAAGAAAGTATGAAATAATGGATTTAATGTCAGAATTCAATGTGACAAAAGAACAATTTGAAAACGAGAGAAATATTGTATTACAAGAATATACTGATTATTTTAGTGACCAAACTGAATCACATTTACTAAATCTGAATAGAAAATTGTTTGGTTTCTATGAACCAATAGGATTAAAAGAAGATTTAGAAAATCTAAAGTTCATGGATTGTTTGAATTTCTTTGATCTTCAATATGCAAATCCAACAAAAATAATTAATGTTTCACCTAAGTCTGCTTTTAAATATGATTTACCTTTTGAAGATAGACAAATAGATAAAGAATATAAATTTGGTGACTACTCTGATGTTGTTTTAGAAAAAATGAATGACTTTGGTGATAAGGCTTCTCTTATTATGATGTCACCTGTTGCCACATCGGACTTTAATTACATCACATTTATTAACGCAATGTTAGCCTCTGGTTTGTCTTCTCCTTTATATAAAGAAGTTAGAGAGAAAATGGGTTTGGTTTATCACATTACTGCAAATCAAGAAAGAATGAATAATCAAGGTGTTTCTTTAATAAGAACTCAAACATCATCTAGTAATGTTGACTTAGTTTACGATACAGTGAGAAAGGTAATAAATAATCCAGATGAATATTTAACTCAAGAAAGATTTGATACTATAAAACAAGCTTATGAGATTAAAATGAAAAAAGATAAAATCAATAGATATTCTAATGTAACAAAGTGGATTTCTCCACCTAACTGGATTATTGAAAATATTATTTCTACAATCACTCTAGATCAAGTTAGAAATGTATATGATAAATATTTTGATTTTGACAAATTTCACTTATCATATGATAAAGAAGAATTTAAGAGAAAATAATATATAATTAAAACTAAACACAAAATATGGTTGACTTTCAAAACTTATTAAACAAATACAAAATCAAAGCGGACATAAATATGTTACTAGATATGTGGTGTGAATCACATAGACATTATCACAATATTGAACACTTAAATGACTTAGTTTCTCAAATTAACGAGAAGTATGAATCAAATAAGATTGATGAAAAACAAAAAGAATTACTTTCTTTAGTAGCACTTTTTCATGATATAATATATGAACCAGGTAGATTTGATAATGAAGAGAGATCTGCTGATTTCTTTCAAAGTTTGTGTGAAGATAAAGCAAGTAAAGACATTTTAACAGTCAAAATTGCTATTTTAGATACAAAAGAACATAACTGTGAATTTCCTTTATCTGAAATGTTTAACAAGTTAGATATGAGTATCTGTGAAAGTAATTTTGATAGATTAGTTGAGTGGGAAAAAGGGATCGGATCTGAATATGTTCCTGTTTTTGGTGAGTTGACTTATATAGAAGGTAGAATTGGCTATCTCGAATCTCTTTTAGATAAATATCCTAATAACTCTGATAATTTGTTGAAGTTAATTGATTGGGTTGAAGAAAACTATTAATAGTTTTTTATCAAAAACTCACTTTTCATCAAAGTTTTATTTTTGATGATGTTTAATTTGTCTGAAATTTCAAAACTTGGACTACCATTAAACACTACTGCAAATTTTGACTTTGAATCTTTAAGCTCTTCTAGAATTTCCTCTATTGGTGTTTCTTTTGGTGGATCGATAAAAAAGAAAGTAGAATTACTGTCATATTTTTTTAGAATATCTTTGTAATCAAAGTTTTGAATTGATGTAATTCTATTAAAATGATTTTTTCTAAATTTTAATTTCATTTTAAATATTTCAAATTCAAAACAATTAGTAAATTTATCATCTCTAAAACAAAGAAGATAAATCAACCAATCTAACGGCTTTTCTAAATCAAGTTCTCTATCATTATTGAATTCTGAATTAAGTATTTCACTAATAAATGAGTGTTCTTTAAATTTTTCAAATAGATTAACATTTCTTTTGTTAATGTCGTTATAGATGAATTTAGTTTTGTTAAAATCCTCAATATTTAAACAAAAGAAAATGCCAAACATTCCACCAAATGGTTCAATATACTTAGAAATATTTTTAGGTATATTCGGAATTATGAAATTTGAAAATTTGGTTTTGTCATTAGCGGTTGGGATTAACATAAATTATATATTAGTATTGTGTTAGAGAAAAGTTAATTTTTTGAAAAATAATATAGATTAAATCGATTTAAATTCTGAAATTACATCTATTGGGTTCTTTGTATTGAATATAGAATTTCCAGCTACTAATGCATTAGCTCCACTACTAATTAGTTTACTTGCATTATCTAAATTTACACCACCATCTACTTGAATTATTGGTCTTGTCTTAGTGTTTTTTGAATCAATCAACTTACTTAGAGATAAAACTTTATTATATGTATTTTCTATGAAGGATTGGCCGCCAAAGCCAGGATTCACACTCATAACCAAAATTAAATCAACTTCAGATAATATCTCTTCTAATACACTAACTGGTGTATGTGGATTGATAGCTACACCAGCTTTCATACCACTTTTTTTGATTGCATCAATAGTTCTATGTAAATGTGGTGAACATTCGTAATGTACTGTTAAAATATCTGCACCAGCGTCTCTGAATTCACTTATCCATTTTTCTGGTTCAACAATCATTAGATGAACATCCAGAATTTTATTAGAGTGTTTTTTTATTGATTTTAATACTGGAATACCAAAAGATATGTTAGGTACAAATACACCGTCCATTATATCTATGTGAAGCCAATCACATTTAGAATTGTTTAACATTTCAATATCATTTTGTAGATTAGCGAAATCTGCTGATAAGACTGAAGGTGATAGAATCATAATAATTCTTTTATTTGTAAATCTCTCCAAGTTTCGATATTAACAAAATAATTTTTTAAAACAGAAAGTGATATCTCGATGTCATTTATTAGGAATGTTATGTTCTCATCACAATAAAAATTGTTGACTTCTATTTTATATGTTAATCCTTTTTCAAAAGTAAATTCGGATGAATTCAATGTTTGAAAATTATTTTTACATATTAAATACATAATCACAATTATATATTTTAAAAAAATTTAAGTTGATGTGTCTTTTTTAATATTATTAATTATAGATGTACCAAAGTATTTAATATATAAACAAAATGTTATAATTATCTTTAGATGGCAACACCTACTTCAAAAGTTCTAAGTTCCAATCCTACTTATTTGAAAACAAAAAAATCAGATAAGTTTTATAGTTCTAGATTGTTAAATTTTACAGAACCAGTTGAAATAGGTGGTTTTAGAAAAACAGTATTTTATACTGAAAATAATACTAATTTCAATGTTGGTGATAGAGTATTTATTGTAAATGGTAATTACGATTCTGATGTGCTAATATCTAATAATAAGTTTACAAGGTACACTGATGGATATCGTGTATTAGCATGTGATGGTTGTAGAATAATATTAGACATAGACTATGATGGTACATTGCCGTTTGTTGAATCTAATTATAATGATTTCATAAAGGTAGTAAGAGTAAATAATCCAAGAGAATTCGATTATATTAATACCTTTCAAATTGCTTATGATGAAATTACTGTAACAAACGATATAGGAATTCCTTTATTCACTAAACCACAAGGATTTGCAAGTAAATTCTTCGGAAAAAAACTACCGATGGTATCTGGTTCAAGTGATCAGTATTGTGTTCTCTTTGGTGATTCACTAGTCTTTTTGCAATTAACAGACTACCTTCCACCAGATCCAGTTGATGACTTATCCATAAACGGAGGTATTAGTGGAGGAAGTGGTTTTTTTGTGAGAGATGACTCAAATTCCCCACCACAGTGGATCGATGTAACTGAAGAGTTTTTAGCAGGTAGAGTAATATCAATAAATCCAAGAAATAATCTAAACAATTCAATATTAATTGTTGGTGAAGATATAGTTCTTCAAACACCCTCATTTACTACTAATCTAACACTTAGACAAAGAAGTATTTATACCTTTGATGGCACAACATGGAAAACTGATATTCTTTATAAAGATCCTTTTATATCAAAGCTAAACTTTAGATATGGTACTTTTAGAGGTGATCATAAAGATGGTGTCTTTGGAACAAATCTTAAAATAAATAATTGGGGTAAGAAGCTAGGTAGTAGTTATAGATCATTAGGTGCTACTTGGCAAAGTGGTATATTTCTTAATTCTAACTGGAATTTTGGTATAATGAATTCTAAATCTGCAGATAATGAAAAAACTTATTATTCTAAGCTTTCATTAAATGAGACTACGAATCAAAAAGTTAGAACTCAGAGTATTGACTTTACTAATAATAAAGGATTTGGTAGAAATTTAGTAGTTGACACAAATTTATTTGCATCCGAGGTTAATAATGGAGTATTTGAAAGGGTTAATTTTGGATACTCTCTATCTAATTTTAGTAAAGCAATAGATAATTTTTATGATGGATTAACTTTCTCTTATCCTTCAAAAATTAATAAAGCAAAAATCAAATTTGGTGATATTCAATTTTCAAGTGTTAATAATGCAACTTTGCAAGATTGTCAAATTAGTGAATCAAATATAAACAATTCAAAATTAATTAACAGTCAAATAACTAAATCAACAGCTAATCTTAGTGAATATAGTGATAAAAGTGGTATCAAAATTTTAGCAAGTGATATTTGGTCATATAATAGAGACGAATCATCTCTTGGTACTGACTATGTAAGAGGAATACTTAAGCTTTACATTTCAGATGATGATATTTTAAGATTAAATATAAGTAACTCATTTTATATTTCAAGAGTAAATAAAGAATATATTTTATCTAGCTTAGATGAACAACAAAAAATAATTTTACCTTTTGAAACTAAGTATATTTTAGATTCATATGTTGATCACGAATTAAAAGAAGATGAAAGAATTGTTGTTACTTTCAAGAGTAAAAATGATAATAAAATTAAATATTATGTTAGTTACAATGGTACTGATTATAATAATACCTTTGAGACTAACACGACAGTTTACTCATCAATTGATATAGATCATAAATTACTAGGATATTGGAAAGATAGCACAAATAACACTACAGTATACAGTGATGATTTTTTACTTAGTCCAGTAACTTTTACTACTTTGAGTAAAGTTTTCAATAATACTTATATACATAATGCAGACTTTAAATTTGGTGTTTTTTATAATTCAACTTGGTTGAGTGGAGATAATGTAAATATTAGTCAAAATATAATTACTAGAAATCAAGCTTTGTCGACTGATCCGGATACTAATCTTCTTAAAATATCACGTTCTGATGAGAATAGAATATATATATATCTTTCTGATAAGTTTTTCTACTCTCACCGCACTCCACCAACACAACAAATTGTCGCTTCTAATTATTTTGACTTTGAAATTAATAACAAAGATGTTTGGTTGAGTGGAGTTTCAGTTAGAAAGAATAATGACCCAGTTGTTTATGATTTATCTGGTAGATACCAGGTCGGTGGTAGACTAGAAATTTCACAAACTGGATATATTAGATATACACTCACTAGAAAATCAAACCAAGTTTGGCCAGATACGTTCGACGAAATATCAATTAATGAGGGAGAAAAAGCAAATTATATTTCTATACATCCATTACTAATAGATAACTCTAAAATAGTATCTGGATTATTTAAAAGAAATCTTATTAAAAATTCTACTATCGAAAATTCAGAATTTAACAATAGAGATAAAAATCTTGATGTTGATAATACAAATACTTTAAGATTAGTTAATCATTTTTTCAAAAACTCAAACAACAATGTCAAGTCTGGATTAGTCTACAAATCACATTTCATAAATGATACTTGGACTAATGGTATATTTTTTAACTCAATTTGGAATAAAGGTACCTTCAATAATGGAATTTTCAAAAGTTCATATTGGTTAGATGGTATATTCAACAACGGTAGTTTCATTGATTCTAAGGGACTTACTACTTCTACATATTTAGCTGGTTCTAACTATAACTATGACTTAACTAGTCAATATATGTCTTGGATTGAAGGTACTTTCTCAGCTGGAGAGTTCTACAAATCAGCTTGGTCAGATGGTACATTTGAGAATGGTAGATTTTATAATTCAGATTGGTATGGTGGTGATTGGAAAAATGGTATACTTGGATCCAGAAATTTAAATTATACCAATACTACACTTGGTAGTCTTCAAAGATATATTCCTACTGCAGCAACTTTCACAACATGGGAGAATGGTATCGTGGAAAATGCTTTGGTTGGTGGATCTGGTAGTGTATATTGGTTAGATGGTAAATTTGACAATGGTGAGTTCACTAGTTTTGGGTCACAATCAACAAATGAGTCTATTTGGTATAATGGAGATTTTAATGGTGGTAAACTTACTTTACAAGCTAGATGGAAAGACGGAAATTTTAATAAAGGTAAATTCCTTTCTGAATATGGTTACACTAATGTTAAACCCATTGGTACTGCTTTGACAGCTTCTTTTTATGGATGGGAAAATGGTAAATTTAATGGCGGTGAGTTTGGTAATTCAAGTACTGCGACTAACTCAGTTTGGTATACTGGTGAGTTTAATGATGGTATTTTTGCTGGAAGATATTGGTACAGTGGAACTTTTAATAAAGGTAGTTTCTTAGGAAGTGGAACTTTTAGTCTTTCAGATTCACCAACTGATACAACAGGTGAGTTTGACTTTGCTAATTCTTTCACATCAAGTTATTATGGTCTTTGGAGAAGTGGTAATGTTATTGATACACCAGAGAAAATCAAAAGTGATGGTATAATATTTACTGAGCTTACTAAAGACAATCAAAAAGTATCAACTAATAATTTGGCTCTTTTTGATAATATGCTTTGGCTTAGTGGTACTTTTAGTCATGTTCAAGGAACATTTAAAAATTCTCTATTTTTATCTGGTTCATTCCAAGATGGTAATTTTGATAGCAGTATATTTAATCCGTATGTTGATAGAACATTCACAGGTTCTTTCTCGAAATCATCTTTTGCTTCAACTGCATCAATTGTTTGGGAAAATGGTAAATTTAATTCGAACTACGGTACTGGTTCTTTTTATCACGCTGAGTGGAAGAAAGGAACTTTCAATTCCGGATATATGGCTGGTGCAAAATGGACGAATGGTACTTGGAATTATGGAACTGCCGAGAATATTTATTGGGAAGATGGTTTATGGAGAAATGGTAACTGGAACGGTTCACCATTTGATTATACTTCTTTAGCAACTTGGTCTAATACAAGAGCAATGTATGTTTTGAAAGGAAAACAATTAGACTTAATAAGAAATGTTTCAAGATTTATTGGTACTTCTTCATTACATGTTATAAATGCCTTTAGTTCATCTATCGCGCCTCAGAGTCTACTGACTGACCCGAATTTGACCGCGAACATAGATTTTTTCTTCACCACACCTACTGCTTCAATGGTTATGTACGGAGCTGATGCTAACACAATCATATATAATGACGACCTAAAATATAATGGAGTAATTGGTTACACAATTCCAGGAAGTAGTACCGTCTATACCTATAACGAAGTCAGAACCAACGCCTCAAAAACGAGAGTATTTGGGGAATTGGATAGATCTTATTGGAATAAAGGATCTACTTTTTCACTTAGACAAACCAATAATCAAATATTTACTATCAGTGATACTCACTATTTTACAAAAGGCGGAGATCTACCTGAAGTAGCATCACCTGCAGTTGTAGCTGGATACAACTCAACACAACGACCTGACATTGCTCCTAGTAGGAGATTGTATGGACATGTTGGTAATGTTATTAATCTTACGAGTTTAGAAATATTTGATGATGCTTCAACAACCTACGAAATTAATCTAGTCTTATCGGTTGAACTAATAACTCAGGTTGGTGTTGAGTTCGGTATCGGCGCTCTAACTCCATATACTGCTTATTTAGATAGTGATAGTTACACAACAGGCAGTGGTAGTACAATAAAAAGAAATTACTATCCAAAAATTTATGAAATTACACTAAACTACACACCAACTGCTGAACAATTACTTGCTGAGAACTCAGATGGTGAGGTTATAGGTAATAAATTCTGGATAAGAAAAGCTACACAAGGTATATTAAGAATTCTTTCGGCTCAAGTTACAAAGAAATCAACTGAATATCACCCTTCATATAATAATGTAGTTATACAGAACTTAGTAGTTGGGAACACCGCTTCACTTCCAAATGATGCTTATTTACGACCAACTGCAACCTCAGATAACGGTAATTTAGTAAGTATTAATTATGGTAATGGTGTGTTTAGGTCCGGTATTTGGGAAAATGGTGTTTGGAACAATGGTTTCAGAGGCAATACCGAATGGTTTGACGAACAAGATTATATCTTATTTTCTGATGTGATTGGTATAGATGGTTTAACACCAACAACTAATTTAAGTACGGTACAAATCGATGATATTACTTGGAATGTCGCATTGAAATCAATAGATGAAATAACAAATCTTTCCTTAGGTGATAAAGTTTCAGTCGGTAATATAGTAGCAATTGATGTTAATGAACAAAGAAAATTAATTAAGGATTGGTTTAGAATTATTAATATTGATTATACAAATAACATTGTGGTTCTTAAATTAGTGAGTAACTTCCCAATAAGAAGAATAGTAAGAGATTCTTTTAATCACTTAATATATGTTACGAAAAATATTTGGTTATCAGGAGCTTTCTTAAATGGCGGATTCAGAGGAGTTTGGAATAATGGTTTATTTAAAGGATATCCGAAAATTACACAGATGTATGAGTCTCAGATGATTGATGGTAAGATTGATGGTGGTAGATTTACTTCAAATAAATCTTCTAATCCATTAAATCCAGATTCAATTTACAACACCGGATTAGTTCAGAAAATGAGTTTTGTGGATAATAATGTTGGATTAGAGAATGAGAAGAAATATTTGAGCTTCATGGATGTTGTTTATGAGAATTTTTCAAAAAGTAATTTGAATTTACCTGAAGTAGTCTTTTCTGAAGTTCCTCAAGTTGATGGCACAACACAATCTGTTGTCAAAAATCTACCAAATTTAGATGGACTTGTAACATTAGATGTCTTAGAAAGTCAATCAACATTTAGAGACTTTGCTGCTACTGTTAGTAGAGATTATAAACTTGGTACAAAGTTCTCTAGATTTGAAAATCTAATGCCTGATAATGGATTTTTCTTTAAACAGTTCAGTAACAACTACTCAAATCAACTTTTCGGTCCACAACTTACTATTACTAATTTCACAAATGATGGATGGGAAGTAAATGATATTACTTCAAGAATTGCAACTTATAGTTTCAACTATGGTGTCGGTGAAATTCAAATAACACCTGCTAAAGGAATTAAAATCGATTCGAATAGAAGTTCACAAACAGCTGGTAGATTAGTATTCACTTTTTCGGATGGTGGAGCACAGACGAAAAGTGGTGTAGGTCCTGGTCTTGGTCAATATAGAGTTTCAAAAAGACATAGTTTTGAGTTGAGAAACAATGATATAACAACTTTAGTAGACAGATACTATGCAATTGAACTTGATATTGCTTCTTCTGATTTTAGTGGTGCTACGAGTTCTAAAACTATAAATAGATACTCTAAAATTTTACTTACTGACTTTAATCATCAAGAAACTTCACTTACAAAAAAAGTTGAATTCTTCTATAATAGACAGAATTTGGATCTTGTAATAGATAATCGTATATTAAACGAAAATATTTCAATAGGAACATTTGATACAAGTAATTATCCACCGACTTCAAATCTTACTACTAGAATTTCATTTAGAAATATTTCATTTACTGAAGTTGATATGGTTCCTTTCTTCCAATATGCAACTGCTACTAGTATATACGAAGGAATTAAGATACCATTAAAAGCAACTGCTCCTTATATTGATTATACTGATTCTAATTTTGACTTTATTGGTAATGTAAATTTGAATTTTGATACACAAGGTATTGTTCAACAACAACCTTTAAGCCAACAAGGTGGAATTTCGTCAGTACCTCAACCAAGTCCTTGGAATCCAAGTCAACTTAATAATTATAGTCAAGCATCTAGAAGTCCAGAAGACGCTCCAACTGGTGGAGATGGCGTATAATTATTTTTTAATTAACCAAAGACAACCAACTTTGCCTGTTTCAAATTTAGACACATGACCCATTGCTTCAATCTTGTGTGCCTTTTCTTTTTTTGGAAACTTTATACCTTTTAGTTTTTGTTTTCCTTTTATTCTTTTTTCACCATTACAGGATTGACAATCAGTAAAACCTACTTTACCCTTACCTGCACAAAAATAACAAGATTCGTTCTTCCAGTTTTTACCAGTTCCTTCACAAAAATCACATCCTTCTGATCCATCAAAAAGTTTTAAAATGTTTCCATTTTCATCTTTTATTTGAATTTTAGATGTTGTGTCTTTACCATCTCCTCCACATTTTTTACAGGTGACCCATCTTTCGTATTCAACTTTACCATCAAATGAATCATCTATGTATATTAAAATATTTAATTGATTCTCATTTATCCAACCAGTTAGTTTTTCTTCATCCCATCCTTTTGCTGTATTACTAAACTCATAGTTCAAAAGTTCAATTGATTCATCATAATTTGAACCCCATTTACTTTTTTTATCATATTCTTCTCTAGATTTTTCATCCATCAAAATATCATATGCCTCTGTTATTTCAGAGAAAATTAATTCGTCACCACCTTTGTCAGGATGGTGTGTAAAAGATAATTTATAGTAAGACTTCTTTATTTCTTTTTCAGTTGAATTAGAATTCAATCCTAAAATAGAATAATAATTTTTATTGAAATCCATTCTCGAGTTTATTTTCAATCAGATTTATACAAAATTCACGAAGTAATTCAAACTGACCACTTATTCTAGATGATATCTCAACCGGCTTAAATGCTTCGAGACAAACATGTATATCGATCCAACAAGGTTCATTTTTGAGATTTATTAAAATATTAGAAATATGATGTGTGTCAAATTCTTGTATATTTGCATAAGAAGATGAGAACTGATATTGTTCAATCTTTTTTTGTCTTTTTTCTTGATAATCGTTATAATTGTCATCAAATCTTTTGAAGAAGTTAGATGACCAAGTATCAAAGACTACTGCATCTGCTTCTAATAAATTCAATACACTCTCACAATTTTTTTGTGCAAGTATTAAGTCCTTAGTAATAAACCTTTTGAAAAATCCCATTAGTCTTCTGATTTAAATTTTTGTTGAACATATATAGCTTTATTAATCTCTTCTCTTCTTTTGACAGATTTCTTTTTGTAATATTTTCTATCTCTAAGAGATTTCATAATTTTAAGCTTGTCGAATTTTCTTTTATACTTTTTCAACGACTTCTCAAGTCCATCTTTTCCTTGTTCGATTTCAATAATAATCATAATTTAATCAATTAATTTTTTAATTTTTATATCTCTAATTAGGTTGATTCGATCACTAAGATTCATATTTTTCCACCTTTCAAAATCAATATCTACTCCTAATAATTGATATAATAAATCTATATATTCAATCAAGTTTTTATCAATTGTGATTGATGAGGCAGTAGTAATATTTACGCCAGATGATGTTATTGGATCGAACGATGATTTGTTATTTATGCTCACAGTATTCATGCTCACAATTATTATGTCTACATTTATATCCGGCCCATATTGCAGGTAATAAACAACAGAATATATGGTACTTAAATCCATATACAACAATAAATCCTGCCCAACCCCATTCTAAGTTATGAAAATCTATATCAAAAATATATTCAACCGAGTGTTCTAATATCTCAAACAATATGAACGAGATCAAAAAGATTAATAAAAATCTTAGTATGTTTTTTTTATTTTTCATTTATTATATTTTTTATTTTATTATCTCTAATTTCTTTTTCTAAATCTATCTTAAAAACTGGACATTTATCAACTCTTGAATTTGATACAAAATAACCTTGAATTTTGTTTTCATTTATTAATATGTCTTCAATATCAATCATTGACTTATAGTCAATTTTTCCTTCTAAATCTCTTATGAGTTCAATATCAGAAGTCAATAAAAGTGTTGGATCAAAATCAATTTGGTCATTAGTTGAATAAGTTAAATTATAATAATAACCAGATTTGATTTTAAACAAAATCATTTTCCTCAATTTTATTTTCTTCTACACCTTCTATATTCATTTCATTTATTGTTGTAAAAACATCTTTGTTAATATGTATGATTCTATCAAAAACTTCTTGATTCAATATAGCGTGATGAACTACAAAGATATTAATATTGTAATCATTTGCAAATGATTTTAACAAGTTTAGAATGTCTTCGCAACCCTCGATGTCAATACTTGAAAATATCTCATCTAAGAAAAGAATATTGATATGTTTTTTAGTTCTAATTAACTTTAGATAAGCAATCAGAATACTAATATTTATCTTTTTGGTTTCACCGGTCGATAAAGAATCATGTTCAATTACTCCGCCAAATTGTTTGATTTGAGCCGTAAATGTTTCATCCAATTGAACTTGAAAAGGAAGACTCATCTTTTTAACATTATCGTTGATAAAATGATTAATCGGCTTTATAATACTTGAGATAATAGTTTTTTTGACACCATCTTCACCAAATACTTTCGAGAGTTCTTTATAGTAGAGTTCTTTTTCCTTAGAAATAGTCTGATATTCAACACTAGTTTCTTTTTTAGATTCTAATTCTTTTATTGTATTTTCAAATTCGACAACATTGACATTAGATTGACCAGATTCTCTATCTTTCTGAGACTGTAGTTTTTCTATTTGTGTTTTATAGTTTCTAAGCAAATAAGTAATATCATTAAATGACTTAGTAGTTGTATCAGAAATACCTTGAAGTTTAACTTGCTTTTCTTTAATGCCTCTGATGTTTGCTTCTATTTCATTTCTAAGAGATTCTAATGAATTCTTTTTTTCTAATAATACATCTTTAAGATTGTGGAAATGATCATTATCAAAATCGGTTCCGCAAGTAGGACACTTTCCTGAATCATATAAATCAATGTCTTTTTGAGCAGACTTAATCTCAGAGTTGAGATTAATATATTGTTCTTTTTCTGAATCAAGTTCTGTTTTAAGTTCATTTTCTTTAACTTTTATTTTTTCTACTTTTTCTTTAAGTAATTGATATTCAGATTTTCTGTCATCAATTTGTTTTTTTATCTCATCAATTTCTGATTGAATATTCAACTTTTCTTTTTCAATAGCTTTTTGAATAGACCTTTGTATAGATGAGATTGAATCATTTAGTGTAGAAATCTCAGAATCATACTTTGCTAATTGAATTTTATTAACTTTATTCAAGTCTTTAAGAATTTGATTCAAAATATTTATGACTTCTAAGTTAAATAACTTATCTAATAGCAACTGTTTTTCGTCAGTTGATAGACTTATAAAGTTTTTGAAGTCATTAATTGACATAGAAATAAAAGACTTAAATGTTTCAATATCCATTCCGATATAATTTTCAATTTTCTCATCTAAGTTTGCTTTACCTGCTCTGTCGTTTTCTAAACCATTTTCTATTAGTTTAAGTGTACCTGGATTGATTCCTCTTATTACTTCAATTTCAGTACCATTAGAAACGAATTTGATTCTATTTTGTAACTCATTATTTATTCTGTTAGGTAAAGTTGATAGGGTAGCCCATTTCTTTTTTTTCATAGACTTTACTTTACCATATAAAACATATTCAAATGATTCAATGAATGATGACTTACCATTACCATTAGAACCAGTTAATAAAATTAGTTCACCTTTTTCATTATTTAGTTTAAGAGTTTGCTCATTGTTTCCAAAACTCTTGAATCCTTTAATTCCTATTTCACTTATAATCATTTAAGTATTTTTAATTTTTAATCGAGTAGAATATTTAAATTACTATCTCTTGATAATTTTGTTACAATCATTACATCATTTATGATTTTCTGTAACTCTTCGTTTGAATTCTTTTGATGCTTCTCTAAAAGAATAGGTTTTAATTTGTTGAAAGTAACTGAATCTTTATAAACAATATAAGTACCATAATCTTTTCTAATTCTTAGAGATGAGTCTGTTATGTTTAATTCTAGTGATTCATCTTTTGTCAAAGTATTTCCTTTTGAATGGTTTGAGAATTGAGATAAGTTACAATAGATGTTTATATAGTTTTCGTTAATCTCAAGATTTATTTTAGAGTCTAGTGTAATTAGATTGAGAATAAAATCTGAAATTTTATTCGATGTTTCTTCGTCATATGAAAGAGCAAGTGAAGATTCATATGTTTCTTTTATTTCTGAAGATCTAAGTTGTTTTTTTTCAACACTATCAAAAATAAATTTAGCTATTTTTTTAAGCTTCTTCTTTTTCATAAATTTTATATTTAAATATGTTCATTTGGTTTATAGTGGTCACTTATATTTTTAATATATAAAGTTAAATCTTAATGAATTTTAGTGGCTAGGCAGAATCCGAATAAGATAGAACAAATAGTACCGGAATTATTTCCGAGAATAGTTCAATATATCAACGGCGTTTTTTATGATGGAAGTGGTAATGTTTTAGATGTAGGTGGTGCTGCAGTAAGTAACCGATACTTTGTTCAAGAACCACCAGCACCAACTGATGCTATAACCGGTGACAGATGGTATGATTTAAGTACTGGTACTGAGTTTGTTTATTTCAGTGATGGTGATAGCTTTCAATGGGTTACTCCTTTTATATCCCAAGGTCCACAGGGTTATCAAGGGTTTCAGGGTGCGCAAGGATTTCAAGGTGCGCAAGGATTTCAGGGAGCACAGGGATTTCAAGGACCTCAAGGTTTTCAAGGTAACCAGGGCTTTCAAGGACCAACCGGATTTCAGGGTTTTCAAGGTAATCAAGGTTTTCAAGGTAATCAAGGTGCTACTGGTCCTCAAGGGTTTCAAGGAACAAAAGGTGATAAGTATTCTACCTTTACCTATGATACTTTCGCTGTTCCAGATTTAGGTTTTACTGTTTCATTTACAATTGATACATTATTAGCTTACACTGAAACACAACAGGTAATAGTAACACCAATTAGTAATAAACTTGATAAGTTTAATGGAGACATTCTTGCTTACTCAGCAAGTACTGGACAAATGATTGTTGAGTGTAATGAACTTGGCGCGACATTTGGTATTACATATTCAGAATGGACTGTCAACTTAACTGGTATACTTGGTCCTCAGGGTGACCAGGGATTTCAAGGACCGACTGGTCCTCAGGGATTTCAAGGTGTTCAAGGTGATCAAGGACCAACTGGACCACAAGGTTTCCAAGGTTTTCAGGGAAGACAAGGACCAACTGGTCCTCAAGGAGTTCAGGGTTTCCAAGGTCGACAAGGACCAACTGGACCTCAAGGTTTTCAAGGTCGACAAGGACCAACTGGACCTCAAGGTTTTCAAGGTAATCAAGGTGATCAAGGACCTCAGGGATTTCAAGGTGATCAAGGGTTTCAAGGACCAACTGGTTTTCAAGGTGATCAAGGTGATCAGGGACCAAGTGGTCCTCAGGGACTCCAGGGTGATCAAGGAGTTGAAGGACCAACTGGGTTTCAAGGATTTCAAGGTAATCAAGGACCAACTGGACCTCAGGGATTTCAAGGATTCCAAGGTACTCAGGGATTTCAAGGGTTTCAAGGACCAACTGGATTTCAAGGTTTTCAAGGATCTACTGGACCTCAAGGATATGGAGCGACTGGTTTTCAAGGACTTCAAGGGCCAACTGGTCCACAAGGATTCCAGGGTAATCAAGGACCAACTGGTCCACAAGGATTCCAGGGTAATCAAGGATTTCAGGGATTGACTGGTCCACAAGGATTTCAAGGTAATCAAGGATTTCAAGGTAGAACGGGTTCTAATGGTGCTACTGGATCACAAGGACCAACTGGTCCTCAGGGGTTTCAAGGCAATCAAGGATTTCAAGGACCAACTGGTCCACAAGGATTTCAAGGTAATCAAGGTAATCAAGGACCAACTGGTCCACAAGGATTTCAAGGTTCTGTTGGTCCACAAGGATATGGAGCGACTGGTTTTCAAGGTAATCAAGGTAACCAAGGACCAACTGGACCACAAGGTACAACTGGTCCACAAGGATCTGGTGCTCAAGGACCTCAAGGACCAACTGGATTTCAAGGTAATCAGGGTTCAGTAGGCCCACAGGGCACTACTGGTCCACAAGGATTTCAGGGAGTTACTGGTCCATCTGCTGACTTGTCTGTATCTAATTATGTTTCTCAAGGCATATTAAGTGCTAACCAACCATTTACAGCTAGTGATGTTTTAATTGCTTTTGTGAGTGATTTTGATCCTCAAAATTGGTGGAATGCATCAACTAAACAATTCTTACCAACAATAGCTGGATATTATGAAATTACTTTAAATGGCTGGTGGTCAGGTACATATAGTGTTAATAATCAGCATAATTTACAAGCTCGTAAAAACGGTGGTACTTTCTTAATAAGTCAAGCTCAAATAACTTCAGCTACATTTTCTGGATTTTCATCAGGTGGTACTAAACTTATATACCTAAACGGAACTACAGATTATGTAGATTTTACTGCTTATACTGGGGTACCTCAGACTCTTTTGAAAGGTAGTACATTAGGTTCGGGTACTTGGTTTAGTGCAGTACTTATTACTAATGGACAAGGAGCTCAAGGAACAACCGGATCACAAGGAGTTCAAGGAAATCAAGGACCAACTGGACCTCAGGGTTTTCAAGGCAGTGGTGTTACCGGTCCTCAAGGATTCCAGGGCAATCAGGGATTTCAAGGACCAACCGGACCACAAGGATTCCAGGGTAATCAGGGATTTCAAGGTAGAACAGGTTCAAATGGCGCTACTGGCTCACAAGGACCAACCGGACCACAAGGATTTCAAGGTAATCAGGGATTCCAAGGACCAACTGGACCACAAGGATTCCAGGGTAACCAAGGAAGTCAAGGACCAACCGGACCTCAAGGTTTTCAAGGTAACCAAGGCAATCAAGGTCCGACCGGACCTCAAGGCTTTCAAGGTAATCAGGGATTTCAAGGACCAACTGGACCTCAAGGCTTTCAAGGAAACCAAGGCAATCAAGGACCAACTGGACCTCAGGGATTTCAGGGAAATCAAGGTAATCAAGGTCCGACCGGTCCTCAAGGATTTCAAGGTAACCAAGGCTTTCAAGGACCAACTGGACCACAAGGAAATCAGGGACCAACTGGACCTCAAGGATTTCAGGGTAATCAAGGTAATCAAGGACCAACTGGTCCACAAGGAAATCAGGGATTTCAAGGAAACCAAGGACCTACTGGTCCAAATAGTCTGACAGTTGGTTCTACTTCTATTTTGAGTGGTACTGTCGGATATGTATTATTCCAGGGATCTGGTAATGTATTACAACAAAGCTCACAATTCTACTGGGATCAAACTAACAATAGACTCGGATTAGGTATAACTGCACCATCATACCAATTACATGCACTATCAACAAGTGGTGTTGATTCTGTGATGTTTTTTGATGGTGGGACTTTAGCCAATGCTAATTTAGTGACTAGAGCAGACACAACAACCAAAGTTCCATTTATTGTATTAAGTGACAGAAATGATGCTTATAACATAAACAATTCTTTTTATATCTCATTAGATAGAGCTACTGGGCCTTCTTGGAACAATTTATTCGCGAATAGAAATGATGCTATTTATGTAAATAACTATCAAAATAAGAGTCATCATTTTGTTACTAATAATGGAGGTAGTAAAGGTATAAGACTAACAATAAGTGGTGATGGAAAAGTCGGAATAGGAACTGCATCGCCAACTGCATCACTTGAGATTCAAAATAATTCTACTAGTTCTGGATTAATAGTATCGGGTAGTAGTTCAACTGACATGGTCAGAATAACACAGTTAGGTGATGGAAATGCGATTCTTGTAGAGGATTCCACAAATCCAGATTCGAGTCCATTTCTTGTAGCTGCAGATGGAAAGGTTTATATTGGAATAACAACTTCGTCTACCTCGGTTCTTAATGTAAGTGGCAATACACTTCTTTATGGAAACATCTTTATAAATGGTACATCTAATAGATCAATTCAAAATTCAGTTGCTGGAAGAGCTCTCATAAACTTTGCAACAGTCGGTGACTCATATTTTAATAATGGTAACTTAGGTATCGGTACAATAACACCTGGATCAAAATTAGATATAGATGCGTCAACCGGTTCAACAATTGGTTTGAGAGTTTCAGGTGAGACCTCAACAGATTTGGTAAGAATAACACAAACAGGTTCAGGAAATGCACTTATTGTTGAAGACTCTAGTAATCCAGATTCAAGTCCTTTTGTTGTGGATTCTGTTGGAAGTGTTGGTATAGGTATGACTGCACCTTCTTTTAACTTAGATGTAGTTGGTAGACAAAGAATCACCGGTACTGGTTCAACATATTCATTGGAAGTGACTTCAACCGGTAATAGTTTTATTGTAATGTATGGAAATGGTGTATCATCGACAGACGGATATGTACGTTTTACAAATGGAGTTCAAACAGCAAATATTTTTGCACCAACGATATGGTCTAGATCTAATACAAATGGTTATCCATCAACTTGGATTCTTTCGGATTTATTGACGGGCACTGATATTGGGACAACATCAATAACTAGATTTGAATCTAGATTAAATGGTAGTAGTTTAGTCACAACAAGACCACTTTTTGAATGGAGAAACAGCACCACAACGAATATGTTAATGTTTGTGGATGGTAGTTTGATGTTGCAAAATGGGGGAACATTCTTAGGAGTTACAAGTTCTATTTTGACATTAAATTCAACAACTAAAGGTTTCTTACCACCAAGAATGTTATCTTCTGAAAAAAATGCAATTGTATCAGCTACTGCTGGTTTGTTAGTATTTGATACAAATCTATCACTTTATAGTTTTTATAATGGTACAACTTGGTCATCTATAAACACTGTAAATAATGGAACTACTAATCAAATTGCTTTTTATTCTGGAACATCAGCTATTTCAAGTACAAGTAGTATCACATTTACAACAAATATGGTCAATATAAATTCACCAATAACTATAACATCTAGTAGTGGTGGAGCTTTAGTTACATTGACTGGTAACAATGCAAACGGTGGCTGGATTAATATGACTAATTTTGGTGGTTCTGCACCACCTACCTTCACGACAAGAAGTATTGGTAGTAAAATAGTCTTATATGAAACAATTGGTACTGCTAGTGCTGGTTACGCGTTTGGTGTGGCTCCTTCTACATTATGGTATGGTGTTGATACTCAAGGATCTTCACACAAATGGTATGCTGGTACAACTTTAGTTTCTACTTTGGATGGTTATGGCAACTATAGTGTCATAGGTGGATTACTGTCAACTTCTACATATTCTAGTAGTTTTACAAATGGAATCGTTACAGACTTCATCACTGGTAATGGAAGAATATCAGTTGGTTCAAACACTAATATATCATTATATACTGGTGGTATTGGTTCTACCACAATGTCGACATTTGGAACAAACTCAATTTTGTTATTCCAACCAACTACAATTAGTAGTAATTTGAATGTGTCTGGAAACTCAATATTGACTGGTAATGTATTTTCCGGTACACAATCTGTATTAGGAAATATTAGTGCAACTGGTTCATTGACTATTACTGGAAACTCAAATCTAAGAGGAACTTTATCTTCAGGTACACAATCTATTCTAGGTAATATATCTGCAACTGGTTCATTATCAGTAACGAATAATGCAACAATAACCAATACACTCACAGCTGGTACTATTTCAGTAATCAATCTAGCATCCGCTACTACATTTAATGCCGCTACTTATCAAATTGCCACTTTCAAAGCACTTGATGGTCCTGCATTTTCAGCTTATGGAAGTGTTGCGACAACACTAAATAACAATGTAGTAACTAAAATAACTTTAGATACTGAAGAATTTGATTCTGATAACGCATTCAGCACTTCAACCTATCGATTTACGCCAACTTTAGCAGGCTATTATCTGTTTCATGGTCATATCAGTGTTGTCACATACGCCTCAAATGCTGGCTCACAAATTATGTCACTTTATAAAAATGGATATGAATTTAAAAGAGGTGTTAGGGTTCCTTGTAATACTAATGGTGTTGGAACAATGATTAGTGCAATGATTTTTATGGATGGTATCACTGATTATATTGAAATGTATGGTCTACAAGGTTCTGGAGGTAATGTTACAACTGAAACAGGTCAACAATTTGGTCCATATTTACAAGGTAATTTTGTAAAGCCACCAATTTACTCATACGTTTCAGTTCAATATCTAGTCATTGGTGGCGGTGGCGGAGGTGGATGCAACTGGGGTGGTGGCGGAGGTGGTGGAGCCTTCGTAGAAGGAACTTCTGGATTTGCTAAAGGATTTGTTTATGATGTTATTGTTGGAACTGGTGGAGCTGGAGCAACTACTACAGGAGCTGGCGGTAATGGTGGTACATCATATATACAAGGTGTAAAATATACTTCTAGTAATTTCACTATCACGGGTTCTGGAGGTGGTGGTGGTGGATTCAACTCAAGTGGATCTACAGCAGTTGTTGGGAATTCAAACGGTAATGGTTCTGGTGGAGGAGCAGGTTTTCCAGGTTCTGGTGGAACAGTTGCTGGTGGATCTGGTGTCAATAATGTAACTATAGAATTTCAAACTATTAATTCATACAACAGTGGTGGTCAGTCAAGAGGATTGAGTACTTTCGGTTGTGGTGGTGGAGGTGGTGCTGGTGCAGTTGGTACAGAGGGACAAACTTCACAAGCCGGTGGTGATGGTGGTGCTGGTAAAACAAGTTCAATTACCGGAACATCTTCTTATTACTCTGCTGGTGGTGGTGGTGGTGGGGGTAACGGATCCGTTCAATCATCCGGTGGTACTGGAAATACTGGTGGTAAGGGTGGTAATACAACTGGAGGTGCTGGTACAAATGGTGCTGGTGGTTATGGTATGGGTGGTGGTGGTGGTGCTACTAATACCGGTCAAGGTGGCAATGGTAGTAATGGTGTAGTTATATTACGTGTTTTGACTTCTCAAAATAGTACTGTCATTGGAACCTATACTACATCAACTGATGGTTTATATACAATATTTACAATCACCGGGGATAGTCAATTTATACCTTAAAAATGAAAAACCACTTAATTAATAAATAAGATATGGCAATTAATTTCCCGAATCCACCTTCATCTGGTCAAACATATTCATTCAATGGAAATCTATTTATTTTTAATGGATATGGTTGGGTTTTGACTGTTTCTACTGCTTCGGGACCACAGGGTTTTCAGGGTCCGACTGGACCTCAGGGTTCAGGTGGTGGAGGTGGGACTGGCTCTGGTAGTCAAGGAGCAACTGGTCCTCAGGGAACAACCGGTCCTCAGGGATTTCAAGGTCCGACTGGTGTGGGATCGACCGGACCACAAGGATTTCAGGGTCCACAGGGACCAGCAGGTGGTGGAACAGGTTCGGGAAGTCAAGGACCAACTGGACCACAAGGCGATCAAGGCCCTCAGGGATTTCAGGGTGATCAAGGGTTTCAAGGTCCACAAGGTGATCCAGGACCACAAGGTGATCAAGGACCTCAAGGTGTACAAGGTGATGTTGGTCCTCAAGGTTTACAAGGTGATCAAGGTCCTCAGGGAGATCAAGGTCCAGTAGGACCACAAGGAGATGTTGGATTTCAAGGCGATCAAGGACCACAAGGAGATGTTGGATTTCAAGGCGATCAAGGTCCTCAAGGTTTTCAGGGTGATCAAGGACCACAAGGAGATATTGGATTTCAAGGTGATCAAGGTCCTCAAGGTTTTCAGGGTGATCAGGGATACCAAGGTTTTCAAGGACCAACTGGACCTCAAGGATTTCAAGGAGCAAATGGACAATCAACTTCATTTTATAATTATGTAGGTGGTGCTACCTCTGTGCCACCTGCAACTGGTTCTATTTCTTGGAGTAATTCAACACAGACTGCTTCAAACACAATTTATGTTTCACATCTTACTGTCGACAATATTGATGTTGATATTTTCTTGGCCTTACTTAAAATAAATGATTACTTAACAATCCAAGATTCAAACGATTCTGCAAACTTTCAACAATGGATAATTTCTAGTACACCCTCTGTAATCTATAATAGTTATTTAACTTTTCCAGTTAATTTAGTAAGCGGAACCTATTCTGTACCACTAAATCACCCAATTATCTTATCAATCGTTTCTTCTGGTGTCATTGGTCCTCAAGGACTCCAAGGATTCCAAGGACCAACAGGATCTCAGGGTAGTCAAGGAGATACCGGTATTCAAGGACCAACCGGACCACAAGGTTTAGGCACACAGGGTCCTACTGGACCTCAAGGTTCATCTGGTGCCAATGGCTCACAAGGTCCAACTGGACCACAAGGAACATCTGGTTTAGGTTCAACTGGATCTCAAGGGCCTACTGGTCCTCAAGGTTCTGGTCCTCAAGGTCCTACTGGTCCTCAAGGAAATATCGGCCCAGCAGGGGTTTCACCAGCAACAAATTTATTTAATTACTATAATTTTATATGAAAAATAAAAAATACAATATATAAGTTATGATGAAATATACCGCACCTGATGGGTTTGTGATTGAGTCAAGACCCTATCCTGAAGAAGTGACATATTCACTTAGTTGTACTTTTTTACCAGAAGGTAGATATGAATCGATTGAAACAACTGGTTCTGCTAAACCAATAGGTATTCAACAAATCAGAATATTAAGATTCGTTGAAAATGAAATAATGACAATAACAATAAGAGAAAGTAGTGATCAAGAATTAATTGATTACATAAATGGAAATAGATAAAAATTATGCCAGCTAATACATCACCAATTTTCATCAAACAAGGTAACTTTACACCAGCTAGATTAACAACTGCTAATACAGCATCTGACGGTAGTGGTACACTTTTTACAGTAGTTACATCAGGTGTCGATGGTACTAGAATTGATGGAGTCAGATTTAGAAACTCACAAGCATCATCAGCAACTGCTTCTTCTAACATGGTTCATAGAATTTTTATTAATAGTACAACTGGAAGTAATAACAGATTAGTGGGTGAAGTTGTTACTTCTGCCGCTACAAGAAGCACAACAGCTGTTGGAGCAACTTCAATATTTACTTTCGATCAACCAATAATCTTACTTTCTGGTCAATCAATGTTAGTAGGTCAATCTATTTATGCTGGTGCACAAGACCAATTTGATGCCTTAGCTTATGCGGGTGACTACTAATAGATATGGCACTATATTACCTTAGAAATACATCTACAAACTGGAACGCTACCTCAAGTTGGAGTAGTACACCATCTCCTACCTATACTGGAGTGACTGGCACACCTGTATCAACAGATGATGTCATATTTGAAGCAGCAAGTGGTAATGTTACAAGCAATGTCGCAGGAGGATTCACAGTCAGAACTTTAGATTGTACTCGTTATTCAGGTACACTCACTTTAACACAACCTTTATCTGTGAATAATGGTTTCACCGGTAGTCAAACCATGAGTATAGCTGGTGCAAATTTCTTTACTATAAATGGTAGCGGTAATTTTAGGTCAAATAGAGTTTTTTTCCCATCATTACAATTTAGAGGTGGTACCAACAGTAATTTATTAGATGATTGGAGAACTACAACACTCACTATATCAAGTCAAGTATCCGGTGCCACAATAAATGGATTTACAATATCTTGTACCAATATTGATAGTCAACCATCCGCTGGTGTAGTACCATCTGGAACCACACGAATTGTAGCAAGTAGTAGCTGGTCACACACTTCTGGTACAAGTTATTTTCGATTACCGGTAAATATAAATTCTTCTGGTACTTTTTCTTTTGGTTCAACTGTTCGATATGGTGGACCAACCATTACTGTTGTTTCTGGTACAATAGCACCACCAACAACTACAACTTTTCACTTATATGGTTCTATGTCATTTGTAAATTTTAATCCAGTTTTTAATATAGTTAACTGGAACCTGGGAGGAGTTTTAACATCGAATAATAATATAAGAATCGGTGGTTACTTAGCTTTAGGAAGCAGTGGAGCTTTACATTCATTCTCTCTTGGAACTTATAGTTTACTTTTTACTGATGCTAATAATAATCTCACTGGAAGTCTTTATTATAATAATACTGGTCAAACACTTACTTTACCAAACTCATTAGATGTTCTCAATTTTGATATTGGCTCAACAACTCTGAACTGTAGTCTCTTACCAACTGGTTTAACAATCTCGGTCAATCAAAATCTACAACAATGGGGGAACGCTACAAGATTAGCAGGAGGAGCGGATATAAAACTTGTTGGCACAGGTACTTGGAGTGTTGGAAGTGTTTTGGGGAATGGTGGTACTACTTTTAGAAATAGAGGTTTAATCGAATTCAATACATCAGGTACTAGAAGAATATCCGGAACAGTTTACTTTGATGGTGGAACATTACGATATGTTGCGGGAAACCTTGTTACCACTAATAGTACAATAGTTATGACTACTAATACTACAATTTTTGATACTCCAGGTATGACTTTTGCTAACATAACATACGCTGGTGGCGGTGGTTCACATCAGTTAATAACTAGAGGTGATCTTTATCTGACTGGTAGCTTACTTACAAGTTCAATAATAGGAATAACAAGTTCTAATAATACTATTTATGTTGCTGGTAGTTTCCAAGTCACTGGGTCATCAAATATTTATCAAACAGTCATTCGAATGGTTGGTACTGGAACACTTACTATTTCTAGTTTTCTGACTGGATACGGAGCAACACAAGGTGTTGTAATTGATACCAATGGTGTTATAACACTGGGTGGTAGTTATTTTGCTGTTCACAATTTTGAATGGATAAAAGGGTATGTTGATGCCTTTACTAATAACAATACAATGACAAAATATGCCAATAATATAGTAACTTTTAGTCCAGGTGAAATATTATTAAACAATTTGACATTGATAAATGGTGTACATAATTTTACATCAATAGTAAAAGCTAGGACACTTTCTATGGGTGTAACAACCACACTAACTAGTATTAATGTTAATCCAATATACTTATTTAGAAGTTTAATACTTACTGGTAGTGCTCCAAGCTTTTCTGGAACATCATCAATCTATTTAGTTGGTGAAGTTACAATAGACAATCAAGCTACTTCAACTCCAAGTTTTAGTTTACCTATTATAATAGACGCTGAATCAGTGACATTTCAAGCTGGTAAAACATTTAGTTACAGTGGTACTTTAACTTATAATAGAGGTAGAGTTATTAGTCGAAACGCTACTCTTAGACTTAACTCAACTCGACTAATTGGATTCAACAGATGTCCGTTAGAAAATGTTTTAGTAGTTCCTGGTGCTACACTTATTATGGATGAGTTTTTTACTGGAAGACCAGATAGATTTTGCAACATCACTACTACAACTGGTGCAAGTTTCTTTTATGTTTGGTTTCAAGAAGAAGAAAATAACGGTGGTGAAAAATTTGCTAAATTTGTAAATGTAAGAAATGTTTCTGTTGTAAGAAATATTGATGCTCAGCCAGGTAGATTAATAATTAATAATAACGAAAGTATTACTTCTCTTACTGGAACCAATTTCAACTTACAAGGAGTTTATTATTACAATAATCTACCAAACGGATCACCTAAAGGCCTTTTACACGGTCATTTCCTATCAACTCCTTTAACTGGTAATACTCCAGTAGATCCAAGTTTTGTAGTACCAGGACGATAATTTTTTAATATTAAAACTAAATATATACAATATGAAACATTTATCTAAATTCAACGAAGAACTCGATTATAAAAGACAACTTGAACTTCAACAAAAGGCAAGAGAAGACTTCGAAAAAGCAAGATTGGAAGAAATCGAAAAAAGAAGAAAAGAAACTTCTGGTAAATACCTTTCTGAACTTGAAGAAAAATCTATGAAACAAAAACAGCTAGATGAGCAAGTCGAAGAAAGAAAAGTTTTAGCTGATAGAACTATTCAAGGTATACTGTCTTCTCAACATGGTAAAACAGATTTTAAAGATAGATTAATCGAACTATTAAATGACTATGGCTTTTAGTCGAAGTCGAAAAAGTTATTAACTTTTTAACTGATTTTATTTAAATACTGCCAAAGAATATAAGCATCATTGACATCTTCATAAGGTTTTTTAATAGTCTTATTTTCTAATAAATCTACTTGTATATCCTTACAATGTAGTGCCCATTCATCTGTCCAATTACTATTTTCAACAATTGATAAAAAGATTTCTCTTTTTGTGAAATTACCTCCAGAAATCCCAAAATGATTTCTCCATTCTAATTTTGGTTTTTTCTTACCAATATCAACTGGATTATAAGTTAACTTACATGATTCTTGTTTTAAGGTAGATGGCGATAAAACAGTAATGTCTTTAGTAATATAATCGTAAATCTTTTTTCTGAGTAATGTTGAAAAAGTAACTAAATCAATTAAATCACCTACTTGTGCTCCAAAATTATAACCCTCAATTGCTACTTTACTTTCTAAAGACTTATCAATATTCTTTTCAATGTCAGAAATGATCATATCAGTTATAAAATCATAATCTTTTAATTTAGTTAGTTCACCCTCTGAATAATTTTCAAATTCACGATATTTAATATATCTTAACTCTATTTTGCCTTCACAAAGCTTGAACCATTTACTAAATCCTCCTTTAGATAAAGTAGCATCACTTTCACGACAATAATTAAACATTTTACCATTAATAACTACACCAGTAGAAATCAATGAAGGGTCAATTCCAATAAGATTATATTTCATAATATTATTTATAAACTTCTCATGTTTTCCTTTTTTCTTTGAAAAATTTTAGTTATATTTGTAATCTAATCATAAATAATATGGTATCTGGAATAATAAAACACGAATCAGCCTTAAACTTTATCTTTGGTGGTAAATCTTTTGTTACTTTCTTAAATACTAGTACCGAAAATAGATTCACCTATAAAGTAGTCAAACATAAAATATACGATCTTTACTTTGTCAATGTTTTGACTAATCCCGATACCTATACATTTATCGGATCAGTTAAAAACAATGTTTATAAACATTCAATTAAATCTCATATTAAACAAGACTCACAATCTGTTAAAGTTTTTACTTATGTAATTGATAAATTACAAAAAAATCAACTATCAGAACTAATTGAGATTTACCACGATGGTAAATGTGGTAAATGTGGTAGACAATTAACTGTTCCAGAATCTATTGAAACAGGATTCGGACCAGAATGTTTTAAGACTATCAATAAAGTTGAAAAAAGAAATCATTTGTTAAATTCACTTTTGAAATGATTATCCTTACTATTTTAATTCCTTTATTCTTTGCTATTTATTACTCAATGCTTGCTCGTAAAAGTGAATATATTACTTTTGAACTAAAATTAGGCGAAAAGTGTTATTCTTGTAAAGAAATAATTGAACTGGATATACATCAAAAGCTCTTGATATTATCTCAGAATAAAAGTAACTATCAACTTTGTAAGAAATGTTATAGACATCAAAAACTCGACACTCTTACAAAATATAGTTTATTTTCAAAGATTAATAAATTAAAATTATACTTACTTAAAGATACCTTTAATACATTCTTTAAGTATCTTATATTTCTGATAATTTCATTTCTAATTATTGATATTTTTTTGAAGACAGTCTATAATATAGAATGGTTTAATTATTTCTATAATTTACTTTTAGTATTTTTCTGGTCTTTTATAATATTTAGACATAAAATATCTTCAATAAAAAAAACCTCAGATTAATCTGAGGTTTTCTTTTTACTTAGAATTTATATAATTAATTACTCCCCTTGTAAATAGTTCTTTGAAAACTGACTCACATGAATAAGGTTTATCAAAATAAAACTCTATGTTGTTTACAATGTTATTAATACCCGCATCACATAATGTATCAATATTGAATTTTTTATAGTCAATATTCTTTTCTCGCAAAATATTATAAACCTTTTGTTTCATCGTTAGTATTTTTAAATTTTAAAATTTCTTTTATACAATTTGGAGGTATATTTTCATTTGTATAGCAGCCATTTTTAGGAAAATCTGGATCATCATAGATCTGAATATAATCTTTTAATTTTAGATTATTTACTCCTATTTTTTCTGTGTCGATTTCAAATAAGACATATTCTCCTTTATATTCAAACTGATAAGCTAAATTTTTAGTTATCAGAAGATTAAATCCCAAATATATTCTACCCGGATGATATGCTTTCTTACTTAATGTTTTTGGTGATAAACCCTTTACCAATATTTTGTCTCTAAATGTGTAAGGAGCAACATGATAAAGCTTATTTGGTATATTAGTAATATTTTGATTGAATTTAGATTCAATTATTATTTGAGTAAAATATGATTTTTGAATCTCAAATAATAAATTAGACAAAAATATCTCATTTTCTTTATCATTTGTTGATTTGTAATTGAATGACCTCAATAAGTTATCATCTTCATCATAAAGTTCAAAAATAGATGGAAAATACCCACACAAAGTAATAACTCTTATTAATTGAATGATATTATCTTTATTGAAATGATTCGAGTATCCTTTTAGAAAAATCGTACCAGTCTCTTCTTCTATATCGATTTTTGATTTAATACCATTTAATTCTCTTTTTATTAATTTAATTGTAGTCTTGATTGGATATGTGTGTATCAATCCCTCTACTATTAAATCTACAAAATTATTATAATTATAGATGTGTCTAAGTTTTTCGGATATTTCCATCTTACTTTTTTAACTTTTTAGTTGAACAAATCATCTGCACTTAAACTATCTGAGAAACCGTTATCATCAGTTCCATCATCTTCTATCATTTGGTTAAATTGCTTTTCAGTTTCTTCAATTTCATCTAATGATTTGAATCGGAAATAATCATTAACAATTGGAGCCATTTTCTCAAGAACCTCTTGTGTAAAGATTTCTGAAGTAAATAACTGTTTTGTTGTGAATGATTTATCTAAGTGAGAAACATACCAACGGTTACCACCTGGTGTGAATTTAAATTCACCGGTTGACTTATCAACTTCTGCCTTACCTTGAGCGATACCAATTTGATTAAAATATTCTGGACGACAGAAAGCATCTAATCCAGTATATGGATTCATACCATGTATAAATGAAATATCAAACCTGATTTTCTTTGGTTTAGCCATACGGTTTTTAGCCGTTTTGAAAAGTACAGTAATACCTGATGCTCCCAAATCCATCTCATCTTCCTCAGAAGTCTTTAATTTTGATTTACTCATGAAACCAATTACTGAAGCTGAATATAGAAGGCCATTACCGCCTTTCAATTTTTCTGTACTGAAGAGATCTAAAGTCTGATAGGTATGGTTACATACTAGCATTGGAATCTCTAAATATCCTAAATCTGTATTGATTGAACGGAACATTGAACCTAATGCTTTAGCTTTAGTCATATCTTGTTTGATATCGCCTTTCAATAAATCTTCTTTTTCTTTATTAGAAGCCATTTGTCCCAATGAATCAAGTACAATCATTAGCTTTGGTAATTCAAATCCACCTAATTTTTGTTCTTTAAGTTCATCAATTAATTGTGTTAATAAGATATTAACATCTTCTACTTTATTTGAAGAGATTAATCTAAATTTTTCTAATGAGTTGTCAATTCCAAATTTAGGAAGATCTTCTAAGTCAATTGCTTGTTCTGTATCAATGTAAATAATTGAATATCCAGATTTTTGGGCGTGTCTTGCACAAGAGTATGCTAGAAATGATTTTCCTGATCCAGATTCACCAGCAAACGCGGTTATTCTATTATTAGCAACACCACCTCCTAATAATCTACCTGATAAAGCTGCATCTAATAAGTAAACACCAGTAGTAATAAATACTTTTTCTTTAATTTCTTTTTTAATTTGAACTGGTACTGTTTTAGCAATATTATCTAATATTGATCCAACTTTACTGAACTCAAATTTCTTAACTTCTTTAGTTTTTGCCATTTTATGAATTAATTTTTTATAACTTATATATAAACTTCCAAATCACCTGTTTTGTGTTTTATTAAAATTAAAAAAAAATTACAAAAACTTTATTAAAAAGAGGGAATGAAGAAGTGATAGATTTATATATAAATTATGAAAAAAATGACTAACGAAGAATTCATAAATAAATCGAAGGAAATTTATGGAAATAAATATGACTATTCACTAGTAAATTATGTTAATATGAAATCAAAAGTTAAAATAATTTATGACGATTGGATTTTTGAACAAAAACCAGAAGATCATTTACTTGGTAAACTATGTGAGCTTAGATGGAGTACAGAAAGATTCATCTTTGAATCAAAGAAAATACATGGTGATAAATATGATTATGGTAAAACAAAGTTCATAAATATGAAAAGTAATGTCATAATCATATTAGATAATACTGAATATTTACAATCTCCAAGCAAACATCTTATGGGTAGATGTCCAGAAAAAGGAAAGAAATTAAGAACTAAGAACGAATTTATCGAAGATGCTCGTAAAATCTGGGGATATAAATATGACTACTCACTTGTGGAATATAAAGGCTCTCATGTAGATGTTGTGATATTATATAAAAATAATATCTACTACCAAACGCCATCTCAACATCTATCTGGATATAAATGTGAAAGTCAAAATGTAAAAAATACCGATGATTTTATCAAAAAATGCTATCAAAGACATGGGAATAAGTATGACTATTCTTTGGTCGAATACAAAGGAATTCAAAAAAAGGTAAAAATTAAATACAATGGGATAATTTATGAGCAAAAAGCTGGAGCTCATTTATATTCAAGTGGCTTAATAGAAAATGTTAAAAAAAGAAGAACAATTGAGGAATTCAAGGAAATATCATCTAGAGTACATGACAATAAATATAATTATGATAAGTCAGTCTATATAAATAATCAGACCAAATTACTAATAACTTGTCCAATACATGGAGATTTTGAACAAAGACCCGTCTCACATCTTCAAGGATTTGGGTGTAATAGTTGCTCGGAGTCCAGAGGTGAAAAGTTAATTGCAAAATTCCTAAATAAATATAAGATTTATTATATTAGGCAGCATAGATTTGATGGATGTGCTGGTAAAAGATATAAACTACCATTTGATTTCTACATACCAAGTAAAAGAACTTGTATTGAGTTTGATGGCAAACAACATTATCAACCTATGGAATTCTTTGGTGGCGTAAAGGCTTATGAATCTCTTAAAATCAACGACAAAATTAAAAATGATTATTGTGAAGATAATTATATAAATCTCATCAGAATTAGATATGACCAGATTGAAGATATCTATCAGATACTTTGGAACAATTTGAAGTCATAATTTAATATATACCTTAATGAAATATATCAAATTGTTTGAATCTGATTGGAGTGGCAAAGATAAAATTGTAAAAGAATTTTCTTTTAAGGATTTTAATGAAGCTTTAGATTTTGTTAATAAGGTTGCTGAATTATCAGAAGAAATGAATCATCACCCAGAAATTAATTGGAATTATAATAAAGTTAAGATAACATTAGTTACTCATGATGAAGGTAGAGTAACTCAAAAGGATACGGATTTGTCTAAAAGGATTGATGATATAAAAAAACCTCTCGATTGAGAGGTTTAATTTTTTATTCTTCTATATCAGATTCTAAATCTTTTTGATCTATTTCAAAATAGATATCTAAAGTTTTAATAGTTTCTTCATCTTTTTTGTTGAAGTGAACTTTCTTATTACCTAAACCTATTTTGTTTTTTCTAATTAGTTCTATTAGTGGTTCTTGGTTTTGAAATTGTTGCATATCGTCTTCAGATATTTCAACTTCAGTGTCGAAGTTTGATTTACTTTCACCAATTATTAAAGAGTTAGCATGACTTGAACCACCTAAATTGTTTTGAACTCTTGGTATACCATCCCCACCATTAACACTAAATTGTTTTAGGGTAATATCTTTACCAATTTGTTCTGGATTATCAATAAAGAATTCGATTGCTTTATCTTTGACTTCATCAAATAACTCGTCTAGTTCTGAACCTTCAATTTCTTTAGGAAGTTCCATACCAACCAATTTGAATAGTTTATCATAATCATTACCTTTTAGTAAAGAATCTACAAATTCAGTAGCAACTTGTCTTAATACTGGATTATGTTTTGGTACATAATCAGTTGTTTCTGTATCTCTGTTAAGATCAGTAACAAATGTTTCAAATTTTTTCATCCATTTCATAATAGTATATATTAATTTATAAACATGATAAATATCTTTCACCTCTATCACATAGAATAGTTATAACATTACCTTTTGGTTGATATTTTTCTACAAATCTTTCAGCTGCTAAAATATTAGCACCAGAGCTAATTCCTACTAATAATCCCTTTTCTTTTGCTAACGCTCTTGCTCTTTCTTTGGCTTCTTCTGTTGAGATTATAATAATTTCATCTACTTTATTCAAATCAACTAAGAATTTTGAGCCATCACCAATTCCCTGAATTCCATGTAGACCTGGTTCACCACCTGACATTACTGGTGATTCTGCTGGTTCGACTGCAACTGTTTTAATATCTGGATGATGATTTTTTAATATTGAACTAATTCCCATTAAAGTTCCACCAGTTCCGGTTCCATCTATAAAAGCTGATATTTCTTCTGTGTGTTGATGTAGTAGCTCAACTGCGGTTGTTTTCTGATGAGCTTCTATATTCAGTGGATTATTAAATTGTTTAGGATTAAACCATCCATTTTCAATGGATAATTTATCTCTAAGAGCAATTGCGTCGTCAAATTTACCATCATCGACTTCAATCAATTCAGCACCGTATAATCTCAGCATTTGTTTTCTTTCTTCAGACATATTTCTTGGCATAACAATCTTACAATGGTATCCTCTTTCGGCAGCTAGAAAAGCAAATGCTATACCTGAGTTGCCTGATGTTGCCTCAATAATAGTATCACCTTTTTTAATAAGATTATTTTCTTCAGCATGGTTTATTATATAAGTAGCCATTCTATCTTTGATAGAACCACTTGGATTTGAACCTTCGAATTTGGCGTAAATTTTTTCAGAGATTTTGATTAAAGGAGTTTGTCCAACTTTTTCGGATAATTTTAACATTTTATTTTGAAATTGAATTTATAATTTATATATTTGAAGCCTATAACTATGTTGATATAAAATATGTTTGATGAATTTGACAATATGTTCAAACAACCCAAGAAGTTGAAACACACTACAAGAGTTGTGCATCATAGAAAAGAAAACTATGATGTTTTTATTGCGAGACCTTCGAAGTGGGGTTGTCCATTTACCCATATCAAAGACAGAAATACTCAAGCAAAGTTTATTTGTTCTTCTCGTAAAGAAGCAATCGATAAATATCGAGACTGGTTAGAAAATGGTGAAGGTCAATACTTATTGAAAGATTTACATGAAATAAAAGATAAAGTTTTAGGATGTTGGTGTAAGAATGAAGGTGGTGGTGGAAAATCTTGTCATGGTGATGTACTTGTAGAACTAATAGAAAAATATTGTAAATGATAGACTTATTTGATACACCTAAAATTGATTTAACAAAATTAGTTTGTCATTCTGGTGGTGCTGATGGAGCAGATACTTACTTTGAGAAAATAGGAGAAGAGTTTGGTGTGAAAACCAAAGCATATTCCTATAAAACTAAATACCATCAATCTCAAAACAAAGTTGAAATATCTGAAGAAGATTATACTGAAGGTATATCTGAAGTAAAAAAGGCAAATCTTTTTCTTAAACGATTTGGTATTGATAAATTTATGAATCTTTTAGCAAGAAATTGGGCTCAAGTAAAATACTCTAAACAAGTTTTCGCCATTGGTCAAATAGTTAATCCTGGTGAAAAAGGAAGTAGAGGATATAGTTCAAAATCTAAATGCCAGTCAGTTGATGGTGGTACTGGGTATGCCGTTCAAATGGCAATCAATAATAACAGAGATGTTTTTGTTTTTGACCAGACTAAACTAAAATGGTTTAAGTGGAGTTATAATACTTCTACATTTGTAGAATGTAATGTTCCAATAATTTTGGTTGAAGACTTTGCTGGAATTGGAACAAGAAAGATTAATCAATCTGGTATAGAAGCAATTAAAAATTTATATAATAAAACTTTCAAAATTAAATAAGTATAATACAAATTAAATATAAAAATTCATTATGGAAAAAGTACCAATGACTCGTGAGGGATTTAATAAAATGAGCGAGGAATACACAAAAATGAAAACAGTCGAATTAAGAGAGTGTTTACAAAACTTGGCTGATGCTCGTGATAAAGGCGATTTATCTGAAAACGCAGAATATGAAGCAGCAAAACAAGCATTAGACAATCTTAATAATAAACTTTCGAAAGTTAACAGTTTACTTGCTAATGCTCAAATTGTAGAAGGTGTTGTAGATGATGGAACCGTTCAACTTCTTACCTGGGTTAAAGTTAAAAATTTGAAAAACAATTCAGAAATTGAATATAAAATTGTACCAGAACACGAGATTTCTTTGAAAGAAGGAAAAATATCACAATTAAGTCCAATTGGAAAAGCTCTTATTGGAAATAAAGTAGGTGATAAAGTAAATATCAATATTCCTGCTGGATTACTTGAATTAGAAATTATTAATGTTAGATGTCGATAATCATTACTCAAAATAAAATTTCCTTTGATTTTGACGGAACTTTACATGATGATTTCGATGGAACTGTAAATCCCCAAAAAGAAGAAATACAATCAATATGTAAAGAATTAATCAATCAAGGCAAAGATGTTTGTATTATCACTAAAAGATACCATCCAAGTGTTTATTCTGGTGAATCAGAAGTTGTAGTTGAATTAGCAAAAGAACTAGGTGTTAAAAAAATATATTTTACAAATAGAGTGTTAAAAGACCAACAAATAAAAGAACTTGGTATTGAATGTCACTTTGAAAACTCTGAATTTGAAGCTAATGTTATTAAGGCTAATAATCCAAATACATTAGTGATTCATATAGAAAATACAAGTTGGAAAAAATTAGTTTATAATCAATAATTTTAAGATATGGGATATACAAGATATTACATAGTAAATGGTCAAATTGATCCTCAAAAATTTGAGAAGTATTCAGAAGATTGTAAAATCATCTGTGATGAAATTACTAATATTTTTGGACATGGAATTGCCGGATATGATGGTGAAGGCGATGCCCAGTTTACAAAAGATGAGGTCAGATTTAATGGAGTTGATAAAAATTCACACGAAACCTTTGCTTTAGGTAAAGACACCACTGGATTTCAATTTACTAAAACTAACTTAAAACCCTATGATCGACATGTAAATGCTTGTTTACTTCTTGCTAAGGAATACTTTGGTAGTAATATTCAAGTTTCTTCAGATGGAGATGAAGATGAATGTGAAGTTGAAAAATTAATATCACAATTCAAGAGAGATAGAAAAATTAATTTGATTTTGGAAAATTAAAAACTTTAAATTATATTTGTGATAGAAATAAAAAATGGTTCCGTAGCTCAGTTGGATAGAGCAACAGCCTCAAAGGGGGCGTTTAATTAGAAATAGTTAGATAGAACTTCTCGAATTCGGTGAAACCTTCCAAGTAATGTTGATGGTAATACCGAGCCAAACCTCAGAAATGAGGGAGTGTGTAGAGACTAAGGGGGAAGCACCTGAACAACTAGGTTGAAGGTGATGATATAGTCCAGACCACAAACATTAGGTAGCGAAAGCTATAGTGGTATGTCTAAGCTGTGGGTCGATGGTTCGAATCCATCCGGAATCACAAAAGAGACTCAATCTTGAGTCTCTTTTTTATTTCTATTAATTTCATCGTGTGTTTCTCTATGACAGTTTGAACATACTAATATACATTTATCCAGTTCTGACTTTACATTATCATCAAATTTGTATCTTTTTAGTTGAGATGGGTTAAAGTCTTTTTCATCTGGATTAAGATGGTGAAATTCTAAAGCACCTAAGTATCTATTATATCCACATTTTACACAAGAACCGCCTTTATACTCAACCATTTGTAACTTTAATGCCCTCATTCTTTCTAATGTTTGGTCACTTGTGCAGCTCTTACAGTAAACTGAACTATTGGCCTTTCCTCTTCTGTTATAAAAATCTGATGTTTTACATTCCTTTTTACATCTTGGGCAAAATCTATATTCACCGTAGTCTTTTACTCCTTGATCTTTGAAGTTAATAAAATTTGATTTTAATCCATGTTTTTTCATCCAATAAACTATGGTTGTTTGTGACTTATTCGTTATCTTAACAATATCATTTGTTGATAATCCACCATTTAAGTAATTTTCTAAAATTTCTCTTTCCATTTAGTATTTTTATTTTTATCCACTAAACTATATATTAAAAAAAATTATTATATTTGAATAATATATAATAAATGATAAGAAAATTTTCTAAAATCTTTGAGAGTAAAAATACTTACAAAGTAGGTTTAGATTTTCATGGTGTTATTGATACAATGCCAGAGTTCTTTTCATTTTTATCAAACTCAATAATCAAATCTGGTGGTGAGGTTCATATAATTACAGGTGGTTTATCTGATAAAGACTTTGAATTATTGGCTACTTATAAAATTAAATATACTAAGATATTTTCTATCACAGATTATCATAAACAATTAGGTACGCCGACTAAGGGATTTCATCCAAAATTTGGATTTGCTTTGATTGAAGATGAACTTTGGGATAAAACTAAAGCTGATTATTGTAGAAGAGAAAATATTAATTTACATATTGATGATACTTTACAATATAATGATTACTTCACTACACCTTTTTGTAAACTTTGGTCTAACTCTGATAAATAAAATCTAATGAATTGGATAAAATTCGAGAATTCTGATAAAATTGAACTACTTCAAAACTTTAAATATATTGGACCCTTAAATCCATATAAAGATGATAATATGTGGTCTAATATAGCTTATCACTCATTTAAGATAAAAGTGCCTTCTGATTTTGAATTGGCTAACTATAAAACTAATAACAACACATTTAAAAATGTTTATTTAAAAAACAATGAAATATTTTTAGATATAAGTTTTGATGTAATTAGAGTTAGTGTTTTATCAAAAACAAATTCTTTTCAGATACTAAAGATTGTAGTTGAAGAATATGAAGAAAATGATTTGTCTATTGAATCTCAAAGAGATTTAATTATTAGTGAATTATATGATTGAAGAAAAATTAGATTTAGAGAACCCTATTTTTGTAGTTTATATTGATGTTGATGGTTTAACTAATCAGTCAGCTAGAGACAAATTTGAGTCAGCTAAAAAATATTTAAATTATAGCAATGTTACTATGTGGTATATAGCAGACAAATTTAATAAAATTGAATTAATTTGGAAAGGCTCGAAATACTCATCTGATCCAGGAACTACAAATTTAGAAGGACTCATTACTAGAGTTAATCAAATTATTGAGGTAATTTCAGATACAACAGATAATTCAATAATTAAACAAAGATTAAGAGATTTACAATTGAAGTCGATATTATATGAACAATAGAAAAACCAAACAAGAAATATTAGATGATATATCAAAAAAAGAATTCTTTGATGAACAAAAAGAATATAGTGATTTTTTCATGTTATGGTATGATGGTTTATTAGAAGATTACTTCTATGATTTTCACGAAATCTACTTTCATATGTGGTTAGAGGATCAATCAAGACTTAGGGATGATAAAATAGACGAAATATTAGATTTGTCCAAAAAGAATAGATTAGGAGATTTTTTTCCTAAGGATTTTGATAATTGAAAACTATTTCTTATATTTGTATTAAATAATTAGAAATATGTATATAACAACTGTTACATCAGAAATCATAGAGAATAAACAAAACATTAATTTTTGTGATCTTTTTCGTATGGCTCAAGATTATGAACATCAAATTTTGATGGAAGAACTTCGTGATGAAATAAATAAATAATATACACGGTCGGGTGGCTGAGCATTTAGGCAGAGACCAGCAAAGTCTTTTACGGTAGTGAGAATCTATCCCCGACCTCAAACTTTTACAACTATGACACTTAAAGAAAAAATCAACAAAGATTACATCGACGCTTTCAAAGCTAAAAACACCTTATCAAAGAACTTACTTTCTGTAATTAAAGGTGAGATTCAAACTATTGAAAAAAACACAGGTGTTGAAAATCTAACAGATGAAGATGTTACTAAAATTCTTAACAAGTCTGTTAAGTCATTAAAAGAAACACTTTCTTCTCTTACCGATCCAGATAAACTATCATTTTCTAAAACCGAGTTAGAAATTGTAGAATCTTATTTGCCTAAACAAATGTCAGCTGAAGAAATTGAATCAAAAATCGATTCTTTAATTTCCTCTGGTATTACTAATATTGGTGCTATTATGAAAGAGTTTAGTTCTTTACCTGTAGATAAAAAGATAGTCTCTGAATTAGCAAAGGCTAAGATGAGTTAAGTTTTAAGAAACTTCCTATTAAAGACATAATATAAATTGAAAATTAATTTATATTATGTCTTATTTTTTTACATCAGAATCTGTTTCTGAAGGTCATCCAGATAAAATTGCTGACCAAATATCAGATGCCTTAATCGATAATTTCTTAGCTTTTGATCCAGAATCTAAGGTCGCTTGTGAAACACTTGTTACTACTGGTCAAGTTATTTTAGCCGGTGAAGTTAAATCTACAACACAACTCAATGTTCAATTAATTGCAAGAAAAGTAATTGAAAATATTGGATATACTAAAAGTGAATATATGTTTGATGCAAATTCTTGTGGTATACTATCAGCAATTCACGAGCAATCTACTGACATTAATCAAGGTGTTGAAAGAACAAATAAAGAAGATCAAGGAGCAGGAGACCAAGGTATGATGTTTGGTTATGCTACAAATGAAACTGATAATTATATGCCTTTACCTTTAGAATTATCACACTTACTTTTGAGAGAGCTATCAGAGATACGAAAAGAAGGTAAGAAAATGAAATATTTGAGACCAGATGCAAAAAGTCAAGTTACAATTGAATATGACAAAAAACATAAAGCCAAAAGAATTGATACGATTGTAATTTCAACTCAACATGATGATTTTGAACAAGACGATGATAAAATGTTAGATAAAATTAGAAAAGATGTTAAAAAGATTTTAATTCCTCGTGTTATTAGTAAATGTCCTAAAAGAATTCAAAAACTTTTCAAATCTGATTTTACATTACACGTCAACCCAACTGGTAAGTTTGTAATTGGTGGACCTCACGGAGATACTGGATTAACTGGTAGAAAAATCATTGTTGATACCTATGGTGGTAAAGGAGCTCATGGTGGCGGTGCTTTCTCAGGAAAAGATCCAAGTAAGGTTGATAGAAGCGCAGCTTATGCTACTAGACATATTGCTCGTAATTTAGTTGCTAGTGGTGTTTGTGACGAAGTTTTAGTACAAGTCGCTTATGCAATTGGAGTGGCTGATCCAGTTGGTCTTTATGTTAATACATATAATACATCTAATGTAAAACTTAGTGATGGTGAAATTGCTAAGAAAATTATGGAACTTGATTCTTGTAATTTAAGACCTTACTCAATTGAAAAGAGATTTAATTTAAGAACTCCAATTTATTCTGAAACTGCTGCTTATGGTCATATGGGTAGAGAATCATTTGTTAAAACAAAAACATTTAAAGATATTTTAGGAAACGAGAAAACTGTTGAAGTTGAGTTGTTTCCTTGGGAAAAAAATGATTTAGTTAAAGAGTTTCAGACAGTTTTTAATTTGAATTAATTTGTTTTTTTGAATTAAAATCCGTATATTTGTGGAATGATTAAGTTTGATTCATTCCACTATTTATACCCTCCTCGACCAAAGAATGCAGTTCCTTTATCTGACTTAGATTTTTGGGACAATAATATGATGATTGCACAACCAAAATTAAATGGTTCTAATGCGATCATTTTTATGAATGGTAAAGATGTTTTATTCTTTAATAGACACAATCAACGAATGAGTAATGTTCAATTAAATAGTGATGAACTATTACAACTTTATTCTGGTAGTGGTTGGATGGCTATCAATGGTGAGTATATGAATAAATCAAAAAACGATGAAAATAATGAAGTTTTCAATCATAAATTAGTTATTTTTGATTTGTTAGTTTATGATGGTAATTATTTAGTAGGAAATTCTTTTCAAGAAAGAATATCACTATTAGATAGTTTATTTGGTACTAATAGTTCTGAAAAAGAATACTTATATTCTATTTCTGAAAATATTTACCGAGTCAAGTCGTTTGATTCAAATTTCAAAGAATTGTTTACTAACTTATCTAAAATAGATATGATTGAAGGTTTAGTGTGTAAAAGAAAATCCGCTAAATTGGAAATTGGTAATACTGAAAACAATAATACTAAAAGTCAGATTAAATTTAGAAAGGCTACTAAAAATTATAAATTTTAATTAGCAAACCCTCTAACTTCCCAAAAGTCCTCTGGAATATGATCGTCTAATATTCTACTTGTTACTATATTGAACTCTTCAATATTATCTGGTCCCATTGTTTCGAAGAATCTTGATAGTTCAGATTTTCCTTTTTCAGAACCATAGAATACTGTATCATCAGAAAAGTAAACCATAAATATATCGAATTCTGTGTTTCTGTATTCTATATTAAGTGTAATAACAACAAAGTCTCCATCACAAGTTATTTTAGAAACTTTGGTTAAAAATATATGGTTGTCATAAATTTCATTTACTTCTTTCTCGATGAAGAAATATTCTTTGCTTTTTAGTTTATCTAGTTTAAGAGCTTTTAATGTTTCTGGATCTAATGACTCTAAAAATGATTGAACTGTTTTTTCTTGTAAAACTTGTTTTCTTTTTTGAATTTTTTCGAATCCATTAATTTGATTTTCTGATTGTAGTTTTGATAATATATCAATTACATTATTAATATCTAAGTTTAATTCATCTGAGATATATTGAACATCTTGAGAAATATCTTGCCAATATTCTAAAACATTTTCAATATCGTTTTGAGAGTAATTCATCTAATTAATTATTTATTTATATAAACTATATATTATTTTTTTCAATCATTTTTAATATATAATAAAAAATACTACTTAAATGAAAAAATTTACTAATCTAAAACCTGAAGTGAGTAAGCTATTTAAATCTGATGAAGTTTTATATAGTGATGATCATATTAAACTTATTCAATATGAGGATTGGTCGGTTTTGGCTGGTAAAGACGCTGTTGTTTGCATTCCTTATTTAATTGAACTAAATCAGTTTATAATTAGACAAGAATATATTCCTTCATTTAAGTATTCTGATGGAATTGATTATCATTTAGCTTGTGTTGGTGGTGGTATTGAACTCGGAGAAGATCCAGAAACTGCATTACTAAGAGAACTTCAAGAAGAAGCTGGTCTTGTTTTAAGAGATAGTTATAAAATTGAATTCGACAAACCACTTTATTTAGGTAAATATACTTCTATGAGAGTAATTCCTTGTATTCTACCTTTAACAGAAAATGACTATCATGAAATTGTAATAAAAGGGGATGGTTCAAGAGCAGAAAGTTTAAGTCAGACTGTTAAAGTAGATGTGAAATACTTGAATTCTCTTAATACTTCAGATGTTTTGACTGAACTAATGTTGATTAAGTTTAAAGAGTATTTGAATTTATAATTTATTAAGTGCGTCTTTCAACTCTTTTCTTGCTTCTTCATTAAACTTTTTATCATCAACATGAGGATAATCAGAAAAATTTGGATTTAGTTCAACTGATTCTATAGAGTAATAACACCAATCATCGATTGCTTGTTCTAAACTTCCTAAATTAAATAAATTACCAGCTTTACTCAACCATTGTAAATTAAATGATAGAACATAATATGTTTTTTCGATAGTAGTTTCTTTGTAAATTTCCTGATTATTCAAGTCTTTTGTTTTATATTTCAAAGGTTCTTGTTTAGAAATCTTTTTAATAATTTTAGTTTCTAATTGATCTTCTACAATCTTATCAAATGCTCTAATTATTTCTTCGTAATCATCATCAGCTTTTGTTTGTAAAGAATAATCAGCATACATTCTTCGTAATTCTCCATACATATCACTGACTTCAGTTAAGAATTTTCCTAATTTATCAAAGTCGTATGACAATTTTGTTCTTCCATCGATAGTTTTTTTAATTAAGTCTTCTAAAGATTCATAATTTGTCAAAAAATTAGAACCTTCTTTTTTTAATTCATCAAAATTATGAAGACAACATCTTAATAACATTTGTATAGTTTCTTCTTCTAAATCATACTTGAAAAAAGAATCATGTTCTGGAAACCAATCACTTTCGTCATAAAATTCGTAGGGATCATAATCATTATCGTCTAAAATATCTCTATATTTAGAAGCTTTTAAGAGCCATCCTGTTATTTTATCACGAGGTACTGAAATTTGTAATGATCCATTCTTGGTAAACTCCATCGAATCGTCTGTTGGAATACCATAGTAATCAAAAATCATTTTATCTGTTAAATGAACATCTTCGAACCAAACTAATTGAATACACAGTGGAGATATTAGTTCTATCTCATCTTCAATATTTCCACTCTCTGATTTTAGGAATATTCCACCTTCTAATTTAATATCTTCAATATTCAGATATCCTTCATCATCTCGAACTTTTATTTCTTTGAATTTATGTGAAATTCTCTTAATAAAAGATGTTAAACAAGATGTAACATCCTCATTACCAGTTATTACTTTATAATCTATAGTCATTTTCATAATGTTAACAGATATACAAGGTCTAACATCATAAGTATCAATTAATTCTGTATATTCACCAGTTGATTTTGATAGGAATCCAAAATTGACTTGTATTATATACTTCTCATCTTCAATTTCAGCTAAATAATCACGAATATCATCTTCGTCAATTGGATAAAGATTATTGTGAATTAACTCTGGTTTTTCATATGAAGTTCCAGCAAATAAATCTAATTGTCTTTCCTCATTAAATTGTTTCCAATTTTTAATCATGCTTTTAATTCAATTTTAAATTGAGTATAACTACTATGTAATTCACAAGATTTTAGTTTAGTCTTATATTTATCACTTTCCAATCTTTTGAGTGTACCTTCAACTATTTTACAAGTTTCTATAAACTCACTCAATTCTGATTCATTCCATCTTGTTAGTCTAATTTCAATCTCTTTTCTTATTGAATTGACATTTAAATAGAAATCATAATTTAATTCTTCAATTATACTCAAATACATATCTTCAATTTGATAAACTTCAGGAAACATATTCATTTTTTGCCGAATTTTATTATATAATTCAATTAGCTCCTGTTTAAGATTTGTATCTTCTTTGGATTTATTAAGTAGATATTGTGTGAATTCCTTCATTTCATCATAACTAGTCTCATAAAAGACTATATGTTCTAAATTGTACTTTTTATAAATCTCATTGAAATTTAACTCTCCATCTTTAGATACTTGTGAGTCCTCACCAAAAAAATAAAGAATTTCTTGAGCCATTTCTTCCGTGAAATCTTCAGATGTGGATTCATTAAATTTTGACCAATTTTTAATCATATAGTATATATAAAAAAAAGAGACTATTTTAGTCTCTTTTCTTAGCTGTTCGTTTTATTGTCTTTAGATTTTACTAAGTAATTCAGACTTTTTATCTGAAAACTCTTCATCTGTTAATATACCTGCTGAGTGTAAGTCAGCTAGTTTTTTAATTAGTTCGATTACATCTTCTGACTCTCTTTTTAAGATATCATTTAATTGTGGCTTATTTGATTTTAGTTTCTCCATAATCTTCTTAGACTTTGAGATATCGTTAATATCCTTTGGTTTTCTTGAACTCGGAAGAATTTGATATACAAGATGGTGTATGTAGTTCTTTTCAAATTCCATATCGACATCTACAAATTTCTGATTAGATTTTTCACCTTTTTCAACTCTACCGGTTTCAAAAGAACCAGCTACAGGTGAATTGTAATAAGCAGTGTTTGATGATAAACTCCCAGAGGTCAAACTTCCATTAAAGTTTGATGAATATGAAACATTTGAATTACCAACGGTAAGTGTGTTACTACCATTTGTTGTGTATATACTATTTACTACATTTGTAGTGGTGAGCGTTGTTCCATAATACGGGATATAATATGGATTTGAATACCATCTTGTATAGACAGGATAGTATTCATGAACCACGATCTTATGAAATCTATCATTCCAATCTTTGAGAGTAACTGCTTGTTCTTTATAGAAAAATACTTCTAATAAGCCATTGTCAGCAGTAGCATCAATAGATTCTTGATTATCGTCAACTTGATAAGTCTGAAATATGAATTTCTTTCTATCATCAACAAAACAATCTAAGTAAACTCGTTGACCTGGTTTTATTACAAGACCAGTCTTTGAAATTGAATTACCGTTCAAACGAATATCTGCTAAGACAGATTCTTTTAGAGGATTAAAGATTTCGATTTCAAATTCTTGATTATTATCGAGATAGATTTTATCTCCTTTGATTGATTTTCTGCCTTTATCTTTTGGATTTACAATAAAGGCACTAGGCAAATTAGTGCCTTTTTTTTGTTTAACTTTCATAGTTATTCCTTTTATTTTAGTCCTATATCTTTGAGTCTTTTCAAACTCTTAAAAGTGTCACTTTGAACACTCGACATAAGATTGACGAACAGCTAATTTATATATTGGTTAGATAATTCTTTGTTTTGAACAAAATATGAAAAAAAACTTGTTAATTAACAAACTCTTTTTATATTTGTAAATATAAACTCAACTGTTAAAAATTAGCGCTTTTAGCTCAGAGGTTAGAGCGGCTGACTCATAATCAGCGGGTCACTGGTTCGATCCCAGTAGGGCGCACAAAATTGCTTTCAGATCCTTAAATTATCCGTGGGGATAATCTGAATTCTAACCTCAGAGGAAAGGGGATCGTGCCCTCCTGGAAGCACAAATTTTATAATATATAAAAATAAAAATAAAAAATATGATGTAGATTAATTCACAAAATTCTCAACTTGTCAATTTAACCAGACAAGATATCAACTCAGGTTATCAAACACATTCAAACACAGATCTCAACTCTTTCAAAGAGATCACCGGAACATCCACAGAAAAATTAGTAACTCCAAAACACTATTACACAGTTAATGGTAAAAATTGGGCAATAGAAGAATCAATTCATTTTAAATGTCAAGCTGTCGCTGATGATATAAATCCTTATGGATATACTTTAGAAGTAAGATGGAAAGACAATAAAGGTGAATGGTATGGATGGACTACATATTGGAATCACAAAATATATCATTCAATACATCAAGCAAATGAGGCGGCTCTTAAATGTCACTTGTCTAAGAATAGTGTTTGTGAGTGGAGAATAAAACCATTATATGTAATGAATCAAATGGAATATAGAAGTTTCAAACTTGATAAATTATTTAGTGATAATAACCCTGATTCCAAAAAATATGAAGTAAAAGGCTGGAAAGTTAAAGAAGATGTTGAAATAGAATATAATAATGGCAACAAATTTAAGTATAAAAAAGGAACCTTATTTATTCAACTTGAAGATGGAAGTATTTTTAGAGTTAATAAACCATCTGATCCAACATCTATAGGTGATCATTATCAATTGAAACACAACCTAATACCCAACAAACAGGTCGTAGAAGTTGATATTTTAGATGAAAAATGGGCTCATCCACATTTAATAAAAGAATTAAAATTAAAATTTAAATTAAAATAAATATTTTTTGTTTATATTTGAATTTCTGAAAAAAACCAATAAATACTGACAAATTTGGATATTTCAGATTTTTACCTTATATTTGTATATAATGAATATTAACCTAATGAAAATTAAAGAAACTTTTCTGGCACTTACGATGAAAACCTTTCCTTATGGTTATGAAGAAGAATTAGAGATTTTTCTACCAAAAGGATATTTCAAAGACGAACACGGAAACTATTACTATAAAATTGGCGAAAGTAAAACAGCTTTTACTTGTCACTTAGATACTGCTTGTAAAGCTCAAGTAAATGTGACTCATGTTTTTGATAAAAATTATATCAGAACAAATGGTAAGAGTATTTTAGGAGCTGACGATAAAGCTGGTATGACAGTCTTACTTTATATGATAGAGAAAAATGTTCCAGGTCTTTATTGTTTTTTCATCGGAGAAGAAGTTGGATGTATTGGTTCAAGTGCAGCTTCTAAAGATGATTTGTTTAAGAACTATAATAGAATGATTTCTTTTGATAGAAGAGGTACTGGTTCTATTATTACTTATCAATCTTCTCAAAGATGTTGTTCTGATAAATTTGCAAATGAACTAGCAAAACAGTATAATAGTAATGGTATGATGATGGCACCAGACGATACTGGTGTTTATACTGACTCAGCTGAGTTTACTGGTGTTATTTCAGAATGTACAAATATCTCTGTTGGTTATTACAAAGAACATACACACGAAGAACATCAAGATTTAGCACACTTAGTGAAACTTTGTAATGCTTCTGTTAAAATTGATTGGGAAAATCTACCAACTGAAAGAGATACTAAGAATAAAGAATATAAAAACTATTATAAAAGTGAATATTCTACTTATGATAGTTATCATCCAACTGGTCGTTTTTCTTCAAGAAGTGGAACAAGTAGAAAGCTTTCTTCAAGAGCCTTTCGTGACTATGATGATTGGTATGATGAAACTCCTAAGAGTAAGTGGAAAACTGTAAAAAATAAACCACAAAAGATTTATTTAGATACACTCGAAAACGATATTACTGATAGTTTTTCACAAAGAGAAACAAAGTTTTATTATGAGTCTTTAAAACAGATGTTGTTCGATGATAAATTGACTGTTCAAGACTTTGAGATTATTAAAGAACAATACTTAGATATGAATGATCCTAAAGATCAAGCCTTCTATGATGATATTATTTTTCATTTATCTTAATTTCTATACGGAGATATGATTTCAGAGTTTTTGATTAATTCATCAGGAGCGTTTCTAATTTTAGAAGATTCAACATCGTGTGAAATTAAAAACTTATTTCCTTTTTTTTCAACAATTCTCACTGGTGTTACCATACGGTTATACCAGTATTTTATTAATACTAAATCACCTGGCTTATAAAAACTTTTAAACTCTAAAATAAAATTCATCTAATATATATTAATTTTTTATGACAGACATGGTAAGAATAAATCGAAACTTAACAGTAGAGAAAAGTTTCTATGATTTTTTAAGTATGAATCACAACATTATTTGTTTGATATTGCTAAATATTAATACCGAACCAGGCATTGACTTTCTTGCACCAACAGATAAGGCTGATTTAATTTCTTATTTACCAGAAAATAAATTAAAAGATGGTGAGTTAGATCCTTTCACAGCAAAAGGAAGAGCTCAAATGAAGATTGGCCGACTTGTTCAAAAACTTATTCCAGATAAACTAATATTAGAACACAATATTGATAGCCGTGCTATTGAGAACTTTGTAAATAAATACAAAGCTTGGTTTGATACAAGTGAATTAGAATTCAGAATTGTAGAAGGAGAAGAAATTAAGAAGTGGTATTTAGATGAAAACTATTTTGCTCCAGATGGAAATTATATTGGCACACTTTGGAATTCTTGTATGCGATACGCCAAAAGACAAAGTTATCTACAAATGTATTCTAACAATCCAATCAAAATGCTTTGTTTGATTACTAAACAAAATGGAGAAGAAAAAGTTAGATCAAGAGCTCTACTTTGGGATGATGTTAGTGTTATTTCGTCTGATGATAGATTCCAATCTAAAGGTTTATCTAATATAAAAGTAATGGATAGAATCTACAGTGTTTTTGATTCTGATGTTCATTTGTTTAAAAAATGGGCAAAAGAAAATGGTTATATCACTAAATGGGAGCAATCAGCCAAATCACACCAATTTTTCGATGTTGATAATGAAAGAACAGTAATAAAATGTAAGATAAAGCTTCAACAGTATAACTTCAATTACTATCCTTACTTAGACACCTTTCCTTATTTTGATCTAAACAAAGGATTTCTTAGAAATGATATAAATTCACCTAATTATCAATTCACTTTAGTTCAAGCTAATGGTAGTTTAGAGTCAGTAGAAGATAATGAATCAGTAGAAGAAGATAATTGGTAATTAAATATTATTATCAAATTTCCATTTCTCATACTTGTTAACAATATCAATAAGAAATTTATTTCTTACTATATCCTCAACACCAAATCTAAAGTTATGAACTTGTTCTACATCACTAATAAGATTTATAAATTCTAAAAATCTTGAGTCTTTTTTCTTAATATCATATTGAGAAACATCACCCATCATTATTGCCTTAGAATCTTTACCTAATCTTGTTACCCAAAGCATTAGTTGTGTCATAGTACAGTTTTGAGCTTCATCTAAAATCATAATTGCGTTATCGTAAGTTGTACCTCTCATATAAGCTAATGGCTCAACTACTATCTCGTTATTTGATACCATCCATTGAAATGTAGGCTTACCGATTATTTTTTCAAAGTTAGAACTATAAGATTTCATAAATGGATCTACTTTTTCTTCTTTAGTTCCAGGTAAAAAACCTAAATTCTCACCACTTTCTTGAATTGGCTTAGTTAAAATAATTTGGTCTACTTTTTTATCAGCTAAAAGTGCTAAAGCTGTGTAACAAGCTGTGAAAGTTTTTGAAGAACCAGCCGGTCCTTGACAAACAGTTAAAGTGTTGTGTCTAATACCTTTGTATAGTTCTAATTGCTTAGGAGTTAATTCAATTCTTTTTGAATCAAGCTCTTGTTTAGTTAGTCTACCTTTTTTCTGAGAGTTTAGTTCTCTTTGTTTGAGAAGTTCAAGAGCTTCGATTTCGAGTTCTTTTCTTCCAGTTTGTTTTTGTTTATTTGTTGTTCCCATCGGATTTATTTATTAATAAATTATTTTTCCCTTATGATGGAATTGTTCTTTTTAATATATAATACATTAGGTATGAAAACTAAAGAACAACTAATATATGATTTGATATTCTCTGAAGATTCAGAGTTTAGAATTGATATTGCTGAGTATATTGAAAACATTTATAAATATGATAAGTTCATAGATGAGATTAAAGAAGTTCTAAAAAAGTCTAAAGTTTCTATAATTAGAGAAAAAGTAGACTTAGATTCAAAGAGTGCTATTTGGAATTTAAAAGTAAAAAAGTAATTTATGTTTACAAGAAATGTTGACACCGGTAAATGGTCAAACCAAAAAGAGACCTTAAATAAAGATTACTATGATAGTCTAAAACAAGATTTAGACAAAGTTAAGCTTTATTCTAAATGTTTGAGTGGTTCAACATATCTACCAATCAACAACTTAGATGATATCTATGATGTAATGAAATTTACAAAAATTGGTTATTATCCAAATTTTCCTGGTTCAATATTAAATCCTCCTGCACTTGGTCCTCAACTTCAAATAGATTCTAGCAATTCAGATGAAATTTATACTAAATATCTAAAAGAGAATGCCTTTACAATTAAAAACCTATTCACTCCTACAAAATTAATTAAAGACCAGCTTAAAAACTATTTATATGTAGACGCTGCTACAACAGTTTCTTTAACAAATTTAGGACAACAAGTAGTAGGACTTCAAATTGACGATGTTGTATTATTAGAAGGTCATAGAGTACTTGTTAAAAATCAGACAACTGAGATTGTTTTATCTGTTTCAGTAGATGCAGAAGAGTATTTTACTAACACTATTTTGACTTCAAATTACTATGAGGTTGATAATGATGGCACAAACATAACATATTTTTATTATAATAACCAAAATGGTATTTATGAATATACAAATAACACTTTAGTCAAAACCGCAGATTTAGACTTATATGAAGATGCATACAGATATAGTGTAGCTGTAAAACTAGGTACTACAAATCGTGAAAAACAATTTCATCTATCTAGACTGAAGAATGGTTATTATCCATTAATTTCTGAAAATCAAAACATTGAATTTAAAGAAAATCATAACTGGGTTTTAAGAAATAGGGTAGATTATAATAATGTCTATGACATTAATTATTATGATATAATCAATCATGCAACTCAAAGTTTTTATGATGTAAACACTGGATTTACATTTTCAGTCCCTCAGAGAACAATCGCAGTTGGTGAGTTTGGAATAATTATAAATAACCAAGATAAATTAAATTCATCCTTTACTTATAGTAATTCAAGTGTTATTTCAAATAAATATAAAGTCAATTTAAGATCAATTACTGAAACTACTAAATATTATTGGTCTTGTGGTGATGAAGGTACAATTTTGAGAATTTCTAAAGTCGACTATTCAATTAAAAGAATTTTAATTGATGAAACTTCTAATTTTACATCCATTTCTTTCTATCAAGACTTGAATGGTTTAGCAGTTGGTGACTACAATACTATCTACTATACAAATGATGGAGGATTAAACTGGTCAAAGTTAACTTTTAGCCAATTTGATAATTACTCTTATAATAAGGTTATATATGCAAATTATAATCAAGCTTATGTTGCTGGTGATAATGGTGTGTTCTTAGAGCTTTCATATTCACTAAATAATTGGATTGCATATAAGAGAAAAATAATCAAAAAAATAGATGAAATAGATGAAGTTGTGTTATTTGAAGATATCAATTCAATGACACTAACAAATTGGACAAATATTAAGTCTTCTTCTTATGTTGATGATCTGACTTCTGTGGATTTTGCAAATAATTTGTATTTCAATTATAGTTTGATGGGTGAGACTTTACAAATCACAATTGATAACAAATATTTTAGTAATTCAACATTTAGTAATCAATCTCAACTTATGATAGCTTTAGAGATTGAACAGAGTGGATCAATTGTATATACAAATTCTAATTTCAACATAGCACCTGCTCAGGATACAACATATGACTTTTATCATTATATACAGGCATCAACAACTTATGAGAAATTAGTTTTCACATGTTCATTACCTTTAACTAATGGAAATATCTCAATCGATAGTTTTACCGTTTCAGCACAAATTTTTTATGACTATGATGGTTTGACTGATGGTATTAACCCAGGTATTATTCAATCGAATAAAGAATTTAAAATGCAACCAGTTGAAGGAAGTTTAATTCTTTTAGCGAGTAATTATAATAATTTAGTTTGTTATGATGTGAATAGTATTTTCACACCAAGTCAACAACAGTTTGTATATGCTTCATTCTCACAAAATTATAGTGATCTAAGAGTAGTTGAAAGAAATAAAAATACACAGTATGGGTATTTTGCGTCAGACAAGGTCTATCAATTCAATCTAAGTGATTTTACTAAATTAACAAGTACAGTAAGTAATATGATATCAGTGAGTGTAAGTGAAGTCGTTGATTTATATCCAAATATTTTACTGTCTTCTGACACCAATTTATATTTAGCTGGAAATAACGCTTTGTTAAAAACAAATGATTATTTATCATCTAATTTTTATGAATTAGATCCAACTTTCAACGAAAGAATCAAGTCTAGAATGGTATTTTTAGATTATGATATCGCTTCAAAACTTAACTTTTTTGATGATAATGGTAACTATAGAGTTCCTGATTCAATTACTCTAACTCAATCACAAGTAAACCTATTGAACTCAGGTACTTCATCTTTTACTTTCACAAGTAAGACGGGTGAACTTAGTTGGATGGATTATTATAAAGACTCTGAGAAAACCTTTGCTTATTATACATCAATGAATGATGCAAATAAAGTTGAATTTAGTACTACTTTTAAATTTTATGATTTAACAACGAGTTCTGATTCACTACATCGAACCGACATAGTTACTTATTCAAACATAGAAGTTAATACCGAAGTTTCAGAGATAATTAAATTGGTACCTTCAATATTAAGTTCAACCGCATCTAGATATTTTCAGAATTCAACGCCAATTGCATCTAATTTTCTACCCACTAATAACTCATCATCTCAGCCATATAAAATCTGGGCATATCGAGATATCTTAGTATTCAGTCAGACTTTTGATATAACTTCTAACAATATTGATACTTTACCACAAGTTGGTGATATAGTTAGATTAACATCTGATGTGATAGATTGTAACTTACTTATTAATAGAATCGAAGTTTTTGAATATACAACATCTAATAGTACAACAAGGTTAAGAATGTCAGCTGGTCAGTTTCCACCAGTAACAATTAACACAACTAAGAGATATGATGTTTATATGTATTGCTATTCGGAATTTAATGAGACAATAATTAAAAATCTCACTAAATCTACAGCCGTTATTAGTTTGACTTATTTAAATAGATATACATCTTCTGATACACTAATATCGAATTTGGACAATCACTTTTTGGGATTAGCATATAAGTTTGAAATATCAGATAACGATTTAATCATAACTCCAAGATTTAACAACAAGACTGCTTATTATAATTTACAAGCTAGATTTAATCTAATTAGTCAATCAAGTAATTTCACCAGTGATTTGAGTTATAAGGAGAGCTTCTTAGATTTTGGTTATAGTCCTACATATAACATCTTTGATTATCTAAATAAGGTAGATCCTGATATTTTCACATCAGATAAGATTTTTTCAATCTTACCAGAGTTTACAAATTTAGTAGGAAATGACAGTAACACATTTACTGATTCCAACATATTTGTTGATCCTAGTGTAGGAGTTCAAACAGGTACTTATAGTTGGTATAGAAATGGAACTAATCAACTAATATTTGGGTCTGATTATAAAAACCATTGGGATTCATTGTTGTTACATACATTTGTTGATATAACTTTTAGATCCACAACAGATGGTGATGTTATTAACACACGATTACTAATAACGAATAAATATTATGACTCTAACTTAGGTGGATATGTCATGGAGTTTCATAGAAAGTTTGAACTACCTGGTAGTTTTTCTGTTTTTGAATTAGATATCAGAAGTAGAAATGAACTGTTAGAAATAAGTCAGGATCTTCAGCTATTGAATAATATTCAAAGAACACAGAAAAATAAAACAGTTCAATATTTAAATACTTTTTCAACACTAGAGAATGAATTAAAAACTAAGTTTAGTACTGACTCATATTTTAAGGCTTTGGTATCTGATTATTCAATAAGAAAATATATTAGTTCAATAATATATGTTGATTATGACTATCAACTATCAATGAATATTTTGAATCTCGAAAAGGAATTAGTTTATAACGTAACTAGTGTAGACTCTTCTTCTTCATACTGGAATGGATATGATGAGCCAATAAAAGGTGAACCCAATAGATTAATTTTGAATATAGGGGAAAATGAATTACAACCTGGTGACTTGATATATCTTATATCCGGAACAAGCTCAGTATTTAATTTGAGTAATGTTTTAGGACTACAGACAGTTATATCCAATGAGGGACCGACAAAAATATCTACATCAAAATACTATTACTCTTTTGATTATTTAGGTGAAGTCGATAATGTTCAAGTTAAATTTATTAAGAAAGATCCGTTTTTCAACTATCAAAATATTGATTTATTTAACTTAGGCGTTGATAAAAATGTCACTAGGTCAATTGAAATAATGCCAGAAAATTTCAAACTTACTGGTTCAACTTATAGTTTAGTTGATTTGGACTTGACTAAATACAAATTTGAGTTTGTTGATGGTCTTTCATTAGATGAAGTAAATCAAAACTTTTCTTGGCTGTTAGAGGCTGAGATTTCAAATGCTGTAATTGGTAGAGATAAGAATGGTTTAGTTTGGTACTCAGGTATTTGGAGGTGTGGTAGGTGGTTTGGAGGGACATGGTATTCTGGTAGATGGGTAAGTGGTGATTGGTATGAAGGAACTTGGAAATCTTATAACACAAAATATAAAGTAATTTCTGTTGAAGTAGATACCTCTTACATAGACAATACTGCTTCAAGATGGTTTAACGGTAGGTGGTTTGATGGTACTTGGGAAGGAGGTACTTGGTATAATGGTAGAAGATATGCTGGTGACTGGAACACTGGTAACTGGTATAATGGTATTTGGAACGATGGACTTTGGAAAGATGGTAATTTTGAAGGTGGAGTCTGGGTACAAGGAACTTGGGAAAAAGGAATTTTTAATTGTAATTCAAAACCTGCTTATTGGCTTTACGGAACCTTTAAGTCTGGTGACTTCGAAAACGGTATCTGGTATAATGGTTTATTTGGTAATGACCAGCAAATCCTAACAAGATTTGGAACAAAAGCAAGTAATAGCAGAACAGCAAACTGGCATGGTGGTCGTTGGGTTGATGGTGAGTTTCACTCTTTTCTAAATGTTGATAGTGAAAGTGGTGAAACACTTGTATCTGATATACACAAATATTCAATTTGGAGAACTGGAATTTGGCTTAAAGGAAAATTCTATGGTGGTATAGCTTATAACGTCGACTTTAGAAGTGGTGATTGGCTTGGTGGAATTTTAGAAGAGATACAAGTAATTGGTGTAAATCAAATTTATCCCAATACATCGTCAACTAATTCGATTGTATTGAATGGTATTTTCAAATTTAATACCGGTGATATAATTTGGATTATTGATGATTATACAGATCAAGCATACGCAAATCTTGGTAATAATGAAAATCCACTTAGCTATAGAATCATACAAATACTTGAAGATTCAGTTCTCGAAAGAACAACTTTGTATTTAAATTATGATTTGAGTCAACTAGGTGTTGATAACACAATAGGATCAATTGATAATGTTGGATATGAAACTGGATTAAGAGTAGTCAGTCACTTCAAAGGAGCTCATTGGTATAGTGGTATTTGGACTAATGGAATATTCGATGGTGATCAATTTGATTCTGGAATTTGGTATAATGGTGTATTCAAAAGTGGTTCGTGGGGTAATTAAATATTAAGAATTAATATATAGATAATATGAAAAGAAAATTATTAATGCATTTGGAAGAGTATGAATCATTTAGAAATAAAACAATTACTTTTGTCAGTAAGAGAAATTCTAATCTTGTGATCACTGTGGTTACTGAAAATGGTAGAATAATATCTATTGATAATGAAGCTGGTGTGAGATTTCCTTTTTCTGAAGGTCAATTACTTTCAAGAAATGTTGAAGTATGGGCTTGTAATAATAATTTCTACATGGATGGAAAAGATACTTGTCCTGAAAAAAAAGTTTTTGGAATCAGAACAAGTGATATACCACAAGGACACGAATTAAGACATCTATACCCAAATAAATTCAAATAACCTATGAAATTTTTAAAGAACTACAGACTTTTCGAAGAAGCTGAGACAACATCAGAAGTAAATACAGATTTGAAAAATGACATTTCTGAAATGATTAAAAAATCCTTAAATACAGAGGATGAAGAAACCTTTAATAAATTTCTAAAGTCATTCATAAGAAATCCAGAAGAATCTCAAATACAGGGATTAATTAATGATTCAGATGTATATGAGTTTTATTTGAAATATAGAAATGATATAGATGAACTTTTATCAAAAGTAAACTTCTATGATGAAGTACCTTCAGAAATGTCTACTTTTAGTTTATATGATTATATAATTAAAGGTACTAAAAGAGCAGTATCAGAAATAATATCTGACTTATCAGAAAGTGGTTCATCTGAGAAAGAAGCTCAATAGAGTTAAAGGATCTTTATGTAAGTGAAAATGATTAAGGAATAAAAAACCGAAAATCATAGTAACTATTGTTACCTTGAAAAGTCTTAGAAATCTAACAATTACAAAATAGTTGTGTAGTTTCTTGAGAATCGAATTCATTAGAATATTAAAGATAAATATTGTAATGAAGATTAACCAACTTTTTGTAACAAGTCCTAATAAAACCCAACAAATATTTAATATTTCAAGTGCTAAGTAGAAACTGAAGTATTCGAAGTCTTTTGACTTAAAATCACTGCGTGTTGGTTCCTTTTTTGTAACTTTTTTAAATTTATAATACCAATCGTAAATCCTATTGTAGTTTTGAAAATTTAGTAGTGTACTTAGGTTCAAAATAAAAAGAATTAGACCAAAGAAATAAAATATATCACCTAACATAAAAATCAATATTTTTATTTTATACTCTTATTCGTTACGATTGTTTTACAAAAGAGCTAATCTTATTTAATATATAAATAAAATTAATAATTTTAATTACATGGCTGCTACCCCATTATATAAGAGACTTAAAGCAAACGGAACCTCATTTTACGCTTTTCCTGGAGCTGCTGAAGATATTTCAGCTGCATATCAGAATGAGAATTACAAAATGTATTTTTCTAAATATGTTTTATTAAATTTGCCTATACAAAAACTGAGTGGTAGCACTGCATCAATTTATTGGGACTTTGAAAATACTGCAAACTTAGGATATGGATTTAAGAGATCAAACTTCTCAACACCAGCAACTAACTACCAAGACCAAATGGTTGAATCCTTGAGAAACTATGTAGCAAACCAAGAAGTTGTAATTAAAGAGTCAAGATTAAATAATACAGAGTACTATTACGATAATACAATAATAGAAACACCAACTGAGAAAATATTCTGGAAATGGTGTAAAAAACTAGGACTAATTGATTTTGATCAAGCAGTTGATGGAGATGAATACTTTGGTAATTTACCTGAATTTCAAAGGAATAACTTAAATGATGATGAATATTTTCCAGAGTTACTTTGGAAAGAAAGAGAAGTAGTTGAGTGGTCTACTGTAAGTTTTTATGAGTCTGGTGAAGCTGGATACTCTAATAAATTAGAAATAGAGTTTCAATCAACTACGAATTTTAGAGTTAATGATTTAGTTGAGTTCGGTAATATAACTGATCCAATCTTAGTTAGTTTATTTGGTGAGTCAGGTTTTAGAACTAAAATTCAAAAAATTATACCAGCAACCTCTACTACTGGACAGAAAATAGTTTTTGATGTGAATTACACAAATGCTGAATTTAACGAAACTGGGGCGTTTGTCAAATTAGTATATCAAAGATTAGTTCAGTATATAGGAGAAGTTAATGGTGTAAATAATGTACAAGAGGCTAACAGATCCTATACTGAAGTATATGCACATATACCTGATCATACAGGACGTACACCAGACATATTATTCAGAACTAAATTTGATGTTAATTACAAACCAAACATGACTTTTCCGATTTTACCAAGTCAGTATCAACCTGAAATTATAGGAGCTGAATTGTTTTCTAGTCCAATCGTTAGTACTCCTGTTAATTATCCAGGTAATCACTATGGTCAGTTCGACACTGAAGATTTTACATACGAGACAGCAAGTGGTGATTCACTTAGAAGGAGTGGTGATTATTTTGGTATTTCTGGTGATATTAATATTCCAGTAGTAAATGGTTCAACTGTTGATGGTCTTACTTTAGATTTTGACCCAGCACACTATGTTAAAATGAATATTATTGGTAGAGAACTTACTAATTTTGATCAATTTAATGCTTTAGAAGTAAATAATCAAGTTCCTCAGGATTTCGAATTTAACTCAATTTTATGGTATTATACTGTTGAAGATATTAATGGTAATCAAACGACGAACCTATATGGCATCTCGTTTGTCGATAATCCAGATAACAATCCTTTGCCTAGTGAGGTATCATTAAGAGTACCTACTTTCAAAAAGTTAGCTACAAATGATTTACAAGACGGTACATCTTATGCTTTTTCACTTAATCTTAGTTTCAATATCATCAATGAGAATCCACAGGATACCTATAATCCTCAAGCAATCAATTCATTATTTAGTTTCAATCTGTTTAATGAAGCGATGAGAAGATTGGCTAATGTAAATCAATCATTTTTAGAAATTTTAGCAACTCAAGGCGATCTTGAACAACAGGTTTCTGATATGAGACAACTCTTATATTCACAGACAGATTTTCAAACAATCAATGCAAGAATTTCTAATTTAGATAATCTATTAAGACTTTATTCAACAAATCAAATAATAAATTCAGATACAATTGCGGTAGACTTAGACTCTACTGTTTCACCACCGAGAATTAAGTTAAGAAACAAAGATGCTACTTATAATGTTATCTATGAAGTATTCACTTCTCAACTTTATAACATCAATGGTGCAGTTCCATATATTGCTACTGTTCCTGAGAACAAGAATTTTCTAATTTATGTAACTAATGATGATATAAATGATTTCACACTACCGAATGATGATAAACTTACTATCTTAATTGATAGAGACTTAGATTATAAACAAAGTTGTGATATTATCATCGATTCAAATCTAACTGCAACACAGAATAAGAAACTTGAAATTTTCATAAATTATAAATTAGGTCTTGATACAGCAACTCCAGTAGAAACACAAATAGTTGAAACAGTTGACTTACCTGTTTATTATAATACCGTAACACAAGTCTCGAATAGTGCCAAAAGTTGGAACTCGGTGAATTTCGATATAGATCTAACAAAAGACTTTCAATTGACTTCTGGTGGTCTACTAACTTTACCGATAAACGAAAATGGACAATTAGTTAACAACTCATTTAAAGCTGGTGATACATATCAGATTAAGGATTTCACAATTGGTACAATAAGTAAAATTGATTTTTCAGGACAATATGTAGTTGATTCAGTTGGAGCAACTAATTCTATTCTAACTCTAAATGTTAACAATAATGCAACACTTATTTCTTATGGAGCGAGTAACAGTTTACCAATAACATTCAATTCAAGTACAAATTATTTATTATCTAATAAACCTTATTTGAAGTTAAACAAAGGAATAAAGTACAAGATTACCAGAATTTCTGATGCAGTTGGTGACTCAATTGAAGAAAGATACCTTATTGAGAGAGAAGTTAGATGATGTTTTTGAATTAATGATTATATAAATTTAATATATAATCAAAAATAAGGTTCAAAATATGGCTTGTAATAATCAGAGTTCATTATTCGGCACTTCTGACAAATATATAAAATTTCTTAATGGTGATTTAGTAGCAGTAGAAGGTGTAAATACTGTTGACAGACAATTTTTAAAAGATTTAAGAATTCCTTATACTCAATTATTAAGAGGAAGAGTTGTATTAAAAGCTGGTCAAGTTGATTATTTAATGAATCATTTAGGATTAGGAGACAACGCAACATTTTTATCAATTGCAGCAACTTATGATCCGAAATCTAAAATAGAGGAAGATAATTACATTCAATATAATTTTGCTGATGACTTATCCAAGAATCATTATATGGCACAATTGATGATATTAACTGGCAACTCAGCATATAGAATACCACAGTTATATTTGACGAATCCAAATTCAAACTATCCAGTAAACTTGGATATAATGGTTGCGGTTATAGATGATACTTATTCGTTCTTTAATGATACACTAAATCAATCAGGATTATCTTTCACTGGCTTGGAATATACAGATATACACACTTATGTTATAAATGAATCAATTGTTATTAAGGACAAAAGTGCTCCACCTAAACCACTAGTCTATATCAAAATAGCAAATATTAACTCAATCGAAAGATCAGACGATATATTAATAGTTGATGATCAAAGCTTTGGAACAATATTCTTAAAGTTCTTAACTGTAAATGATGCATCACAAGCATTTTCAATATTTAACTATGTTATGGAAAATCCAAATGTTAATATTGATACACTTAGTCCTCTATCGGATACGGAGAAACCAGTAATAGTATTTAATACTCAAGTTGGAAATACAGGAGATTATATCTATGATTATTTAGGATTAACTGGTATTAACCCTGATACTACAATTGGTAATACATTCTCGACTTCAATCTCATTGTCTACTTTTGGAGTAAGCAATGTAATTGATAAAAATAAAATAGTTGACTTACTTATTAACTCAGTTACCGATAACAGAGATGGTGTAATGGGTATTACTGGATCTAATTTAATATTAGGTTCAACTTCTGGGACAGTAACTACAATACTTGAAGTAGGAACTTACTCTGTAAATTTTGATTTTTCTGATATAGCATTAAATTATTTAAATGTATTGAAAATTAATCTTGATATAACTGCATAAAAAGGATGAATAACAATGACTTATAATGTAAATTATTTTTTAAGACCGTTAGGAACGGGAGATAGAAATATCCAAATTTTAGATAGCACTGGTGTGATTAAGTACACTGTGAACCCATTTTCTATCGTCAATACGATGGTGAATAATAATTTGGTAAAAATTAATCTTAAAAATGATAAGATAATATTTCTGAATTTTTATAATTCAAATGAAGCTAAGTCAGCAATAACTCAACTACAAACACAAATTGACACGTTAACTCAAAATACACCTATTGTCATTGCTAAAGATGTAGAGAATTACATTACTGGATTACTTTCAGACTTAGATATTAATACAATTAGTCCAGGTAGTGGTGAATTAACACTTAATGGTGACTTTTTACCAGGCACTAACAGTACTTATAACTTGGGATCACCTCAGTTACAATGGAGGAGTTTGTATGTTGGCACAAGTTCTATTTATATTGGTGGTTTAACTCTTTCATCACATAATAATAGCTTAGTAGTTAATAGTGTTAACATAGGTTCTGTTGATAATCCATTTGTGCTTTCGACTGATGGAGATACACTACTTTACAACAGTACTCAGAGTCTACCGATTTCTTACAATAATTTACAAGGCATTCCTTTTACATTTATTGATACTGCAACAATTTCTACTGATAATTCAGTCCAATTTAATTCTTCTTTAAGTATAGTCGAATCTTCAGTTAATTTTATTTCTGGCATAACTCCAAGTTCTATTATCTCATCCAATATCGATGAAAATAATAATGGTTATATTTCTATACAAACAATTGGATCTGCTTCAAACTTTGACTTACAATTCAAAAATGGTAATATTATACTACCAACAGTTGGAGATATTATTAGAGACAATCAATCTGTATTATACAGGTACTCTGGCACCTCAAGTTCACATCTTCAACTACCTGAAGAAGGGTTTATTATAGAATTACAAACTCAAGATAGACTCGGATTTAAACAAGCACATAGTTTAATCGTTTACAATATTATTGATAATAACTATGCAATTGATGACTATGTTGATGATGCTGGTATTTATTTCGTCGGTGAAGTAACTGGATATAACTTTGAGACTGGTTTACTTGAACTAGTGGTAAACTATTCTCCGAAATTCGGAGCAACAAACAATGATGGTGTGGTTCCTACTTATAGTTTTTGGAACATAGAAATAAGTCCATCAAATTTCTCATCTACCTTAACTATAACAAATGCATCAAACAACTCTTTAGTCACTTCGGATGGGTCAACTGGGTTAGTTGCTCAAAATAATTTAACATTCGATGGATCAACTTTTTCAATTCAAGCAACAACTCAGTTTCAACAAACAATAGAAGAACTAAATACTTCAACCGCAGGTGCAACAATTATTTATGACTTCAATTTAGGTTCAATCTGGACACACGATGATTTGGCTGAAGACTTTCAGCCAGACTTCCAGAATGTTCCAGAGATTGAAATGAAAGTTATCACCTCTACGATTATTATTGAACAACAAGGAACAGCTTATCTACCTACATCGCCAATTTTAATAAATGGAAATACTTATAGTGTAAAATGGGTTGGCGCTAGTACACCTTCCGGAAGTGTTAACCAAACAGATGTTGTTGGGTTTTCATTCATAAGAAGAAACAATGATTGGTCAGTTTTGGCTCAAGTAAGTACATTTGGATAATACTTATAACTTTTATTTTATAATATATAAGTTATGATAGGTAAATTCTCAAACTTTTCTGGACCACTTTCATCAATGATTTCTGTGCAAATACCTTTGTTGGATACAATATATTACGGGTCATTATTGATAGTATCAGCCAGTTCTTCATATCTTCGATCAGATTCATCTGACTATATAGTTGGCACTAGTTCTTTTACTGTTGAAAGTTGGTTTAAGTCCAATAATACTAATGGATATAAGGGTATTTTAACTAATAGAGAGTTTGGAGGTGTAGATGGATTTTCGATAAACACACACGATGGAAATGTCGAGTTTTACACGATTGGTGGATATAATGAGACACCAATCAATACTGGTGTTTGGTATCATGCTGCTATCTCAAGAACAGGAGGAACAGCGAGTTGTTATCTAAATGGTAATTTAGTTTTTGAATTCAGTGATAGCAATAATTACACCGGTAATTCCTTAGCCATTGGTAGATACTATAATAACTATGATGGATATTATTTTGATGGATTAATTAGTCAATCAAGATTAATTGTTGGCACGGCTATTTACACTTCTAATTTTACCGCAAGTTTCACTTACAGTAATACACTTGATACCAAATTCTTAATCAATGTTGGAAGTCAAAATACTGCCATATTTGATAACAGTATCTACAATCATGAAATAACAAATCAACTTGTTGGATTCACATCGAGTCTTCCATTTATTGGAGGTAGTTTCAGATTTGGTCAGAATGATACTACAGAAAGGTATATCACACTACCTGCTAGTAACGATTTCGCATTTAATACCAATGACTTTACGGTAGAGTGGTTTCAGTATCAAACCCAAGCATCTCCACCTAGTTACAGTAGACTTTTTGAGGTTGGTAGTTGGCCAACACATTCCTTAGCTGTAAGTATTGAAAATGGTTTATTTTTACTCTGGTTGAATAATGGAATGACATATTATGTAAATATAACACTTACAAATTATTTAAATAAATGGGTTCATTTTGCTATCTCGAGAACATCTGGTGTAGTTTCGGTTTATAAAGACGGAACTAGAATTTGGACAGGAACTGTTAATACAAATATTAGTAATAACAGTAATGACCTGTGGATAGGATCTGGAACAAATAATGTTTGGAATGGTTACTTGACTAATTTTAGATTAGTCACTGGAACATCTGTTTATAATGTCAATGATTTAACTATCAATGTCCCAACATCTGAATTAACAGCAGTATCTGGTACTAAATTACTTTTGAAATTCAAGGAAAGTGGTTCAATAATAGATACAAGTGGTTTTAGTAGACCCGTGAGTATTTTTGGTTCTACTTGGAGTTCTTTATCACCTTTTGGTTAATTTTAATAAAAAAACGATTTAATTTTTTAATATATAAAAAAAAGAAATGAAAATATGAATATTACACTTACAAATCCTAAAAAGATTGTTTTACAAGAAGAAAAAAGTAAGACTATTGACTCATTAACAGTAATTAGAGTTGTTGATTTACCAAAGCAAAAAGTTGTAAGATGTTTTGTTGAAGAATTGGATGAGCCAGTTGTTTTGTGGGAAGGAGCAGATTATGATGCAGCTGGACAGTGGACAGATGCTGATGTCATCACAAGACTTACTGCTCTATACAGCGCTTAATTCATCTTTCAATATAATCTTTAAATGAGTTAACTCAAATAGTTGAGTTAACTCTTTTTTTTTATACTAACTTTTCTCATTAATTTGATATAATTAGAAAAGAAAAAGTCAAAATATGAAAGAAAAATTCAGTGTTTTCCACATTGAAGGAGGAATCGGTAAAAATATCTTAGCCACAGCTGTAGTTTCATCTCTTAAAGAAAGTGACCCCGAAAGAAATATTATTTTAGTAACTGCTTGGCCTCAAGTTTGGTTCAATAATCCAGATATTTATCAAGTCTATCCTTTAGGACAAATAGCAAACTTTTATAAAAATTTTATAAAAGATAAAGACACAAAAGTTTTTAGAATTGATCCTTATCATTCAGAGAATTATATTCTAAATAAAAAACATCTAATCGATGTTTGGTGTGATCTTTACGGAATTAAAAATAATCAATCAGGTCCAAAATTGTATTTTTCGCCTCTTGAATTAGAATTCATAAAAATTAAGATGTTGAACAATGTTACAAAACCGATATTCTTAATTCATACAAGTGGCGGAGGTGGTGGTCAGAACTCAAGACCTTATTCTTGGTACAGAGATTTACCACACCAAAATGCAAAAGAGATAGTTGACTACTTCAAAAATGATTATCATATCTATCAAATCGGATACGAAGGTCAAAGACTTATTGAAGGAGCAAACAAATTAACATTGGAAACAAGAGAAATCTTAGCAGCTCCTTTATTTTCTAGAAAAAGATTGTTTATCGATTCTTTCTCACAACACGCTGCTATGGCTCTAAATCAAGTATCAGTAGTTTGTTGGATTGGAAACAAACCAGATGTTCTTGGATATGATTTTCATAATAATGTTACACCAAATGTTGGAACATCTTTTGATACATATCACTCTTCCTACTTAGAGGATTTCGATATTGGTGGTAATCCAATTCAATTTCCATACGATAAACTAAAATTATTCGATTCAAACGAAATAATAAACAAACTAATTAAACTATAATGAGAAAACACTATTTTATTGGTGGACTACCAAGAAGTGGTTCTACCTTATTGACAAATATAATTCTTCAAAATCCAAGATTTCATTCCACAACAACTTCTTCTTTTCTAGAATTGATGTTACAAATGAGAGACAATTGGGATAAACTAGAATCACATCGTTCTTTTCCGGATGGCCAAGATAAGTGGGGTGTAATCAGAGCTATTATGCAATCTTATCATAATACCGATAAAGAAATTATCTTTGATAAAAATAGAGGTTGGTCTTCACATATTGAGTTTGTTGAAAAAGTGACTGGTAAACAAGCAAGAATTATTGCCTGTGTTAGAAACTTAGAAGATATTTGCTCTAGCTTTGAAAAGTTATTTAGAAAAAACAGAGCAGAAGGTGAAATTCATGGAGAATTTTCCAATACACAAATGAAAACAATTGACGGCAGAGTCGGTGTCTGGACTTCTGATGAAGGTGTTATTGGTAGACCTTATGTTTCACTTTTAGATACTATTCAGAGAGGTTTAGGTGATAGAATTCTTTTCTTCCCATATGAAGCATGGACATCAGATCCTGAAACTTGGTTTAAGAAACTATATGATTTCATTGGTGAGGATTTTTACCAGCATGATTTCAATAGTATTGAACAAGTAATTAGAGAAAATGATGCTGGATATGGGTGGGGTAGTGATTTACACGAAATTAAAAAAGGAAAACTTCTACCTGCTACTTCAGACGCTAAAGACATTATAGGTGATAGTTGGGCAAAAAAGCTACATAATACAGAGTTTTGGAAAGTAAAAAATAAGAAATAGTTGATATAAAAAAACCTCTCGAATTGAGAGGTTTTTTATTTTTTAACTTTTACAAATTTATACCACATTCTTTCGTGTAGAAAGTAAATAACGGGTTTAATTAATATTTCACCAACACCTAACATTGAAGCTAATGCAATAGGTGCACCAAGACAATAAGCTGTGATAACAGTGGTTAGAGTTCCTAAAAAACGATAACTTATAGTTTTCAAAAAGTGTCTTAATAAGACAGATTGTTCTTTAACAGTAGTAATGAAAGCTATATTGTTTTTTACTTCACAGTGTCCTTTACAACTGATATGCCATTTCCAATCATTTATTTCTTCCATCCAATCTTTAGTGGTGTATGTATGACCATCAATCATTATGTCAGAAACTAATATTTCGTTACCATTTTCAATAAGTCTCCATCTATCTACTTCAGATTTTGAATGTGTGTTGAATCTAATCTGAAAAACTTTAGCTTTTTGCATACTTAGTTAAATAATTTACTATATCTTCTTGTATTGATTCATCAACCATAGATCTCCAAGAGTCATCACCATTCTTGATAGAATCTCTAATCTTTGTAGCTGAAATAAAGCCAATATTATCTGGTGGTGTAAACTCATTAATTTCATAACCTACACCTCTACCATAGTTTACTGATTCAATATCTGGAATTATAACAACCTTAACATCATCACCTTTAGCAGCGTGGTATTTTTGAATCATTTCAACTGTTTGGCCAGTAGTAAATGGATTTTTTTCATCAGGTGCAATATCTCTGACCATGATTAAAGCAGGTATACCTTGATTTAGTTTTTGTTGAATTAATTCAATATGGCCCGAGTGATAAGGTTGATAACGACCAATAAAGATGGCGTATTTTTTATCGGGGTTAGTAGTTGGTTCTCCACCATGATTTACTTTACTCCACATATATTTTATTTTTGATTTTTTACTACTAGTTCTACAAGAGTTTTAGTATTATTCTCTAAATCTTCGAGTGTATTGTTTTTTAATACTAAACAATTCTCCGGTGCTTCAAATGGTGATGATATCCCAGTGAAGTCTTTAATTTCACCAGCTCTTGCTTTTTTATAAAGACCTTTTGGATCTCGCTCTTCACAAGTTGATAAATCAGCATCAACAAATACTTCAAAGAAGTTATCTCCGATTATTTCTTGAGCCTGAGTTCTATTTTTCTGAAAAGGTGATATAAATGAACAAATTACAATTATACCAGCATCGTTCATCAATTTACATACTTCTGATACTCTACGAATATTCTCAATTCTATCTTCTTCAGAGAATCCTAGGTTTTTATTCAATCCAAGTCTAGTATTGTCACCGTCTAAAATATAGGTATGATATCCTAATGAGTTGAGTGAAAACTCAACATTGTTTGCAATAGTTGATTTTCCTGAACCAGATAGACCAGACATCCAAATAGTCATTGATTTTTGGTCTTTGATTTTTTCTCTGTCACCTTTAGAGATTTTAAATTCATGTTTTACAATATTCATAGAGCTTATATGAAAAAAAAATTTATTGTTTGACTTTTTTAGTTTTCTTTTTTTAATATATAATCCAATAAACTAATAAAATAATAATAGAATTATGTCAACTTACTCGTTAGTATTAAGAGGTCAAATCGGTAGAAGACTAACCATCGCTGAAATGGATGGAAACTTTCAATATCTTGAAGAAATTTCACTTTCGGGTGGTGGTACTTTAAATGAAGATTTTGTTTCAATTGGAGGTGGTCTTGGTAATCCAGCAACTGGATCACAAAATTTCACATTTGACGCCGACAAAAATCTTATTGTAGGAAATGGTCACACCAAAAACAACACTGATAATGGTGTTATTTTAGGTGGTCTTACAAACTCCTTAGATGGTGGTGGTGAGGGTTTATTTAATTCATCAATTATTGGAGGTACTCTTAATAAAATCTGTTATGAATCTAACTCATCTTCAATCATAGGTGGATATGAAAACTGTATTAATGACTATAGTTGTCGGTCATCTATATTGGGTGGATGTCGTAACTGCATGGAAGATAGTTGCGGTTCTTCTGTAATAGGTGGTAGATGTAATGAAATTTGTACTGGTACAAATGATTCATCTATAGTTGGGGGTTATGGTAACCGTATGAACGATTCATCAAGTTGTTCTTCTGTAATAGGTGGTTATTATAACTGTGTGTGTGATAATTCAAAAAACTCTTCAATAGTTGGTGGGCAATATAATGTAATTTGTGGATACTCTTGTGAATCATCTATAATGGGTGGATGTTGTAATAGTATTTGTGGCAAATATGGAATTACCGAATCTAATGGTTACTGTTTTGGTTCTTGTAATTCATCAGTTATTGGTGGATGTTGCAATAGTATTTGTGATGAATCAAGGGAGTCATCTATCTTGGGTGGTTCTCGTAACAAAATTGTTTGTCAAAGTTGCAATTCATCTATCTTGGGTGGATGTTGTAACACAATTGTTTGTCAAAGTTCTTATTCATCTATAATAGGTGGTTATAGAAGTGTTATATATTTAGCATCTTGTAACTCATCAATTATTGGTGGAGTTTGTAACCAAATTTTTGGTTCTACCGCTGGTGGTGGTTATTATGGTGGGACTGGTTCAAATAACTCATCTATTATTGGTGGATATTATAATCAAATAGTATCCAATTCTTGTAACTCATCAATTATTGGTGGAGCTTGTAATAAAGTTATTGGAGATTATGGTTCTGGAGTTAACTCGATTATAGCTGGATGTGATAACATAATTTGTTCTTCAGATCACTCGGTAATTATTGGTGGTCAAGTTAACAAAATTTATGGAGAATCTGATTATTCTGTTATAGTTGGGGGTTCTCGTGGTTTGATTTGTGAAACACAATACTCTGCTATAATTGGTGGTTGTTGTAATACAATATGTATTGGTGGTAATAATGATAATGGCTATGGTGTTATTTTAGGAGGTGGTTATAATACTTTAAATTGCTACTCTAATAATTCTGGTATTTTAGGTGGGTGTTGTAATAGAATAGATTGTTATTCAACTAAATCATCAATTATTGGTGGTGAATCAAATTTAATTATAACAAGCGGTCTTACTGCTAGTGATGAATTTGGTGATATTTATACCGTTAAACTTGGGGGTAACTCAATTATAGGAGGTCTTACAAATAGTATTGTTAACTCTGAAAACTCAGTTATATTGGGTGGTTCAAACTTAACATTAGCTACACAAAGTAATACTGTATTGGTTCCTTATTTGAAGATTAATAACTTAGATGAGTGTAATAATAATACAAAAGTCTTGGTAGCTGATGCAAATGGTAATATAACTTTTAGACAAGCTTCTACTATTGGTAGTGGCGAAATATCCGGTGAAAATAATACTATTGCTACTTCATCTAATGCAGCAATTGTAGGTGGTCAAAATAGTAATATTACTACTTCAGATAATGCAACAATTATAGGAGGTGAGAATAACTTCATTTGTAATAACTCACATCAGTCAGCTATTATTGGAGGATATATTAATAATATTTGTGGAGGATCAGAAGGATCTTCAATTTTAGGTGGATGTTACAACATCATTTGTTCTAATAGTGATTACTCTTCAATAATTGGTGGTGAAGGATCAAAAATTTGTAACTCTGGTATATCAATTGTTATGGGTGGTAGGTACGGTATTATTAATAATTCATATCGTGTTTCGATTGACAATGGATATTGTAATATAATATCTAATCAAATTACTGATTCTAGTATTATATCCGGAGTATGTAATTCAATTCTAAATAATACTTATCGTTCTGCAATTTTAGCAGGATGCGCTAATATTATCGCAACTAGTTCGAATAATTCGAATATAATTGGTGGTGAGAATAATAAAATTGATGGAGCATGTAGAAGTTCGATAATATCGAATTGCAATTCACAGTTGTGTCAATCATACAACTCTGTAATAGTTGGTGGATCAAATCATACTATTCTTAATTCATCACAAAGAACTGCTATACTTGGTGGACACGAAAACCAAATTTGTGGACAAAGTGATAGATCAATCATAGCTGGTGGTCATTTTAACTGTATTCATGACTCTTCAATCAGTAGTGGTGTTGTGGCTGGTAAATGTAATACAATTTGTAGTTCTGATTATTCATTAATTTCTGGCGGATATTGTAATATAATATGTAGTGGATCTGACTATTCAGTGATTTCTGGTGGTTACTGTAATACAATTTGTACAGCAGCTTCGAATGATGCAATTGTAGGTGGTTATCAAAATATTATCAACTCGTGTGTTTTCGAATCAGGTATCTTGAGTGGATGTTCAAATAATATTCAAAATTATAGTTATCGTTCATCTATTATTGGTGGTAGAAATAACACTATAAATAACTCATATAACTCAGCTATAATTGGTGGAGTCAATATGACATTAGATGGCGTGAATAGTATGGTCGCTGTACCTAAGTTGAGAGTTTGTTCAGTTTCTAACTCACCTTCAGATGATAAGATTCTTACAAAAGATGGCCTTGGTAACATTAACTATAGAACATTAGTTAGTTTACAACCAAATTTTGGGGGTATAATCAACGGTGCAACTGAGTCAATGACTGGTACAAGTAACTATATTTATAACTCAAGTAATGGTTCTGTAATTGGTGGTTCTTATAATGGTGTTACCGCTTCGGCTGGAGCAAGTATTATTGGAGGTACTCTTAATAGAGTAGATGGTTCTGTTGGTAGTTCAGTAATAAGTGGGAATATAAATAAAATATGTGACAACTCTGGGTTCTCATCAATTATTGGTGGAAGATGTAACGACATTTGTAGTAACTCATCTTATTCAACAATACTTGGTGGTTACTCGAATGGCATCTATAACGGATCAGGTAATTCAACAATACTTGGCGGTCAACAAAATGTAATAGATGATAACAGTGACCATTCATCCGTAACGGGTGGTAGAAATAACACACTTTGTAGATCAAGCAAATCAATAATTAGTGGTGGTGATAACAATGATATGTGTAGAGGTTATGCAGGAGCTATTATCGCCGGACAAAACAACTGTATTTTTAATTTAGGTGGTGATTGTAACTATTATTCAGGTATACTAGGTGGTCGCAGTAACAGAATTTGTGGGTACGCTCATTCTTCGACAATTTTAGGCGGTTGTCAAAACACGGTACAACAAGATGCTAGAATGTCATCTATTGTGGGTGGTTGTCAAAATGCCATACAGGGTGATTCAAGACTGTCTGCTGTGGTTAGTGGTTTCTGTAACTCTATTGGAACTGAAGGTTCTCCAGACCCAACTTGTAATTCAGTCATTGCTGGTGGTTACTATAACTGCATAAATATCGCCTCTATAAGATCCTTTATCGGAGCTGGTTGTAGAAACACAGTTTCAAATTATTCAATACAATCCTCAGTAACTGGTGGAAGAAGCAATCGAGTCTGTAACTACTCCTATGAATCGTCAATAGTTGGTGGAGTCGATAACTGCATTTGTAGTTCAGATCAATCAAGTATAATTGGTGGATGTTCTAATGTTATCAGAAATAACTCACAGCATTCAGCTATTCTTGGAGGTTGTTATAACTCAATTTGTAATAGTAGTTGTTATTCAGCTGTTATTGCTGGTTGTTATAACTGTGTGTGTAGTAATAGTCGTTATTCAGCTGTTATTACTGGAGCTTGTGCTCGAGTAAATTCGTCTTGTTACTCAGGTATACTATCAGGTTGTTGTAACAAATTACAAGATTCTGATTATTCTGTAATTCTAGGAGGATCTAGTAATGGAACCTATGGTTCTTGTTACTCATCAATACTATCGGGAAAACAGAATTGTACTTATGGAGATTGTTATTCATCAGTTATTGGTGGTAGATGTAATAGTATGTATACTTACGTCGGAAACCTTAAAAACTCATCAATACTTGGTGGATATTGTAACATGATAGGTAGCGAAAGTGGTAATGTTTACAACTCAGCTATTATAGGTGGATGTTGTAACACACTTTGTTGTACAAGTAACTCTGTAATAATAGGTGGTACTGGTTTGTCAGTCTGTAATTTTAATAATACTATATTTATGAACGGCACAACTAACTTTAGACAAACAGTCGAAGTTTCTGATACAACAAGTACAATCACTTCAACTCCAGTATCAATTAGTTTCACAGATGGTGCAGTAAAATATATTGGTTCTTTAACAACAGACTTTGATGTTGACTTCACAAGTGTACCTTTGATCCCTAATACAACTGTTACTTACACACTTATACTAAATCAAGGTGGTAGTGCATATATGATTACGGGTCTTACAATCAATACTACATCTCATACAATTAAATGGGCGAATGGTGAAGCACCAACTGGTAATGCAGATCAAGTAGATATAATTGGACTTATGTTTATTATTAATAGTTCTGGAACAGTTGCTCAAGTATTAGGACAAATGGGAACATTCGCATCATAAATAAATAAAATAGATAATGATATCAAGAGCTTCAACATTTTTAGGACCTAAAGGATTATTTCAAGGAAGTGCGACACCAAGTTTGGTTTTATCACTTGACTCCAATAATATATTGAGTTATCCAGGCACAGGAGTAACTTGGTCGGATTTAAGTATAAGAAAAAATAATGGTATATTGAATAATGTTTCATCTGTTACTGGTTCAATACCTAGTACATCATTATCTTTTGATGGTTCAAGTTCTTATATTTCATTCACACAATCAGAGGGTATTCCAGCTGGAAATTCACAATACACAATTGAGGCTTGGTTTAACTCAAATTCATATGATGTTCTAGAACAAGGTGCTATTATTGGATGGGGAACAATTAGTAATGATAATATGTCAAATGTTCTTAGACTATCTGCTAATGGACTTACTAATTATTGGTGGAATAATGATATTACATTTAGTTTGTCAGGAACATCTTCAATGATAGTTGGTAACTGGTATTACGGTGTTGCTACTTTTGATGGAACTAATAGAAAACTATATCTTAATGGTGAGTTAAAGGAAACAGATACTCCTGGAACACATAGTGTTTCTGATACATCAACTTTAAAAATTGGTCATTTTTATAATACTTATTTTGATGGTAAAATTTCTAAAGTTAGAGTTAGTGACAAAGCATTTAGTGTGAGTAGAATATTGTCTAATTTTAATTCTAATAAAGTTGTACATGGATATGTTTTTGGTAGTATGACATTTAATGATACTGATTCTTATTTAATAAGCACATCAAATGATTATGTTTTAGGCACGAATGATTTTACAGTAGAAGCTTTCTTTAAGGCATCAACAGCAAGTAATCCTTATACCGGGATTGTTTCCCAAAGACAAGTTGGTAACAATAATATATCTATAAACCTTCAATCGGCAAATACATCAGAACCTTTAATTGAATTTTCTTCAGCAGGAACCGGACTATCAACATATACTGCTAGTAATGATGAATGGTATCATGTTGCTATATCAAGAACTGGTGGTACTTCAAGTTACTTTATTAATGGTAATTTAGTTAATAAAGTTGCTGATACTACAGATTATACTATTAGCAGTTTAGTTGTTGGTAGATATTATACATCATATAGTGATTACTATTTTAATGGTATTATTAGTAATGTTAGATTTATAAATGGAACTGGTTTATATACTGGAACTTTTAGTGTTCCAGAAGTTCAGTTAAGTGCAACATATTCTAATACTAAATTTTTAATACACTCCCAACAAACAACACCAAGTGTGGATGTGAGTGGTTTATTACATAGTGTAACTGCTTCTAATATTGGTTGGACAAGTAGTTTACCTTCTTTTGCACCTCCTTATGTAACAGAAAGTTTACAATTTTATGTTGATGCTGGATTACCTCAATCATATCCTGGCACTGGCACAACTTGGTTTGATATTTCTGGAAATTCAAGAAATTTAACAATGAATAGTTTATCATATAGTCCTAATGATGGTGGATATATTATTTTTGATGGAAGTCACACTGCTGATTCTGTTTCTACATATACTATTAATTTCAGTAATGGATTTACAGTTGAGTGTGTTGCTAAATTTAGTGGTTCTGCTTATGAAGGATTGTTTGCTTTTAATGATCCAATGAACAGTAATTATATAAATGTCCAAGCTCAAGGTAATAATATTAGATGGGAAATTGACTCAGGGTCATCGTTTACAACAACTAATTCATTATCCTCAGATACTTGGTATCATGTGACTTGTGTTTATGAAGGTGATTCTAATAATACCTCAGCAACTGCTAGAATTTATATAAATGGTGTTGAGAATAACACAGCTAGTCTAACTAGAACTGGTCAAAACCAAACATCAAATTTTGTATTAGGTTTATGGGATGATTACTTAACTGGTAACATCGCTCTATCTAGAATGTATAATAAAGTATTGAATTCTACAGAAGTATTACAGAATTTCAATGCCACTAAAGATAGATTCGGATTATAGCTTTTAATATATAAACTATGATTAAAAAGTATAAAGAGTATATTAAAGAATCTTATTATAAAGGTTTTGACAGTATTGGTGAGTATATTGAATCTTTATCTAAAAATGATGAATACATTCTTAATATCATTTCTAACTATACACAAGACATTGATCCAACAATTAGAATTTCAAATGCAATTAACTTATTGGATAAAGAAACTCAAAATACTATATTAAAGTTAATTGAAGATTATAGAAACAGAACTGAAAAAGAAGAAGATCCAGATATCACAGCTTATGTAGATGCGAATCTTTTAGAGTCAAATCAAATATTAGGTGGTAAGAATCTATTCAAATGTTTTCTGAAAGTAATCACGGCTTTAGGTCAAAAAAATATAAATATAGATTTTAAGTCTTATTCTGATCATTTTATTTTCCTATATAAAACAATAGAACTACCAGTAAATGATGTTAAGTCAGTAATGTCAAGATACCAATATTTTGATCAATTCATATCAAGTTTGGATTATACACAAAATGAATGTCAATTATATTATGGTATAACTTCTAAATTAGATTTTCAATATGGTATAATGAATGATACTCAAGTAATTCCTTTTGGTCAAATTAAGATAACAAAAGGAGTTGTAAATTATTTACTAACTTTATCTTCGCCTTCACTTGTTAACATGAAAATGAATTTAGTTAATTTTGATATAAACAAATTAATCTTGATTTCTAAAATCAAGGAATCTATGAAAAGTTTTTCAATTGGTTCATCTGATAATAAAAAGTCTACAATGATAAACAAAGATGTTATAACATTTGGCTATTATGGAATTGGAAAATGGGACAACGGTAAAATTGACGAAAATGAAATTGAGAATGTTAAATCTAATTTTAGAAACTTTTTGATTCAATTCAAGTGGTCAGATAAAGTTCAAATAAGTGTGACATCTAATGATTTTTGGTTATATTTGAACATCAAATTAAAGTAATGAAATATCTTAAGCTATTTGAAGATTTTAATGATAAAGTTCTCGAGACTATTCAAAAAGTAGAAGATATTACTGCCTATATACCAGGTCAAGTTGGAGGATGTGAAACTAAATGGATTTTACCAAATTTTGATACTAAAAAAATATTATCAGAAAAAGAATATACTAAATATAATAAATCTGATAAGAAATATTATTTAAGATATTATATTGTTGGATTTATTGGATTAAATAACTTTTATGAGGCAGTATCTGATATCAGACACAGATCTAATGTTGAAGGACTAAAATTTCTTGTAATTAACAAAAATCAAACTGATAGAAATTGCAGTGTTATCTTTTTTACAAAAGAAGATTGGAATAAATTAGAAATTAAAGAAGTTGAAAAGAATGTTAGAAAATTGAACACAATGGGTGATCAGACTCGTGGTTGGGATATTCTATTTGAAGATGATGTTATTGTTGATAAGTCTGAATTTGATGTTATTTATGACGATAATGAAATAATGGCTGTTAAACCTAAAACATATAAAGCTGCAATAAAATACTCATCTGATATGCCTTGGATGATGGCACTTAAAAAGAATTTAGATTGGATTGAAAAATATATCACTAAAGGATCTTATTATGGTGGATATAATTGGTATAGAACTAAGAAAACAACTCGAGAAGTAAAGAATTGGTGGCAAAAACTATTCAATTTACCAGGTAAGCAAAAAGAAGTTCAAACTAAAGAACTTATTCAAGACTTTCCAAGATATCTACTCTATATTGTTATTTTCAAGAAATTACCACCAGAAGATAAATGTTCTCGTTTATACCTACTATATGATATAAGTAGAGATGAATATGGTCAAATGCCAAGAGAATTTTCATCTGATCAGGTTATGTTTGGTGGATATTGGGGCGATAAGTTAGATTCTGCTCATAATCAATTAAAAATTGCTAGTTCAAATGGTAAAAGAATTACCCTAAGAGAGATATGGAACGAACATCAATCACTATTCAACAGAGCATTTAGAGAAATTGAATCCGACATGAATACTATTAAAGATAATATGTACGATTTACTTGGATTCTGGGCAGATAAAGGTGGTGAATACACTAAAGATGCTTTAGTATTTATAAGATCTAATAAAAAAGATAGACTAAGTATTACTAAACCAAGTTTGATGAAAACCGATGATAAAGGTACAATTACTTGGACACCACTTGGTTACTACGATGATCCAGATTTTGACTGGTGGGAACTCGATAAAGAAAAACCACAAGAAAAAGAAGCTCCTGAACACGGATACAAAGATTACTTTCAATCTATGCAAGACAATGTTAAAAAGCTTCAAGATGAACTTGATAAGAATTATGGTGCTTTAGGTGGAACAGATTTCAAATTATAGAATCTACATTACTCTTTCTCATTTACATTAATAAATTGAATATTCTTTAAAAAAGAAACACTCTCAATTTCTTGAGAGTGTCGGTCTAAAAATACTATTTTTAGAGGGGTTACTTGTATGAACTTAATAGTTCAACTGTATCTTTTTTCTGATTATCATTTATTTTATCTGATGTCTGACACCAATGGATCCAATCGTTTAAGAACTTATCTTTAGTAGATGGATCTTTAACTGCTGGGTCATCTAATTGTCTCATTTTTTCAAATAAGAATTTTATCACATCAAGCTTACCGTGCTCAACAGCCCATTTAACTACCATATATCTTCTTTCTTTAATGTCTGCACCATACTTAATAAGTAAGTTAATCATATTAGTATCACCTAGTTTAGCAGCTGTTCTGATTGGATAACCCTTTTCAAAGTTAGGATCAACACCCGCTTTCAGAACATATTCAACTGCGTCATAATCGGTCATAATACTATTAAATACTTCATTATTTATTTGAGAACCAAAATCAACTAATAATTTTATCATATTAAGATTTTTTGCATACTTGATAGCATTTCCGACATTCGGATAAGCACCTATTTCTAATAAATATTTTGTTCTCTCATAATCATCTTCTTTAACTGCATTTTGAAGTGGAAGACCACCTTTAGCATTTGGATCAGCTCCTTCTTCAAAATATTTCTTAACTTCTTCTAAACTTAACTTAGGCTTAACAATTTCTTGATTAGCAATCATTCTTTTCTTCTTCTTCTCAATTTCTTCTTTAGTCATTGGTGCCAATACTGACATAGGTATACCAAGACCTTTCATGTAAGATTCGATATTACTTGAAAATCCACCATCATTTTTTGTATGACAAGCTGTTACTCTACCACCTTCACCAATTGTAATACCAATTACTGATTTAACATCAGATGGTGGTAAATTAAAGTTATAGATATAATATTGTTTTGTAAACTTATTATCACCTACATAGTGATCCCAAGATCCCTGAGAACCAGCAATACAGTGTGATGTATTCGAATTTAAGTCCCTGTTTGCTACAAATGATCTAACCTCTAATATTAAGATATTATCTTGATTGTAGACTTCTTCTGCACCATTAATTTCACCATACCTTTGATTTACCTTTGAAAGTGCTTGAAGAAATTTAGATGCACTAGCATTAGATGCTGATTTAATATAATTTTCAGCTCCTGAGACTAGTTCACCTAATGTTTTATATTTCTTTACTTTCAAGAAGAACAAATCTTGAAGATCTTTGTTTTTCTTAACATCTTTGCTACCATCTAAATCTTTGCCAAATTCATCAAAAGCTGAGGCTATACCATCAATTTTTTCTTTCATTACTGGTGTTAACTTATCAAACCAAGATTTTTGCCAAGAGAGTAACTGACTAATCCACTTATTAGTTAGTCTACTACCTTTCAATTTTTCCAAATCGTCTACAAGTCTTTCATAAGGACTACGATACTGTCTGTTTTCTTCTTGAGCAATTTTCTTTTCTTCTTCATTAGCAGCAGCTGAACAATATCTATCAACAGGCATTGGTAACAAAGATAATGATTGTCTAAGTTCTCTTAGAGTGTTAAATAAATTCTTTAGGTCTGTGATTCTTTGATCTGGTTCGAGTTCTGATAAATCTTCAAAAAAGAACTTAGTAAAAACATATGCGTAGTTACTAGCATCTCCTAAAATTTTCTTTATTTCTAAAAAATAAGGATCATTTTCAGCATCTCTAACTTCGTTCGGTGTTAAGCCAACTTTTTCTTTCTCAACATCAACGCCTTCTTCAGCCATCTTAGCCTTTTTATCTCTTAAAGCTTTATTTTTTAGAAATGTCTTAGCTTGTTGAATATTTTCATTCAAATTTAATTTAAAGTCAATATAATTTGATATCATTTGGTAATATTTATTTTGTATGTAAATTTACAGATTCTTTGATCAACTTTAGTTCTCTAAGTACTATGTTCAAACTCTCATTTTTTAGATACTTTGATAACATTTCTACCCTTGAATAATCACCAGAATCAAGAGCTGAATCAATCTCATCCATGATTTCTTTCTCTGAATATGTTGAGTAATCAATCTCTTCTTCTTTTTCAACTTCTTCTTCCGACATTTGAATACCACTCATTCTTTTTTGATATTCATCCCATTCTTTCTTTCTTCTCTCATATTCTTCTAATTCTTTCTGATAAGCAATTTTTTGTTCTTCTTTAGATCTTAGCTTATCACAAATCTTTGATACCAAACTATCAACTTTAAGTCTAGCTTCACTTGTATTTGATAAAATACCTCTCATAAGTTCTAAGAATTCACTAGTTGGCATTGTTTTTTTATCAATCATTAATTTGAATAGTTCTTCTCTAACATTAGGAAAGTCATCAATTCTTGTTGATTTATTAACAAAGTCTCTTAAATCAGCTGCGATTTCTGGTCCATATGCCCAATCTTCAGGTTCATCTGAAATACCGGTATTTGATAAAACCACATCAGCAATTTCTTTATCTTCTGGTATACCACCTAAAGACAAAATCTCAAATAATCCTTTAACAGACTCATGTAACAACATAGGAAAATCTATTCCTCTTGCTTTAAGTACTGGCGTACTTTCTATCACCTCCATTGGTTCATCTTCTGGCATATCAGAATACATAGACTCTTCGTCTTCTTCTCCAGTCCATTCTTGATATTCTTGTTCTGGTTCTTCAACTTTTTCTTCTTCTGTCTTTTCTTTCTTTTTCCAGTCAACAAAACAAGCACCAGCTAAACCGTCTGGCATTTTTTTCATCATATCTGCTCTGACTTGTGGTGGCATAACCCAATCTAATTGATCAGCAGTTTTTGTCATTTCATCCCAAATTTTGAAAATCTTTTCAGCATCTTCTTTTCCATAAATATTTTCTAAGCCTTCTTTTACTTCATCACTGTGTAGTATGTGCTTAGTATTTTTTGCCTCACCTTGAATAATTAGGTTAGCAAATTTTCTTTTATGTACTTCATCAATAATGTCCTGTTCAACAACCTTAGCAAATTTTGCAGGTGGTGTATCTTGACAATCTTCACACTCATCCATAAATTGTTTTACTTTACCAGGTTTAACAAGCTTAATATCTACTTCAACATCATATCTGTTGATTAGTTCTTGATAGATACTCATGAAAGCTACATTTGCTAAATCTGATAATTCTTTTTCTTTTCCTTCAGTGTATTTTAATGACTCTTCTAGTAAACTACCAAGTCTATTACCTAAACTCATTTCTTTCTGAGTAGGCATCATACCTGTTCGTATGTCACTAGGTCTAACACCAAGTCTTTCTTTAGCTCTTTTTTCAATATCCGAAAGATATTGACTTTCTCCTTCTTTTTTACCACCTTCACCCGGAAAAGCAGGATTACCTTTTACTGTAGCTTCTTCAAAGAATTTATCAAAATCTTTAATGGACATATTATTTATTTAAATATTTTTTTACTGATTCACCTTTTGCATTTACCTCAGCAATAAATCTCTTAACAACATCTAATTCATCAACCTTTTTTTCTGCTTTTGGATCAGGATCTACACTTGGTCTTTCAATCTTTTCTTTATCTGGCGCAACTGGTCTTTTTGGTTCAGTTAATGGTGGAGTAATTACTGGACTTTCTTTCGTCTCAGTGGATTCTTTTATAAATGAATCAAACTTTTTTACAAATTTCATATAAAAGGTATGTTTTTCTGTATATATTAATTTGTTTAACTCAATTTCCATATATTTGCAATATGATGAATTTAAAACCTATAAGAAATGAAGACGATTATCAAACTGCTCTTCATGAACTTGAATCAATTTTTCATGCTGAATTAGGTTCAAAAGATGGTGACAAAGCTGAAATACTTTCTATATTGATTGATGATTATGAAAGAAAGAATTATCCTATAGAATTACCACAAGAAGCCGACTACTCATTTGATTATCTATACAATTTAGTAAAAAATGCATGTGAGTTAGAAAAAAGAGTAACACTCCCAGAAAAATGTTTGAAATTAACAGAAGAAGTTGGTGAACTTTCTGCTGAGATACTTAAAATGTCTGGATATAAATTCACTAATGACTCTGAAAAAGAAGTTATTCAGAAAGCTCTATTAGAATCTTGTGATGTTATGATCATGATCTTTGGTATGATGATACAACTTGGATTCACAAAACAACAAATCGTTGAAATGACTGAACATCAAATCAATAAGTGGTTATCTTATGTAAAGTAAACTTTATAACTTTTTTTTATACAACAATTACTTAAATATTAAAATTATGAACTTAGGAAAAGAATTTAAAAAATTTGCAAAAAGTCAAGGAATATCTTCAACTTCTCTTGATCAATTTGAAAATGGTCTAACCCCATACATCTTAGAGGAAAGACAACTGAATATGACACAGATTGATGTATTCTCAAGATTAATGAGAGAACGAATCATTTGGCTTTCTGGTCCAGTAGATCAACACATGTCAGATATTGTTCAAGCACAGTTGTTATTTTTAGATTCAGTAGAAAAGAAAGATATTACTCTTTATATCAATTCACCAGGTGGATCAGTTATGTGTGGACTAGGTATTGTCGATTTGATGAACTATATTTCATCTGATGTAGCAACTGTCAATTTAGGAATGTGTGCAAGTATGGGTTCAGTTTTACTTTCTTCAGGAACAAAAGGAAAGCGTTCTTCTTTGATTTACTCTAAAGTTATGACTCACCAAGTAAGTCACGGAACTAGCGGTGTAATCGAAGATACGAGAATTAATCAAATCGAAGCTGAAAAGTACAACTACATTCTTTTCAAACTTCTCGCAAAGAATTGTGGAAAAACATTTGAAGAAATGTTAGATTCTTCAAGAAGAGATAAATGGTTTAATTCACATGAAGCTTTAGAATTTGGATTGATTGATGAGATTATTGGTTTAGATAAGTCTGACAGTATTGATAAACAACTTGAAGGATTCGAAGATTACTATAATCGAGAAGTTCTAAAGAAATTTTAAGAAGGGTACCTTACGGTTTTGACATAAACAAATATCCCTTCTAATAAAAAAGAGTACTTTTTAGTACTCTTTTTTTATTTCTTTTAATGCGTATAATCTACAGTATCCTCTAATAAGAGTTTCTCCAGCCTCTTTGATTATTTTTTCAAAGAATTTGAAAAACTTTTCAGTAGACATTTTTCTTAGTTTTACTGGATCAATTTTTGGTATTTCATCTAATTCTTTTAGATTTTTCTCATATTCAAGAATAAACTGTTCTTTCATAATATCAACAATTGAGATAGTTAATTTATGTTTATCAAGTCTATTAGTCATTTCATTTAAGAATTCTTCATAATTCCAAGACTGCATGTCTTTCGCTTGTTTGTACTGAAATAATCTTCTGAATTTATCGAAATTCATCTTATCTGAGTAAGCTTTCATCTCTTGAACTTGAGCATTCAACTCATGTTTTTCAGCAGCATAAATATATGTTGTAAACTCATCTTGCCAGTATTTGATAACATCTTTTGGTAAGTCTTTATAAATATCCTCACCTATAGAAGCCCAGGTAAGTGAAGTACCTATTGATGATGATCCAGATAGTCTCCTTTTATAGAATTCATATAAATGATTTAGTTCGTGTAAAATAACACTTTCTACTTTTTTAAATAAATGTGTGTTCTCAAATTGTGGGTGAGATGTTGATATCTTTCTAAATTTATTACCGTAGTTTATTTCTATAGTCAAATGAATTGATAAGCTATGGTCTACTTTTTGTCTTATTGATGGTTTGAATCGTGTTGCATATTTTTCTCTACCTTTTGCAAAAGGTGAAGCATAACCACCAATTAAATATGGTACTTCAAATCCATCTGAGTCAAGCATTTCTTCTCTATCTTTCTTTTCAATGATGACTGATACTAGAATTTCACTTACCGGAAAGTCTAGATAAACATCTCTATCTGTTGATGGTATTAAATTTTTAATTTGGTAATAACTTAAAGCTTTATCACCAACATATGGCTCACTTGCTCCTTTACCAAGTGTCTTTGCATCATCAACAAAATCATAGAATTCGTCGATTACCATTTTAGTAAGCCTTTTTGTATAGAATGTTGTTGACTTAGCAACACCTAATGCTTCGCTAATTAAAGAAAGTTCTTTCATCACTGTATATATAAAAAAGTAAAAATTATTTTTAATATATATTTCTATGAAAAGATTTACTAAAATTGTTGAAAATGTTGAATCAGAAAAATATTATAAGATTCAATCTGAAGTAGAATTAGTTCTAAAAGCAGGAAATGAAGGAGAAGCTGGTTATTTAGCTGATTCTGAATTAGGTTCTATTAAAAGCCAATCCGAATTTCGAATTTCCGATATTGTAGAAATTACAAAAGATGAATACAACAAAATAATGTTGAACGAATCTAATAAAAAATAAATTTATTTATGAAAAAGTTTTCAGACTTCAAACCTGTTAGAAGAATAAACGAGCAAGAAGTTACTCTTGATTCACAAAAAACAGAAACACCAGATACAAATACAGAAACAAAAGTTGAATCTACTAAATCTGATGTAGCTAAATTTATTTCTAAGTTATTAGAAAGTAGAGAAATGGCTCAAGTTTATCACTGGACTGTTAAAGGAGATATGGGTTCTCACGCTGCACATTTAGCTTTAGAAACTTATTATAATGAAGTTATTGAATTTATTGATGACATCGTTGAAATCTATCAAGGTCAGTATGAATTAATCGAAGAATATGATGTAATAGATACAGCTGATTCTAAATCAAAAGATAAATTAGATTACTTCAAAGAAGTAGTTGAATTTACTAAGACGGAAAGAAAGTGTATTAAGGCTGAAGATACACATATGCATAATATTATTGATGAAGTTATTGCTTTAATGTATAAAACAATTTATAAATTAACTTATAATAAATAATACTAATTCTAAAAAACTGAAAATCCACTTAATGTGGATTTTTTTATTTTAAAATTCTTTCAATTTTACTTTGCCTATAGTAAGAAATTCTTTCTCTATTGTAGACATCAGATGCTTTTTCCCAGAGTTGATTTATTGAAGCCCAAGCTTTATTTGAAGTCAATTGTTCATAATTAAGAGTGAGAATATTATTATCAAATGATATAGTATCGCCACTAATCTCAAGTTGTTCTAAAAATTGACCAACTCTGTTATAACATTGAGTAACGACTGTAAATTCTGAATCTTTGCAGTTTTTTAAGTTAAAATCAAAAAAATAATCAGAATAATTAATATCTACCCTTTTAAGATCTTCATGAAGTGAAATATCTATAATTGATTCATTTTCTAATACCATAAAGTTAGGCTCTGAATAAAAATAAACAATATACTTATACTCATCTCTTTCCTTTTTCATTTTAGTTATATACGAGATTATGAAAAAGATTAATAAAGATATTTTCTACCAGAATCGTTATAGTCTTTTAGATTGTTTACCACTGTGTCTAAAGATGTAGATATATCAGAAATTTTAGTTTCTATAGTTTCTAAATTAGATACCGAGTCATCAATTTGATCATTTGATTTAGTTGATTTACTTCTGAAATTTGACAATTCGCTCAATATTGACATTAATTCTGTTTTCTTTGAATCTATGAGAGTATTTATACCAGATAATTGATCAATCAACTCTTTTACTCTTTCATTTGATATATCAACTGTTTCTTCTGCTTCATAGAACTTACGAATCTTCATATTCAAGATTTATTTTTTAATATATATTAATAATGAAACATAATAAATTAATTTTAGAGTTTACTGAGTTCAACGCACAAAGATTGAATCCAGATTCAGCACAAATGGCGGTACATGTTGATAACCCACAATTATCAGTAAATGCGTTTGATAAGCACGAAGATGGAATAAGAGCTGGTATGTCTAGAATCAATAATATTCTACATTCTCTTTCAAATAGTTCATCCTTTAGAACTCTAAAATCTAAATTGTCATTAGAAGATCAAAAATTACAATCACTTAAAATATTAAGAATAGTAAATGCAAATAATATTAATTTTGATGTTTTTATAAGTTTCAAAATTGATGACGAAGAATATTTTGGAGTAATTCAAAATATATTAGATAGAAATCCAATTTTCAAATCAGAAGTTTTCAAAGACTTTGATTTAGTACAAAGCAAAGAATGGATAATCAGAACAAAAGGTCTTATAATCAAGACAATAAAATCTTGGCTTTTACCAGAAGAAGGTAAATATAAACTAGTCAATGATTATGTCAACTGTTATTCAACTGAAACTGGCAGAGCATTAAGATTAGAAAAAGATTCAGAGGTTGAATTAGTAAGAGCCTACGATAACAAAATTGTAATCAAATTCAAAAACGAATATTTCAACCTAGTAAACAATAACTTTATTTACTTCAATTATTGGTTTGAGAAGATCAATTAATGTAATCTAGCTAGTACTTTCACACTAATGTTATGATTAGAATTAGAAGCTGCGAAAGCATAAGGAACATTTATAAAGATCTTGAAATCGTATCCACCCGGTACAAATACTGATTGTGAGTAAAAAGGTACAGTTGTACTTCCATTAGCGGCTGAACCATTTCTATGACTACCAATTTGAACCCAAGTGCTTGAAGTTTGATACTTCAAATACCATCGAATTTCATGTACAAGAGCGTTAGCACCAAAGTTATAAAAATAAAATTGTCTATCATACGAAACTGCTGAATTTATGAATGCTCTGAAGGAAGCAGTTCCGGGTGAGTAACTTCTAACATTAAAATTTAAATTAATACTATTACTCGTAGAGGAGGTTGCCGTAATCGTTACTGAGTTTGTAGCAGATGTTTGATTCTGTGATCCAACACCGTTTGTCAAATTAGGTGTACTTTGATCAATTATCCAAATATTATCAGTCAAACTCGGATTGAAAGAAGTTTCCCAACTAGCCTTAGTATAAGAGTTGGTATAATTAATACTATAATTTGTAACATAATCAACTATGGTCTTGTCACGATTAACATTAGTTACTTGCCAAACACCGTTAAATTTAGTTAAGCTAATAATATCTCCATTGTACTTTGTTGTAGAATTTGGGACATGCTCGATGTATAGATTATGTGAGTATGTTGTACCAAATACTTTATACTCATCAAAATCAGACTCTATGTTTGTAGAAGTATCAGATGATCCAGACTTCAATTTCAAATAATATCTGTATTGTGATTGTGTAGGTGAAGTTGAGTGTTTAATTCTCAGCTTTATATCTGTACCATCTGGCACATCATAAAGTGTTATACCTCTTCTAATTTTGATATCAGTAGCATATCTGAATACATCAGTCGATATTGTACCGACTGTAAGTAGATATCCCGGGTCAACTGTAATATCAAATGAATTACCAGCATCACTTATTAACAAATAATTATTAGTAGTGTCAATATATGATGAGTCTAAAGATACCCAATTATTATTTTGGATTTTTGTGTATCTGTGTTCAACATTGTTGATCAAATTCTCAGGTGTTATCAAAGTCACAGCTTTATTTTCACCAGACCAAGCATTAGATGATACATCTGCCAAAAAACTAATTGAGTTTTTCGAAATATTTAGTGACTGTGTAAAAGCAGTTGCGACTACACTATTAGCTCTTGTGAAAATATCTATATCACCGTTAGTGTTCATTACAATCTTACTCGAACCTAAAGATGGATCAAAAACATAATCTACTCCACTACTGCCATACCAGTTACTCGAAATTACATTTTTTGTTAGCTCTTTTGATATAGATAATGGATTTGTATCACTTATTTGAAAAATTGAATATGGATTTGTCGATGACACACCAATGTTACCATCAGATGATATTCTCAATCTTTCATTTAGTGTATTAGTCTGTGAGTCACCTGCTCCAAATATTATACTTCCTTTTCCACTAGTATCAAACGAGTTAAATTTAATGTAAGGTCCTGAGTATTCAACTCCGTCTTCAGTATAGTTAAATTGATTCACATATTCAATATCAGTTGTTCCGAAATCAAATCTATTGTAATATGATGACAAACTAAGTTTAGTATCTGAGGATGTAGCAACATGTTTTAATGTATATGAGGATTCAGATACAGTAACACCAATATTCCCATAACTAATTTCTGTATTACCAATAAGACTACCACTACCACCGAAGATACCACCTTGATCAACACTCCATGTACCATTCTCATAGAGATAAGTAAGTTGATTACTGAGTTGATAAACTTTTAATCCTTCATAAGGATATTGTATAGACAGTCTTGCCGAAGTGTCATTTACAACTTGTCTTGAGTCTAATGGTACAGATTGATTAAGATCAAAGTTACTTATTATAGAAATGCCAGCCATTATATCTTTTTATTTTTTTATACAAATTTAAATTGGTAAGTAGAACTATAACTTGGAAAACTTCCAAGAGTAGTTAGTAACGGAGCCGTAGCTCCTGGCGTTGAACCGACATAAACATAGAATTTATATGTTTTATTCGACCACCTACTTGGTGAATGTGGTGATGTTATTCCACTTATTGTATACTTGTAGAATGAACTAATAATATTATTACCTGTCTGGTCGATAATTGATGTCAAGTCAGGGAAAGTTGATGGATATCCAAAATAAATATAAACACCATTTCCTTGTAGTGTAACGGTTTTATTATAAATTGAAGATGCTGTTAAAGCAGGCGTAGTTAAAAGAGGAGTCAATCTAAATTGAATCGGTGTACTCGATGTTCCTAGTATGTTGTTTATATTACCTATTCCAGATGATTGTGTACAAGAAACAGTTGCCGTACCATAATACCAAGGTGTAACGACATTTATTATAGATTGTGATGATGCTGTTGAACCTCTTGAATCTACCAACGACATAGACCAAGTTAAGGACTTATGAGATTGTGTAGATGATAGATTTATTAAACTCGTCATTTGTGGTGTAACAAATCCAGTAAATGGACTGCTAATTCCAATAGTTGATGGGTTAACAATTGTTCCGGTATATGATGGACTAACTGCCAAACTTGTTATTGAATATGTTGAACTTCTAGTAATTGTATAATTAAGTTTAACACTGCTGATACTTGATGTATCACCAGCCTCTATATTCTCAGGCGTAATATTTGTAGTTAAAGTTGGTCTGATGTATGGATATAACATCAAGTTTATTATCTGAGCAAGTGGCATGTTACTGAAAGTTGTACCTGCTGGTATACCACCAACCGCATTAGGCATTGGAACATTTGATGAGAAATTATAATTGATACCACTAATCAAAACACTACCACCAGAAATTGAAACAGTACCAGCTGAAGTTATTGATGTGACAGACTGAGAGGCCATAGTTTCCCAAATTGCGTAAGGAGTACCACCAATCCATTTGTACTTTAGAACATATCCATCTTGAGATGAGTTCAAATTACTGTTTGATGTTGGCCAAACTACATTATTAAGAACTATATTACCATTCTGACTATTTATGTTGATATTACCTCCTAAACTCATAGAGCCAGATGTGTAGTATGATGGGTTGACTATATTGAAGTCTAATGAGAATCCAGTAGTTCTTTGTGACTCAATATACGGAGCCACAATATTACCATTTACTATATGAGAACCAGTACCGGCAAGAAAAGCTATTTTTGTATTGTAGTTTAATTGAGGTTCAGTTTTTGTGTTATAGAAAAAAATATCAACATCTGATGACAACAAATTGTTATTCATTATAAACTGATTATTAACAGTTTTTTTACCTAAAAAAATCTTTTCTCTAAAATCCGACTTATCGATACCAATATATTCGGTTCCACCAGCAGTTGTTGGTTTGAACATAATATTTTCCCAAACTGTGTAAAATCCATCTCTAAAATTTTTAGGTACAATAGAACCTGATGTATTATCAGCTAGACTATTAAATATATCCTGAAGAGTATTTAATTTAAGTGCGTTAGTTGGAGGTGTACCTGTACTATAAGTTGCCATTAAGACTTATTACTTTTTCTTATATATTAAAATCCTATTTGCTGATTTAATATATAAACAATATGGGAAAAATTAAATCATATCAACTTTTTCTTGAGGATAAAAAGGTAGAACCATCTGAATCAGTAAAAGAAATAATTACACAATTTTTAATTTCACAAGAAAGAAAATATGGATTATTCTTTAGTAATTTTGATTTGATTGATGATGATAATGGTAGAGAAAAGTTCATTATTGCATACACACAAGAAGGGCCAAACGGTGAGATTCCACCAGTTGATAAAGTAGTTTTTGATATTCTTGATTACTATACCTGGCATGTGAAATATAGTTATGAGAAAGGTGACTATGAATTTGATGATACTTGGAAAAAACCTAAAGTAAAAAACTTAGAAACAGCACTAAAAGACATGAAAACAAGTCTTCTTCGTTCTATAGTATTATCAGATCCAAGTAAGAAACAATTTGAACCAAACGAAGATGACAAGAAATTAATTGATAAAATATTTGAAATCGATAATGTTTGGAATAAATGTAAGTCACAAGTTGAATACATAATGAAAACTATCTCAAAATACAGCATCGAAGAAATCGAAGATCGATTAGTTGAATTCACCGATGAACTGAGTGGTTGGGAACCAAGAATAATGTTTGCTTGGAACTATAAAAAGTCTTGGCATGGACTACAAGCAGATTATGATATAAATGACCAAACATGTAGATTTATATCTGATGCTTGGTATGAAATGAATAAACCGTATGAAAATTCAAAATTCGAAGAATTCCTTTCAATGTGTAGACCCTGTATATACATAGAGCTAAATCGTTCTGAAAATAGAATTTATAAAAAACTTTCTGAAGTAGAACCAATTGGATTTAAGATCGGTAAAAGATTTCAACAATTGTATAATGTCGAGAAAGTTGAATACCCATATTATCCTAACACTAGAAGATTTGAAGACTCAACAGATATAGGAGATTACTTACTAACTATTATTTTAAAATAAAAAATCCTCTATTAGAGGATTTTTTTATCATATAAATCTTATAGATTAAGAAAATAAAAACTCGATTTTGAATAAGTCTTTAATCTTAGCAGTGTTAAGATTCAATTCATCAAAATTAACTGGCTCATAATCAATTTTATTTTCAATTGATTGAAGATCCATCATTTCTTGATTGAATGCCTCCATATTCTTGATTTTTACTGCACCGTTAATTATATTTCCAGCTTCATCTTTTGCCATGATTGGATTACCTTCTTCATCTTTCTCAACATATTTATCAAAGATCTTTTTTTCTAATTTGATTTTATCATCAACTAATGATGATATTTCCTTGATAATTCTCATTAATCTAAATGCTAATTTAGCATTTATATCAAGTTCGATTAGACTATTAAGTGATGAAACAGTCTCATTGTTTAATTGTCCATTTTTTACTATGATCATTTTACAAAAATTATTTTTTTTTGATATATATCATTATATCTCTTTTTCCTCAATTTGTTTAATCCTATCAAGACAAATTTTATAATAGTTCTCATCTCTTTCAACTAAAATAAAATTCCTATTAGTTTCAATTGCAGCTATTGCGGTTGTTCCACTTCCACCAAATGTATCTAATACCAAATCACCAGACTTTGAATGTTTTTCAATCAGTGATTTAAATAACTCAAGTGGTTTCTGTGTAGGATGATTGGTTCTTTCTTTACCGTGACAAAGTGGAAAGTTATAGATACCTTTGTCATACTTTGAATTAAAAGTTGGATTTTTGTCTTTAGTGAAAGTAAAGAAAAACTCTATAGCATTTGACAAATAATTACTTTTAGAATTTATAGGAGTTGGGTTATTTTTAACCCATTGACAAACTCTTGGTTGTTTGAATCCCCATTTCTCACCTAATTCTTTTAGTTGATTTGATTTCCAAACATCAAAGAAAATGATTAAAGTACCACCGTTTCTTAAAATTCTTTTATACTCTTTGAATAATAAATCGAAGTTTATTTCTTCTTTGTCCCAATCCCCAAAGTCAATACTAATTTTATTAAATTTTGTATTGTCTGAATTTTTAGTAAAATTAGACTTTCTTGAAATTAAATAGGGTGGATCGGTCAATATCAAATCAACTGAGTTTTTAGGTATTGTTCCTAACATCTCAAAGCAGTCACCAAATAGCACCTTATTTGTCATACATTTTATATATATGACAAACATGTTCTCCTAAATTATTATTGCCAAATAGTTTCTAAATCTAATTTAGACTTTATTTCAATTACTCTTCCATCAATTTGTAATGAGTATCCTATTAATTCTGAGAATATATCTACAATACTTTTTATTTTGTTTTGTTCGTCTTGACTAAGATCTTCATTAAATATTGTTACCAAATTTTCAATCTCTTCAAATGATAAATAAGACTTATTTTTAATAAAAAATAAAAAGTCATAATTATACTCTTTCCACTTATCATTTTTCTTATTCTTCGATTTTTTTATTAGAAAATTACTTAAACAATTTTCAGAACCAACAGATGGCATCGAGAATCTATAATCATCAATCAAAATTTCACCAGTGCTCTCATCAATCAAGTAATTACTAAAATCGAAGTAGTTAAAGGTTTTATTACCAAATTCGATTTCATCAGGCTTACCCGTTCTTTCATTGAAAAAAGGAATTTTAATTTCTTTGTTCATTGTATGTTTAACTATCTCTAAGAACAAATAAACCAAGTCTAAACTTTTGATATCATCAAATTTGTAATTTTTACTTAGAATTGTATTTTTTCTAACTATTTTCTTAATTAAGTCAATTACCGAGAAGAAGTTTTCTTTGTCAAAGTTGTACTCATAATCGATTATATCTTCTTGATCAGCTTTTCTAATACTGATTTCAAAATCAGGTAAATAAAAGATACCTTGTGATGGAAGTGTTGAAAGTTCAATCTTTTTAGACTGTGAAAGTAGTCCTTTAATAAGTTCGATTAATCCCATTTTCTTTAATTATATTTAATTTTATATATCTTTTACTCAATGTTCTATTCAGAATAAAAAATAAGTCAGAATAATCTGACTTATTTTCAAATTTGTATTTTGTTTATTTTATTATAAAGAGCATTCTTGTCTTCTTCCATCAACTTGATTATATCGAAAACCTTTTCAGAAAAACCAGCGAGTGCAAATACATTCTTTTCTGGTAACTGTAATGTTCCCAATCCAGCTAAATCACATGAATAAACAAATGGTTCACAATTGAATTTTTTCTTATATGAATTAAATTCTTTGGTTGGTGTTGTATAACCAAGCCATCCTTGCATGTCACTCAAAATAATTATTCTTTTGTAAGCCTTGTTTGCCTTGATAAAAATATCTTGAAAGTTTGTACCACCACCACTAAATCTAAAACTATCTCTAATAGTTAATATTGAATCCATAGGATTATAAGCCTTATAACTGGCGGTATTAGCAAATGTCATCACATCACAATTGTTGGCTTTTGATATCATAGATCCAAAAAGTGAAGCAATTTCAGATGGTCTACCACCCATTGATCCAGAGACATCGATTACTACTAAAGTATCACCATCAAATTTTGGAACATTACAACAAGATATGTCTAAAGCCTTATTGATAGCCACTAAAACCTTTCTAACATCAGATGATGTTCCGAGTTTAGAAATTTCTTCATATGCAGTTGCGAATCTAAAAGGTAAAACTTTAGACTTTGAAATCATGTTCTCATCAACTAATAAATCACAAGCTAAAGGAACTGCTTGTGGAGCTTGATTAATTATATTTCTCAAGTTTCTTAATAAGGCAAAATATCCTATTTTCCTTGTAGATAATAGTTCGACCCAAGCTTCTGATTTTAATTGAGACAACTCTTCTTCACTTTGTGCTTTTTGTCCAGCTTGTGAAAGCATAGATTCCCAAGTTTTTGTATTCTTCAAATTGTCATTAACTAAAGCATTAAGTGCTATTTTATTTCTATCGTTTGGAACTGGGTGAACTAAGTTTACAATATCAACTAATTTAACTTCTTTGTTTTCACCTTTATACTTTGCCAACTGGTATTCATCAAATTTATCAAAAGCTGATGCAAACCCTTTTTTCAGAGAATTAGGGAACTTTGGATGATTTTTATCAGTTTTATTTGATAGATAATACGACATAATTTCGGTCATATCATCTACTCTACTTACAACTTTATCGTAGAAGTTCTTACCCCATTCTTTTCCAGAAATTTCAGATGCCAACTCACCGGCTAGTGCGTGAGTAATACTTCTCATTCCAAATTCATCACGAGCAAAAATAGCAGACTTTGCGATAAATTCTTTGTTAGGAATTGTCTTAATAAGCTTTTTCAACTCAGATAAAGACTCATCTGATGATCGATAAAATTGATCATTAACAAATGATGTTAATAAAAGAGATACAAGAGCTAATTCGTTAGACTCTTTGTAAGCTTGTCCGCCTGCTTGGTTTGTTGTTTTTGTCTTTGACTTGACAACTGTTTGATTGAATTTTGCCATATTTTTGTCTTTATTTATAGTTTCGTTTTTAAAAATGAAAAAACCAGATTCACAAAGTAAATCTGGTCTTTCATAGTTTTTGAGGACAGGAAAAGCTAGTTGAGCTGTCACAAGAGCTTTCTATTAGTACTTAACTAACTTTGAAAGTTTGTCGATGTTTTCTTTAGGGTGTCCATCTTCATCCAACTTTTGTTTAGGTCTTTAGTTTCAACCCCAATCTTTTAGTTCATTTGGTCAGAACAGTTTTTGGTAACTAACCGGTCTTTTTAACCACAAGTGGATACATCAGGCTTGACCAGCCATTCAGTTTTTTAATCATAGATTGATAATTGATCGTTAATTTTCGAAGTATCTCATCCTATGACCATGTCCTCATATATATGTCGACCAGAGTAAATTACAAATAAGTGTTTTTTCATAAGCAATTTCGAAGTAACTTATTTGTTCACTACTGGAGTGTCATTCTTTTATTTTAGTTGGCTTAAAAGTTTTAAATTTTCTAAAATAAAATAATGTATTGATATATATGACATGGGAAATTTACAATTTTTCAAGGGTGGATTATTTATAGACTGGTAAAAAGTCGATTAATAAATTAATATATAGATTTATGAAATACTTGTCTAATTATTCAAATTACAATGAAGAATTAATAATTCAAAAAGCAATTGAATATATTGATTTTTCAATCAACGAATCAGCCGACTATAAATCCATTTGGAACAATATAGTCAAGAAACTTAAAGGACTATCAGAATCAGGTAGAAGAAAACTCATCAAATATGCGATTGGTGCTCTTTTAGCTTTCAACACAATAACAAATGTTGTACAGATTATCAATTCCTCAGATGCATCTCCTGAAGATAAACAAATTGCAATTGAGATGACTCAAGAAAAAGAAAATGAGTCTGGTACAAAAAAACAAATAACATCTGAATCAGACGACTTCAAACCAGGTTACGAATTTAGATTATCTGACGCTGGATGGAATCATATTAAACAAGAAGAGTCTTGTGTTTTAACTGCATATACACTAGGTGATGGAAAAGTAACTGTCGGATATGGACACGCTGAGGATGTTGGAAAAACAAAACTTAGAAAGGGTCAGAAAATTACGCAAGCACAGGCTGATAAATATCTAAAAGAAGATCTTAAAGAAGCGGCTGATGGTGTTAGAAGGATATTCAAGGAGTGGGAAGCAAAAGGAATAGATGTAAATATTAATCAAAGTATGTTTGATGCACTTGTTTCTTTAGCATTCAATTCTGGTATAAGTAGTTTAAGACAATCTGATATAATTCAACACATCAAGAAAGGTGATATGAAATTAGCAGGTGACTCAATCAAAGACTACAACTTAAATAAAAAATTTCCTGGTCTCGAGACAAGGAGACAAAAAGAAGCTAAGATGTTTTTAGCATCTCTATAAAATAAAAAAACCTGTCTTTTCAGACAGGTTTTACTTTTTCAAGGTGATAAATCACGATCCACATGCAATGCATGAATCCGGATCATCAAGTGAGCAGGATATTTCAGCCATTTGATCTTCAACACTCTTTTGTTCTTGAACAGTGAACTTGACAGCATCAGCTGCAGATTTTGTTCTTAAATAATACATACCTGTTTTAAGATTACTTCTTTTATCTCTGTAAAACTTAGGAGTACCATCTTTATCACAAACAACTTGAATGTTTTCATCATTTGATGGTATAATTGGCTGACCATTAGAATCATTTAAGAATGATCTTCTACCCCAACCATAGAAATGCATTGCAGTTAACTTACCAAAGTTTACATTCTCCATAAACACATTCATAGATTGTGTTTGATCAATGAACGCTCCTCTATCGGCTGCCAAATCAATAACATCTTTTTGCTTAATTTCCCAAACTGTTTTGAACACTTCTTTAATATTTACTGGAATTTCTGGTACATTCTGAATAGAACCATTCTGTTGAATAATTTTATTCTTGACTGATTCATTCCAAATACCAAGTTTAACAAGTTCTTTAACTAAATATTTATTAACAATAATAAATTCACCAGAAATAACTCTTCTAACATATAGGTTAGATGTTTGTGCCTCACATGAAGCTTCATTACCTAAAATTGATGCAGTTGAAGCAGTTGGCATAATACAAGTAGTCAAAGAATTTCTAACTCCCCATTTTGCAATATCTTCTCTAAGTTTTTTCCAATCCCATCTATCAGTTGTAGTAGCTCCCCATAGATCAAATTGAAATTTACCTTGTGAAACTGGAGAACCTTGATATGAAGCATAATGTCCGTGTTCTTTAGCCAAATCACAAGATGCTCTCATAGATGCAAAATAAATAGTTTCAAATATTTGCTTATTAACATTTCTAGCTTCTTGTGAATCATAAGATAAACTCATTAAAAAGAAAACATCAGCCAATCCTTGTACGCCAAGACCAATAGGTCGATGTAATAAATTTGAGAATCTTGCTGAATCTGACGGATAGTAATTTACATCAATTACATTATTCAAATTGATTGTTGCTTGATAAGCTACATCATATAATTTGTTATAATTATAAGTTTTGTTCTTGTTAACAAATTTTGTCAACGACAAAGATGCCAAATTACAAACAGCTGTTTCATTTACCGATTCTTGACCATAGAAGTCACTTAAACATAAAGAATCTAATAGTTCTTTGTTTTGAAGTAATTCTTTTTGAATTTTTGTAACACCAGTTGCTTCTACGATTTCAGCACAATTATGTACTAATATGTCATTTGCATAGAAATTATGGTTTTTATTAACGGTTATATCGTAAACCGGTCTATTCTTTACTTTTTCTATTTTAATCATAGTATTTTTTATTTTTTATGAAAATTGATTTTTATTTTTCTTAAATGTTTTTAGGAATTCTCTAATTTCATTTTCTTTATTTTTAAATTTATTTTCCCAATCATCTTTATAAATTATATAATAACTCTTAGTTGTATGATAAGGTATATCCTTTGTTGAATTGGTTCTAGCAGTTTTTGCAACTGATCTATTTGATGTGTTCAAATAATTAGCGATATCAAAACAATAGTCAAACTCTTTGACTAAATTAAAATCTTTATCAAAAAGTAAAGTTTTTTTAGCTCTGCTGTTACCAGAACCTGATCTTTGGTTAGATAAAGTATCTCTAGTAGAAGAGGATGCTGTTCTTCCTAAATTCCAATGATCACCTCTTAATTTTGCTTTATGTGAAGGATATTGTTCTAATGGGAGTCCATACATATTATTATTTGATCCTAAAGCATTTTTTCTATGTATTTCTCTTATTTCCTCTTTCCTTGGATTATTAGTAAAGTTATCACCACCATCTCCTCCTTTTGATATATTAACTAGTGGGCCTGACCTATCATATCTATTGCCAATACATGATATCATATCCTTTTCTTTTAAAAAAGCATCTGATAAACTCATCAAATCAATATATTTTAATACGATGGGTTCTAAGTTATCGGATAATATACTTTTAATTATATTTTTTTTATAGTTATTATTTGTGATATCCTTATCCTTTTTTGCATATTGTAGATGTCTAACTTTTCTATCATGTATTGTTTTACCACTAGAAACACCAACATAAAAAGGCTCATAATCAAAACTATACTCACCGTAATTATACTCACCTTTCTTTCTAGGATCTAGATAAACATAGACAAATGAACTATTATCTATGTTTTCTAGACTAAATTCAATATATTTATATAAGTTCCTTTTCATTTAATAATAGAATATCCTTTTCTTCTAAATCACCTGCTCTGACATAACCTCTATTTTGTGTCCAAACTTGATGATCTTCTGTACATATTATATAGTTTCCATTCTCATCAGTAATCTTTATTGTTTCAGCATTATGATTTGTCATCCCAGAATTCTCAACTAAACACCATTCATCAATACCAGATTCTAAATCTCTACTTAAAACCTCTATTCTCTCACCATTCTTAAAAAGAACATCTAATGTGACCATGTCGAATTCTTTCTCAACTCCATCTATTCTACATTTCACAATTGTATCACCATCCAAACAGAGATTAGAGCTCTTAATCACACCAATGTTAGCCTGATTAGATTTTTCATTAATTGAATCTTTGTAAAGAATGTATGGAGTACCGGTTTCAACTTGTGATTCTAAAACTTTATTCCATAATTCACGAGCTTTAACGGTTTTCTTACCATACCCTTTTGTTTCATAGTCAATATACATTTTTCTAAAATCATCACCATAAGCTTCTGTCAAACCTGGACACTCATGAGGACACATCAAAGTCCAATCTTCATCTAAGTCTACTCTTTCCATGAATAGGTCATTAGTCCAAAGTGCTAAGAATAAATCACGAGCTCTTAATTCTTCTTTACCTTGGTTTTTCCTTAAATCCAAGAAATCAAAGATATCAGCGTGCCAGGGTTCCATATAAATAGCAATTGATCCTTTTCTTTTTCCACCACCTTGGTCTACAGCTCTTGCTGTTTCATTGTAAATCTTCAAGAAAGGAATGATACCATTTGATGTACCATTAGTACCAGCGATATAAGTACCTTTAGCTCTAATTTTGTTGAAAGCTATACCAATACCTCCTGCATTTTTAGATATTTGTGCAGATTCTTTTAGAGTATTGAAAATACCTTCAATAGAATCATCTTCAACATCTAATAAAAAACAAGATGATAATTGTGGACGAGTTGTACCAGAGTTGAAAAGAGTTGGCGTGGCGTGTGTGTAAAAACCTTCAGATAAAAGATTATAAGTTTCAATAACTTTTGGTAGATTCTCACCCCAAATTTGAATAGCTGTTCTCATATACATGTACTGAGGTCTCTCAGCAACTTTGCCATTTAGTTTCAATAAGTAACTTCTTTCCAAAACCTTAAATCCAAAGTAATCAAAATTATGATCCTTAGAGTGAACAATCGCCGAATCTAATTCATCAGCATTTCTCATTACGATATCATAAAAAGATTTAGAAACAATTGGTGAGTGTTTTCTAGTATTTGGATCAACATAATCATAAAGATCTTTAACAGTCTCACTAAAACTCTTCTTAGTATCTTTGTGCAAAGAAGTAATAGCAATTCTAGCTGCTAAAGTCGCATAATCTGGATGTTTTGTTGTTAAACTAGCAGCAGTTTCCATTGCTAATTGGTCGAGAATTCTTGTTTCAATGTCTGGTGTAATTCCTTCAATTACTTTTTGAGCAACTTCAAAGGGTTGTATCCATTTTGAGTCAAGACCATATGTTTGTTGGTTAATTCTGTCTAGAACTTTGTCTAACATTACTGGCTCTTTTTTACCGTTTCTTTTCGTAACTTTTATATTAATCATCTTTTTAATTTTTTTTGTATTGATATATATCGCCTATATTTTCAACTTTTATTTCTAATCTTAATTTTTTTTGGATTTTTTATTCTATTAAAAAAATTATTTTTTATAGAAAATCTATGTTATTTAGTTTATTCAGGTTATACTTGAATTTCGTATTATTTAATATTTTTGTTATTTTATTAATCTCAACTTCATATATTTTTTCGTAAGAATTGACCATATAAACAGAATTTTCATAATCAGTTTCTACAACAACTCCTGTTACATGAATTAGTTCTTTGTTCATTAAGTTAGGATCTTCTGCTAAGAATTCTATTTCAGTTCCTTCATAAATATTTCTATTTCTGATTTCGTGTGAATAATTTTGTTTACCAATATGATCTTGTAGTTCAACGATTATTAGATTTCTCCACTTATTATCTAATAACTTAAACATGTTAAATAAGTTATCAGAAAAATAGACAGCTAATTCATTGAAAAGCTCAATATTTGTGAAACTTTCTTGTTGAAGATTTGTTTTTAATAAATAATAATATTGATTAAAATCCACTCTAGACGGTTTTCTTCTATTATTCAAAAAGTTTATATCAGTATGTTCTGACAAAACCTGATAGACTCTTTCTTTGATTCTTTTATCTTTGATGTAATTCTCGTTATCAATTGATTCGAACCAGTAATGAGAGGACTTATCTACTTCAAATGTATCATTAAAACTAGTACCCATTTCATATGAATCTTCACTCAAAGGATCTTCTTTTTTACCTTTGAAGATCGAATCATACTTCAAACTGTGTTTACCTTGAATTTTATGTTTAGATAAAACAACATCATCGGTTTTTTCTTCAACCTCTAAGCTTAGATCATCCTCATCAATTTCAATTACATCATCTGTGAATTCGTCACTATCAATTTCGATAGATTCTTCCTCGACTTCTGACTCTTCTTCAACAGATACATCTTTAGATTCTTCTGTTACTAAATCCTCATTATAATCTTCATCAACTTCTAAATCAATGTCTTTTTTTCTTTTAGCACTCATTGAATGTATTTAATTTTTTAAATTGAATCTAAAAATACATCATTCTCTAAAGTGAGATATGTTGAATTTAGATTTAATTTTATTTGAGATTTCAAAAAATCACCATCTCTTTGTTTTAACAACTTGAATCGATAAATATTTTGTCTTTTCATCTCTTCAGTTCTTATTATAGCAAAAAAAGTGTCTGCTGTTTCCGCGATTGCTTTAGATTCTGGAACTTGTTCTAATGTTATATCATTAGAATTCCAAGCATCTTTAGCAACTTGAACGCCAGTAATAATTGGAACTTTGAATTTGGCACCAATTGCTCTTAGTCCTTCTGCTAAAGATTTACCTTTTGTGTATAAATTATCACCTGCTATTCCTTTTACTGGCGCAATTAGTGTTATGTAATCAACAACCACTAAATCAATTTTAATATTTTTCTTTTCTTTTAGTTTCTGAATATAATTATCGAAATCATTAATTGTTGCCGTACCAGCTGCCCAGAATTTTGTAATAATTTTTCCTACTTTCTTCTCAAACAAATCACTATTATTAGTATTTTTTAAATTACTTATTTTTCTTTTGATTAATTCAACATCCTTACTAACATTATCATAATCATTAATAGGAATTTTCAACCTCATTGCACCTAATCTCTTCATTACTTTTCTCTCACTCATTTCTAATGTAATATACAGCACATTATATCCCATATCAGCAGATCTTACTGCGAAATTTTGCATCCATAATGAATTATGACTTAATATATCATTTGTATAATACTGTTTTTTAGATCCATCAGATAATTGAAGATCATACATATTAGACATTTTTCCAGTCAATCCTAAGTGTATTATTTTTTCAGGTCCATCTTTTGTCATAATCCAATCACCTACTAGCAAATTAAAGCAGTATATCTCTGTTAATTCACACTTTTTATTATCAAAATCTATATTATCACATCGATATAATATATGTTTGTCAGCACATATTATATCTTTTTTACCTGAAGTAACTAAGTACCACTCTTCATATTCTATCGTCTTTCCTATACCCTCTACATTTACAAATCCATTTGAAGTCAATACTTCGTATCGATCGACCTCATAAGCTTCAATAAATTTATCATACAAAGGTCTATCATATTTGCCCTGTAATAAGGAATCACCATTTACATATTCTAATATCATACTTTTATTTTTTTATAAATTCTATACATGCGTCCAATGCTTGTTTAGGATTACTCATAAAGTCACTCTCCCATATGATGAAAATGTCATATCCATCATTCATTAGTAGTTTATTTTTAAACTTATCGTCTATCCACACTTGTTCAGCTGTTTTCTCTAATACTTGATGAAAATAATCATAACTATACTCATTTGGATTACAATGCCAGTAGTCACCATTAAATTCTATGACTTTTTTAAGTGTATGGTCAACATAATCATACTTATAAAACCTACTATTAATTTCGTCATATTTTATGAATTCTGAATTTAACTCTCCGAATTCTATATTATTATCTCTAAATAAATCATAAATTTTCCAAAAAAGAACTTGAGAAGATTTCGAATATCCAGTTTTATTAGATATTTTTTTTCTGTTTATTTTTATTTTTTCGGAATTTGGTTTTGTATTCAATTTATTTAACCAATTACTTTGTCTATTTGTCCAAATTTCTAAACCCTTATCTGAACCATATTTATTTATACATATTTCTAATGAAAAAGTCTTTTGTCTCTCGGATATCAATCTTTTTCCTTCTTCTTCTGAGTATCCTCTTTTTATATAATATTCTATACAGGTATTGTAACTATGTTTATACTTCTCCTTATCTTCTTTTCTTTTAGTTGATGTTTTTTTATGTATTTCATTCATAACATCAATACTTTTCTGAATAGATTCTTTTTCCGAGTAACCCCTTTTGACCCAATACTCTTTACAATTTCTACTATTTTCTTTATAGAAATTTGGGTTATCCTTCTTTATTCTTGATATAGTTTTAGTCCTCTTCTCAAGATTTTTTTTGTTTGTGTTTCTAAATATCAGATTAGCTTCTTCCATAGAGCAATTTTCTCTATATCTGATACCATCAATTGAATTCGACTTAAATGATTTCTCTATACATAATTTATTATTGCAAAGATTTCGATACCCCTTACCCACACTAATAAACTCTCCTATACCACCACAGAAATAACACTCAATACTTCTGTGATTTATATAATTATCATAGTAATACTTATGATCTAATTTTAAACTTTTAGTTATATAAATAGCTAATCCCTTGACTGAATTAAATGTTCTTCCTGTCAAAGGACAAATAAATGGTAAATCTATATTTTTATATTTTCTTTTCGAGTCAGCGTTCATTTCTACACCTATTTTTCATTATATATTAAATGTTAGTACCCCTATGACGAATAAAAAAATCAACTAATTTTAACTTCTCAATAACATTAGTATTTTTATCACGAACTTCAATGTAAGTATCAGAAAAACTACACTTACCTCCATTAGTTTGAGCCATTATTACATTAAGTGTAGAAATATCCCATCCTCCACCTAACATATGATCAACAGTATCAAGTCCTGATCTGATTTTGAATCTTGAAGAATCTTGCACATGGTGTTCTGGATCATCAAAATCAGAACCCAAATCATCATCATTAACAAAATCTGTTTTAGACATTTGATCTACGATGCTTTTGATTCTATTAGCTGCGATTACAGCTTCTTCAAAATCATTAACAGAGTCTAGATTTCTTGTTTCATCAATAATATCTACTGTACCACTTTTTAATCTGTTTGAAAGAATCCAAGCGTTAAATTTAGGAATAATGAAATTTGTTTCATCATATTCACCAAAGTTTACGGTCAACATTGATTTAAGAACTTCTTTGGTAATAACACCATCTCGATCTTCGAGAGATACCATTTCAAGAATTTGTTTTGGATGAGGTACTTCTGCTTCAATATTCTTAATCATGTAACTTCTAATAATAGAATACACGAATTGAATTTCAGAATTTTTGAAGAAGAAGGGTTCTACAATTTCAAAGTATCTTTTATTCTTAATAATATATCCGAAAAATATCTTTTCTAAAGATATTGTCATTTTTCAAAATTATTTTTTATTTATAGTGAATGGAGAGATTTAAGTTTAATATATATTCTTCTATAAATTATTAATAATTTTAAAACATTAATTTTTAGAATAGAGTTAATTTTTATTTAAATGGACTCATTTTTTCCAAATTGATTTTTGAAATAAACATTTCTAACTCACGACTAGTCAGACTATAATTTCTTAACAATTCTTCAAGACCTTGTCTTTTTTCAATTCTAATTTCATTTAGAAATTCCCTAAAGACAGATCTTAAATAACTGAAGTAACGGTCTTTGAGCTGTGCGATATCTAACGCAATCTTACTCATTTCACTTCGAATTGATGAACTATTTGAACACCATTTTTGTAGTTCAATTTTAGAATCGTAACTATCTTCTGTGATAAGATATGGTAGGATCATGACCTCAATTAATTTTAAGCTAAATTTTATTACTTCGTCTTTATTTTCGGGACTCATACTCATATAGTCATAATATTCATTTTCAAGAGCCTCTATAACACGTTCTTCAAAAAAACCTTTTTTTGCAAGTTTTGAACAAACCGACTCATAAAGTTCTAAAACAACTTCTTCAGGAGTGACATTCTTCATTTTTTCCTGTAAGTTAAAGGCTGTACGATAAGCACTAGACTCAGCGAACCAATATTCATGAAACTTCGTTTTGACTTCACTAATTCTCTTTTTAGTAGATTCATCAATATTTGATGATTTTAAAAATTCCATGAATTTTGTATAATACGCTTGATCATAAAAATCCTTTAGATCACTAAAACCTATCCATATTGTAGTATCTGTGTAATTTACATCAAATAAAACTGCATCATCTAACATCATATACTTAGATCTTATAATCAGATTTGAAAACTCAACTTTTTTTGTTAATTCAACATCATCACATTCGTGTAATTCAAATGATGATTGTTTTACTTGGTAATCACCCCAAATATCTTTCACTAGTAATTCTTTTATATAATATCGAGGACCTCCATATCGATTTTCTGGTATCTCAAATTCTGAAGATGATGACTTAATCATATCTTTGATCTCAAACAATTCTTCACCTTTTCCTAATCCGTTTATAAAATCTATAGGGTTAGTATATTTACCAATATATTTGGTCGCCACTTTTTTCACAGCATCTTTATGAACAACTCCAAAGTCTGAATCGCGTGCAAAATCTTTATGAATCCAATCTTGCATTGCATCAGACCAGATAGCATTTTCTTCATAAATCCATTCACCATCAAACTCACATCTTTTACATTTGGATTTTGGAATCCAACCTAATCTATGATCTTTCACTGCCTCACTTTTCAGTATATAACTATCAAAATATTCTGAATATACATGACTTAAATTACTCGGAGTACCTTCACTGTGATTTCTTATTTCAGAAATAAGAAAACTCTGACCATCTTTTGTCTGCTCAGCCATAGATTCATCATGTAGGTTAGAAACAAATCCACTTCCAGTAACTTGACCATCTTTGTTTAATCTTTCATATAAATAATTAAATGTGTCAGCATAAGGATAATGATCAAATTTAGTGTTTTTTAAGAAAACTTTCATCTCATATTGATTATCACCATTTTTATGTGACGTTAGAATTTTTGGATCATTGGCACATAGATTCTCAACAACCCAATCATAAACAAACTGAAAATCAGAATCCTGTTCAGTATAAATTCTATCTAAATAGAACTTTTTACTTGATCCAGCAGTTGTTTCATCTAGTACCCAGAATAAAGCTCTTGCTACTAATTTACCTTCTTCAGTAATAATAACCATAGATATTTTATCTGGATTTTTAGCATAGATATTCATAAAGTGATTCACTTTATCATATCTCATACAAGAGCTACCTAAGGTTCCTTTATCGGAATTATAATTCTTACTGTTATACCACTTTAAAATTTGATCACCTTTGACTACTTCAGTTTTACGGTTAATAATTCCATGTTTCTTATTCCACTGAGATTTGAATGAATTTACGAATTTCTCAATATCCGAATCAGTAAATTTAGTGTGACCATTGTCTCTCAAAATTTGCCCAATCATTCTACCAATTTTTGAATTACTCTTAGTCTTAGTAGATACATCCTCACCTTTAGTGATGAATCTTTGATACTGAGTATCTGGCAAAAATGAAATTTCATCATTTTTGTCTTTCTGAATATCAACTAAATTATAATTAGTTTTAATATCTGTTCTTTCATCAATAATACTATACAAAATATCTGCAATTTTATCAGTATTTGGCATATCATTAATAATCTGTTTGAACTCTCTACTTGTAACGAAGACAGATTCAAATAATCTCATCAATAAAAAATCACTGTATTTTTTACTCAAACTCATATTACTGTTCTTTAATTAATTGATTTTTACCTAAATCTCTTTCTTCACCATCTTTGATTTCTCCACTATAAGGTCTCACAACTGTAGGTTTATCTAAATCTGGATTAACTTTTAAGTTGAATTTATCTTTTAATCTTGTTATTAAATAATTCAGACTGTTTTTTGCTAACAATGAAGTAACACCAACACCAACTGTTAATAAATTAATCGGAAGATTATCTAAATTGAAATCATATTTGCCAATTAGAGTTGAAATTGCATTCATAGTTGGTAACAACAATGATGTATATCCGAACATATCTAAAAATCCTGTAACTATATACGGAGTATTTCTGAAAATTACTTTTAATACATTACCTATTGATTTGAAACAGTTAACAAGTTTTTTCACAATACCATTACCGATACCTCTTAATTTTAATTCTTCTAATAAAGTTTTAGCATCTTCTTTAGTGACTAAACTTTTTACTAAACCACTACCTTTACAAGTTTCACAGTCTTTTTCACAATCATCACACCCTTCTCCATCACAAAGTTCACAATCTATATTATGTCCTTGACCTTTACAATCTTGACATTCAATTTCATGTTCACCTGTTTTATTCTTTTGTTCTTCTAAGTAAGTTATTGCAAGTGCCGTGATACACAATAAAACAATGTTTTCATCAGTTAATTCAACATTTAAACTAGCATTTTTAAGTAGGTTCGAAACAATAGGAATCATTGCTCCAATACCAGCACCAAAAGTAAATATTAAACTATAGTTGAATTTCAAGTCTCCAGCTAATGACTTTAATATATTTTTTATATGACTATCATCTAATTTAGACTCATTAAGTTGAGGATTCAAAATTAGTTCAATTAATTCTTCAGCTATTAAAATACTTTTTTGATGATCTTTATACTTCAAAATTCTTTTCATATATCTCTATATATTCTTTTATAAAAATCACTCTGTGTATGTAACTACATCGATAAGTTTTTTTGATATTTTACTGTCTATTTGTTGTAAAACACTTAGTAATTTATCAGATAATTTAATTGGAAACTTCAAAACTTCTTTTTCAACTATAAAATCGCAAAATTCATATAATTTCATATTAATATATATTAAAAATAGTTTGATATTTTTATATGAATCACTTACACAAATTTACAAACTTTATCACTGAGTCTGATAAACCAGAGAAAAAGCCAAAGCCTCCAAAAGATCTTAAAAGATGTATTGGTATGTGTGATAGAAAATTCTTTATAAAAAATGGTGAACCAGTTATTTACTGTCCATCTTGTGATCGAATATTAAAATAAAAAAATAAGTAAATAGTATGAAATACTTAAAAAAGTTTGAAAGTTTTAGAGATGATCAAGAATATGATTACTCAAATGATTTAAGATCAATAGTTGCTGGAAGAGCAGATGGATTAGAAAGAGATTCAGAAATTGATTATACTCCTTCTGAATTATCAGATGAATATTCAGATGAATTAAGAAAAGTTGTAGCAGGAAGAATGCCTATGGAAGAAGAGGAAGAAGAATGTGTTCCTTGTAATGATGAAGATGAAAATGATAAAGAGAAAGACATGACTGGTAAAGATATGAGTTTCGAAGCTAAAAATACTTCTTATAAAAAATCAGGTCTTAAAAATCCAGAAAAGGCAGACTTGAATAAGGATAAGAAAATATCTAGATATGAGAAGAAAAGAGGAAAAGCCATCGAAGATTCAATCGAGAAAAGAAAAGAAAAGGGATTGACTCCAAAACAGAAAAAACTACCAAAAGCACTTAGAGATGCAATTGCTAAAGGTCTAAGAGACTAAATAAAAAAACCCTCAAATTTTGAGGGTTTTTTATTCTTTATTTTTAATTAAATAATTTCAATCTTAACAATCTTAGTTCCTACTCTAGTGAGTGCTATTCTACCAGATTGCTGCTTGTGATTGTAAATAGTTGATAATTGATCAAGAGCTCCTTCAATAGTTGAACACTTTTGAATAACAGATACTCTCTGTTGAAGCTTATTCATCATATGTTCAGAATCAAATCCCCTACAATTAAACAATAGATTTAGTGCTTTTTGATAATATCTCTTACCACCTATATCAGAAAATCCGTTGAATTTTGATAATTCATTTAGTCTGTTAGACAGATATGTTGAATCAGATTTATCAAACTCAAGTTTACCTTGCTTAAACATAGGATATCCAATATTAGGATTTTGTCTACCCGAGTCATTATTGAGAATAAAAAATAAAGCTTCGTGATCAAAATTCTCATTCCATTTAGTATAGACATCTCTATATAAAATATAATTTTGATTTCCTTTTTGAGCTTCACTATTCATAAAATCAGACACGTCCCACTCTTTTGAAGCAGTGTTCATCAAAGTAATATCATTAAGAATAGATGACATATTTAAATTATCATCAATAACATAGGATACTGGTATTTGAAGTTTTTCACAAGCTTCAAATCTGTGTTGACCATCAACAATTTTAAGAGGTTTGTGTAAGTCTGAATTATCCAATATACAAATTACAGCATTTGTTTTAATGTGTTTTTTTGCAATAGACTCAGTGATTTTTTTAAGATTAGTTGTATTTACATTTCTGTTTCCACCGATATATCCAAACATTGAGTAGTTGGTTGTAGTGAAGATTGGTGTCAAGACACTTGACGATTTTGCTACCTGTTCAGGTAAAACATTAGATGTTTTTGTTTTCATAATTTTAAGTTTAATTTCTTCTTTGATACCTATCAGAGCGTATCAATAAATTCTCACTTTTTGGCCAAAAAGTATATCTTATATATTAAAAGGAAAAAAAGTTTTTAAGCTTTTGATTTTATGTCAACTTTCTTTATGGAACTTTGAACCCAGTCTGGAATTAAATCAGAACTATATCTTAGTATGTCAGAAAAAGAACTATCAATTATTATAGTATCTGCAAAATCAGTTTTACTTCTAATCGACCTACCAGCCATTTGAAGTAAAGAACAGACAGTTTTCCAAGAATACCAATCTGGATTATTTTTTTGACGCATTTTATTCTTTTGAGAAGCCAAACTCGGATAAGGAATCTTTGCAATTACTTGAAATCTACTTTTATCATGATCAAATGAAACACCAGTCGAAACAGATGGACTAACAAATACAGTTGGTTCACTTGTCTCAAAATGTCTTCTTAACATTTCATCTTTATTCGTGGAATCATGAAAAACCAATCTAGAGTTTTCTACTCCTCTTTGAATCCAATTTGATAACTCAAAAGAATTAGTGTGAATTATACCTTTTTTTCCCTCGTACTTTTTCAAAATTTTGTGTAGATATTGAACATAATTCTTGAATGTTTCTTCTTTCTTTTGATAAGACATTTTACCAAGAGGCATGTAATAGATCGGTCTATTTTCTACTGGAAATGGTGACGGAACTGAATAGTAAGCCATTTTATCAACATCTAGTCCGTTCAAATCTGAAAATAATCTTTTGTCTAAAATTGTTCCTGACATTAGAATTACCATATCATACTTACTCCAAACATACTTATCTAAGTAATCATAAGCCCAGATTGGCTCTAATGATAATTCAGTTTGATTTGTTTTCTCATTATAATATGTTTCTAAAACCCAATTATGTGGATTAGCCTTGTATTCTTTTAGAAATAAGTCTATCTTTAATTGATACTGTTTTAAGTCAGTTATGACTTGCATCATCTTTACATCTTTATTTCCACCACCGACTATCTTAGATATTTTTAAATCTCTTTTATCTTTAGTAGCATCTCTACCACCTTGCATGGATTTATCAATTTCATCAACAGTTGACATTATCTCACTAAGTAAGAACTCTAAGAATGTAATATATTGTGTTATAGTTGATACTTTTTTTAACTTTTTAAGAATATCAGTTTCATTAGTAAACTTTAACTTTTTTACAATCGTATCGGTTATTTTAATTGAAATGAAATCACTCATAACATCATCAAAATCATGACAGTTACTGACACAGTGATTGTTAGCGAAATAATTGTGATTGTCTTGTATATGAAGATTGTAGACATCATCAATATAATCTATTTTTTTAATACTTTTAATTTTCATTTGAATTGCTTTAAATTTCTTTTCATTTTTTCTTCACAAGGTTGTCCAATCACAATTTTTTCATCATAGTTTTTTTTAAACCAACTATCTTTTATTAGAACAAAAGTGTAACCATTCGATTTACACCACTTTTTGGCGTATCTTATTTTAGCCTGATTTTTTCTATCACTTATATTTGAACTCGGTTTTATCTCGTAAATTATTTTATTGTTGTAATCAACAAAATCCACTATATAATTGTGTTCAATTCTATTGAACTTGTATTGTATAATTAGACTTTCATATATTAGATCCGTGTTGAATATTTGAAAGTAAGCATCCCAAGTAGATCTAGTCTTAATCTGTATTAAATCGTTGTTTCTGTAGAATTGTATTTCACATCTAGATTTAGCCCAACTATTTGTAATATTTGGTAGGAATCTTCCTTCTTTGATGTTCTTTTTCATTTTTATTGAGTTTTTTAAACACATAGATTTAAATGTTTCTTCAGACATTCTGTGACATGTATTATTTTCACCCGATTGTCGTTGTGAAATACTTTTATAGTTACACTCTGAGTTGCTACAGAATTTATAGATTCCATATCTGCTAATAATATTTGAGTAATCACTTCTTTTAGGAAAAAGACTTAATAGCTTTCTTTCATTTTCACATTCATCATTTTTGCACTTTTTATCCCAGTGACTTGAAAAAAACTCAAAACACTCATTTAAACTTGAGAATCTAAGATCACATATATTCGATATCAATAAATTCATGTGTTCAACTTGTTCTGAAATTCTTTTTTTATAAATAAATTTTTTTTTGTTAGCTGATATAAAGTCGTATATTTCATCTTTCTTTTCGATTGTCATATTCATGTGATTCGATTTCATTTATATATAAAATTTCATCACTTACATCTAACTCTTCTACTTTTTTCCAGGTACCATCAATTAATTTAACCTTGTGATTTCCTGTAATTTTAATTATATCTCCGTTCTCCATTTCTAATTCGTACATTTGTACTCCTTTATTAAGATTATGATGTACTTTGACCACTGGTTTTACTTCAACTTTATTTGTATGCTCATTAATAGTTAATACTAGTTCTCCCTCTTTTATATCTTTTATTTTTTTTCTACTACCATCAAATAGAGTAATTTCAGTATCGGGATGTAAACACTCATCCACTATTAAAACATTTGATCCTCTTTGATCCATCACACCATTATTATAAAGAGCATAAATAAGATAAAGATAAAAATTAGTCAAGCTGACCTTACCACCAATATAAGATCCTTTTGCATCATCATAAGGACAAAAGTCACAAGAAGTCTTATTTAATCTATTGAACTCTTTACCGTTAGCACACGAACAAGCATATTGAACACACTCATAATTTTCTTTACCTTTCAAATTGTTTATTGACTCATATGTATCATCATACTGATCCTGTAATATTTTACCAGCTGTGATTATATCAACCTTTGCATTTTTATCTATTTTGTTTATATACCAATCAGTAACCATCATAGCTAAGTGACTCTTACCAACACCAACGGGCATGTTAAGTAAGAAAAACTTAGTATCTGGATTATCAGTTTTACTTTTTATAATGAAATCAAGACAGTCAGACTGTTCTTTTCTTGGTGTATATTTATTTATATCGGATTTTATAGACATGAAATTTATATATACAATTGTATAAAAAGTTATGAAAACATTTTTCAACATATTACTAACATCTTTATTGCTATCTTCTTGTAATTTAGAAGAAAAGTGTAAGTCTTCAGAATATGAATATGATGAAGCCTATTGGATACCAGGTGAAAGCTTTGGTAAACCATTATCATTCTCAGTAAATAAATCGGATGATTATTATAGCGGTAACCAGTTTGATGAAAACAAAATAGTCGATCCTTATTCTTATAATATTCCTTATTATAACTACTACACAAATCCTTATTATTACAACACATATCCTTATAATTACAACTATTACAATACATATCCCTACTACTATAATCAATATAACTCAAATCAACAAATAAACAACACTCAAGAAGGATCCAACACAACGAATCTACCAAGACCAAGTTCAGGTTCTTATACACCATCATCTACACCAACTCACATCAATAGAAAACCAAAAGAAATTATTGTTTCTAAACCAACCACGACTGTTTCAAGACCGCAATCAACACCAAGACCAACTAATACCTCTCCTTCAAGAAGTAACACACCATCAAACACAACAATAAGAACTAAAAGACCGTGAAATATCTAAATAATTATAACTCGTTCAAATCTAGTGAAGATGATACTCTTTATATTTTTGACTTTGATGACACCTTAGTTGACACTCCTAGTTTTATCGATTTGGTTATTGATTTAATAAAAGAAGATAATACACTAAAAAATCTACTAGACAAATCATTATCCTTTGTTGATAAAACGATTGACGATCTAAAGATTGAAAACGGTAGATTATATGTCGAAGATCCTAATGAACTTCTACCAGTAAAAGGAAATTGGGTTAGAAAAAAGAATAAACATCTTTATCTTATTACACCGAATGAGTTTCACTTTTCTGATATAAGTCTACCAAAGAAAACTTTAGTTTTAGCTAACTTATATAGAGAAGTCAAGAATAAAGCTATTGTTACTGGAAGACCAGTAAAAATCAAAGACAAAATACTTAATACTCTAAATGAACTTAATTTAGAAAAACCTAACTTTGGTTTATTCTGTTACCCATTAGGTAATGATTCAAGTAATAGAGTTGCTATATGGAAAGGAAAAACTATTGTAGATTTGATAAAGTCAACAAACTTCACAAAAGTTAAATTTTATGATGACAAGTCTAAATGGGTGAATAAAGTAAAAGAGATTGTAAATAGAGAACTCCCTGATATTGATTTTGAAGGAATAAAAGTTAATTCTTAGAATTTTGATTTTCTTTTTTGATTTTCTTTTCTTCTTCTAACCAGTTATAAAAATCCTCTGCATTGTCATAAATTCCACCTTGAAACTTTATCTTTCTAGCTTCGATAGCCATTAAAAGTGCAAATTGTCTATTAGTTAATCCGTTCATATCTATTTTTGTGTTTTCAAATTTCTGATTCCAATTTTTTAATTTCATCAAGTACTGCTTTAAGTTCATCTTTTTTCTGCATCATTATTTTTTTGTTCTTTTTTCTATCAGAATATACATCATTCAACATCTGAATAGTTGGCGAGTTTCTTTTCTGAAAAACAACTCCATTTACACAAACAACATGCTTTGTTAAATCTATTTTTGCACCATTATCACAGTAATCCTTATTATTTGGATCTTGAACACCCACGAAATTTTCAGGAGCTATATACCACTGTTTCTGACAGTGTGGATAAAGTGAAGCGAAGTCATAAGTTACGATCCACTGATTCATTCCGGTTTTTGGATCCATAACATAACCACCAGCGATTCCAACATTCTCACCAGACTCTTTGTTATCTCTGAATAAAACTATATTTTCTTGATTACGAAATCTATTTCTCAAAACACCTTCAGTAATAGCCAAAGAACCAAGTGCATTATTCATTTGTGAAATGACATCAACAATTTTAATTTGAGCCAATGATGAAATCGCAAATATGATAGAAATATAATTACGAGCCTCGTGTATTTTTTGAACAAGAACAGAATCGACTGCGTTGTAATACATGAATGTTTCAAAGTCATCCTCATATAGTCTTTGAAGAGAACCGGTATATTTAATCTTTTCAACACCAACTAATTTACTCGACACAAAATCTAATGAAGAAGACTCTTTTACTTTGATAGAAGTATCACAGATTTCATATAACTGCATATAATCAAAAATCATTCTATGAGCTGGCATTTCTTCATTAGACATCCAAACTTTGTTAAGTCTTTTAGTCAAAGAGGCAACAGCTGGATTAATATCATATTCTTTTCCGTTTACATACTTTTTTAATTTTCTGGCTCGGTTGACTAAGTAAACCCAGTCATAGTTAATGAAGTTCCATCCAGTGATTAGTGGCATTTTTGGTATCATCTTATAAAAGAAAGCATACATCATATCGAATTCGTCTTCGTATTTGATGTACTTCAATTTATAATTAGAACCAAACTTTTTGAAATATTCATTTGTGTTGTTTTTGATTCTTTCTTGCATTTCTTCTGGCATATCTCTTAAACCAAGAAGTATGATTTTGTCATCATAAACAATTGATATGGAAAGTACTTTTGTTGGAGCAGTTTCAGCATCGGGAAATCCGTCTACGATTTCTGTCTCAATATCTACAAAATATATTTTTGGTAAATTGTATTCGAATATTTCATTTTTTTCCTCGTCTGATAAAGCATCTAAAAACTCGTAGATTGCATATCTATCCGGTGTGTTAACTTCTTCTTGCTTAACACTTTTATTATCCCAAGATTTATAGGTCGGATGACGATCTTTATCATCATCATCACAAACAACATATTTCTTTGGATTTTCCCATTCGAAGTATTTTAGTTTGATATCACCAGTCTTATCGACATAGCTAACAACTAATCTCTTACTATTTCCTAAATATTGAACGTCAACTAACACAGATTTTTGATTTTTTATTTATATCCTTAATAAGAAAAAAGTTAGAACAGATTTAAATTAAAGTATTTATTGTAAATTCTCTATAATACTAAATTCCTCTATAATTAAATTAGAGAGTTCCAAACCAATCCTGTCTTGAGCCTCCAATGTTGAAGCACCAATGTGTGGTGTTACTAATATTCTTGGATGTGATAACAATTCTTTTAGTGGATTTGGTTCATCTTCAAAAACATCTAAAGCTGCAAATGATACTTTACCAGAATCTAATGCTTTCAATAAGTCAGATTCATTAATAACACCACCTCGAGAGGCGTTTATAATTCTAACTCCATCTTTCATCAAGTTAAATTCTCTTTCATTTATCACAGAGTTACGATTACTTTGCTTTGGAACATGAAGTGAGATATAATCACACAAGGGTAAAACTTCGTCTATGTTAGTCTTGGTCTTAATTTTTATTTTCAATTCATTTTGTATTTCTTGAACTGTTGAGTTTAACACGACAGGAATTTCAACCGTTCTTTCTTCGATATCAATAGCTATAACATCCATTCCGATACCAATTGCATATTGTGCTAAAGATTGTCCTATTCTACCAAAACCAATTATACCAATTTTTTTCCCTCTTAATTCAACTCCAGAACTATATTGTTTTTTTAGCTTATTGAAGTCACCATTTTCCATATTCTTTTGAGAGTGACCTAAAAATCTAGACATTGAAAACATCTGACCAATCACCAACTCAGCAACTGATTGTGATGATGATGCAGGAGTATTAATTACTTTTATACCTTTTTGTCTTGCATACTCAACATCAATATTATCCATTCCTACTCCACCTCTTCCGATTAGTTTCAAGTTAGGACATTGATCTATGATTTCTTTTCTAACTGTTGTTGAACTTCTAACTAATACAATTTCATAGTTCTCTTCATTTATTTTATTAGCTAGTTCTGATTGTTCAACTTTATTAGTTATTACAGTATATCCAGCTTTTTCTAAGGCCAACTTTCCTTCTTCAGAAATCCCATCGTTTGCTAAAATCTTCATATTTTATTTTTACTTTGTTTATAAATATTAATCTGTTATACTACATTAGTCGCCAAAAGTTAGAATCTTTTTATTTACTTCTTTGAGGTCACCCCAAACTGAGTTATATGTGATACCTCTGACTTTTCTATTGTCAACCCAAACATACTCATCTTCAGGATTTAAACATCTTGGTTTATTCATGACCAATCCGTGATACTTAAATTTGTTATCATCCAGCCATTTTATTGTGACTTCTCTATCCTTTTCTTCACGAGCGGTAAAAAAAGTAATATGATTACCTTCATCATACCATTTGTTAATCTGCTCAAGTGAACCTTCGATCACCTTTGCTGTTGGGTATAAGTGAGAATCTTCGTTCATTATATCCTCACAACAAGTTCCATCTATGTCTATTAAAAATATTTTCATCATATTAAATTAATTAAAAATCAATATCGTAGTAATCTATTGGATTGTTATCAAAAGATATCTCTAATTCAGATAGTTTCAAAATTTGAGGTGAGTACCATCGACTAACTCTAAATAAAGTTCTGATAAAAGGAATATCATTGGAATTGCTGTCAACTCTTTCAGAGTCGACCATTAGACATAAAATTCTTTTATCCTCTTCTGGATTATAATTAATTACATTCTCATCCATGTTTTTCTGAACACCTTGTTTTGCATAACAAATAAACTTAGTGGTGAGGGATTCACCTGAAACAAGATATTTTATAGTAACATCAGTGTTTGGTTGAATTTGTATTTCTTCGTGTAAGTATATACGAATCCAAAAATAGATTTTTTGTTTTTCAACGATTTGATTTCTTGGCTTAAAGTCAACATTAGAGTAGTCAACTTTCTCTAAATCGATAGATTTAATTTGTTCAACAATGTTTTCTTTATACGACTGTTTAACTAACTCTTTTCTATCTGCAAAAAAATTATCAGAAAATGGATTTGGTGTATTCATAAAATTTATTAAATTTTAGAATTATATATCTATTATACTGATTTGTTTGATTAAAATTATTCTTCTTTTAGAGACCAATCTCCGTTTTCATCTTGAATCATCAAAGTTTTCAAATAATACTTATTTGTTATCTTATCATATTTAAAATCTTCAGAATTATCAGGAAACCAGTCCGTTTCTCCATCTTTATCTATGACTACAAGAGAACTTTCTTCTCTTGGTAACCAATCACCAAGTGTATCAGAATAAACACTTTCATCATCAAATATCTCAGAAGAAAACTCTTCACTCCATCTCACTCTATGATCTGGTAAATATGATTGATGATAATCTGACCAAATAGCAGAGTTTCTTGGTAACGGTTCATCCAAATATTCAGAGTATAATGTGTCCTGTCTTTCGTAACCACCCTCTGTATCTTGAATATAGAGTAAATCTTCTGGACTATCAACTTCTACCTCATAATTGAATAAGGTCTTTTTTATAGTGTAGTAATAACAAAGTGTATCCATGTATGGATAACTCTGATACATATCAGTAGGACTAGTTAAATTGACTTGAATTCTCGGTACTGATACATTTGAATCATGAAAAATTTGACAGTTTAGATTTTCTTTAGCGTAATTTTTTAGAATCTCTATTTCTGATGAGTCAGTGTAATAGATTCTATCTAAATAAATCCCCTTATCAGTTGTCCAAACTAAAGCTCTTGCTCGTAGAAACTCCTCAGAATTGGTTGTTTCTGTCAGTATCAACATTTTACAAACTTCTGAATTTTGAATATAAATACTAAAGTAATCTTGACACTCACTATATCTCATACAAGATTTACCAAGAGTTCCTTTGCCTTTTGATGTTTCTTCACAATAATTTGTTCTAGAATACCAGAATTTAATTTCTTCTCCACTTACTAATCTAAGTGGTGACTTTTCCTCTTGCTTGAGCTTTCTTGTTGTCCAAGCAGCCTTAAATTTATCTACAAATTTTTCTATGTCAGAATCACTAAATTCTTTTTTATTATCTTTTAATATCTGTCTAACAATTCTACCAACTGATGTTTGATTTGTATCAATTTTGATTAGGTCTAAAACTCCACTACCTTTTTTAATTTTATTCTGAAATTGTCTGTCTGTTAAAAAAGAAACCTTATCATTTGACTTGGTCAAGTTTAATCCATTATATTGAGTTTCAATATCTTGATTTATTAAACCAACAAACTCATTTGCAACTTTATCATCAAGACTTAATAGTATATCTTCTAGTTCATCTGATACGAATAAAATTGACTCTAATAAGAAATCATAGTATGACTTAATCACTTTAAGTAGTTTTTATTTTAATATATATATTAAAATCATAATACTGAATTACTATGCTTATAAAATTCAACGAATATTTAGTACAAGCTCAATTTGAACCTATTTCTTCTTTTAGATTGAAAGATGATTTGAATTCTAAAATTTGGACAAACTTTAATTTAGATCAAGAAATTCGTGAGAATTTAATACAAATTGGTAAAGATTTTTATGAAAAATTAGAATTGGGTAATGAAGTTGTCGATATTGTTTTATGTGGGTCTCTTTGTAATTACAATTGGTCAGAAAAGTATTCAGACTTTGATCTACATATCATTATTAATTTCTCAGATATCGATGAGAACTACGAATTAGTAGAAAAACTTGTAGACTACGCTAAGAAACTTTGGAACAATGAACACGATATTCAACTACTTGGATACGATGTTGAGGTTGCTATTCAAGACGAAAAAGACTTGATGTCAAGTATTAAAGCTGGTCGAATGGGTGGTGTTTTCTCATTAATGAAAGATGAGTGGATAAAAAAACCCGTTAGAGAAGATTTTGTACCAGATGAAGACTTGATTAGAAAAAAAGCTGAAAATATTATGTTACAAGTAAATGAAATTGAAGATCAATTTCATGAAGGAGTAAGTTATGATAAGTTGATTAGTAAAATCAAAAAAGTTTGGAAAAAAATCAAAGAAGGTAGACAAAGAGGATTAGAAGAAGAAGGTGAATATGCTACCGAAAATTTAGTTTTCAAACTATTAAGAAGAAATGGATATATTGAAAGAATTATGGATGTTCGAAAAAAATCTTATGATAAACAATTTAAATAATTATGTCTAGTATCAGAATTGCAGAAATAGAACAAACATTCAAAGATATCTTTGAAGAAGAACAAGGTAGAGTTAACTCTGTTGAGACTATCTATGAACTCTCAGAGAAAGAAGATTTTTACAAATTAGTTATTTCCGTACACAATCTCTCAGTAGAAGATACTGTTATTATCCACACAAAATTCATTTTTAAGACTGACTTAGATAAAAAATTCATAACTGATAATTCATTTATTTACCTTTATGATATCAACTGTGTTTATCATAAAGAAGAATTCAAAAATGTAATCGATTTGAAAAAGAAAATAGAAGATATAATTGAATCAAATGATTTTGGTGAGGATATTAAAATTCTCTCAGATTTTATTGAAGCACCAGCTATGTTCTTGAATTATTATATGAAAAGAGCTAAAATTACAGAGTATTCGATTTTCGATGTAATTTATGATCCAAAGTTCAAAACTCAACCTTGTGATAAAACCACATTTGATTTTGATATCAATATCAACAATAATTACATGATTTACTTATCAATCTCTAAAAAAGAAAGAACTAAAGACGAGGATTTTGATACTTATAAATTTCAATTTAGATTTTTAGATGAATATACAACTGTTGAGAATGACACACTTAATAATATTCACTTTATTATTGGTAGCAACATTGCTAAAATTCTGGACGAAAAATTAAAGTAAGATATTAATATATAAAGAATAATAAAAAACTCTATAATTATGAGAAAAGACAATACACAAAACTATCAAACTGCAAATACTAGAATTCAACATTTTAAGGATTTTAGTAATAATGTAAGATCTGAAAAAGAAGAGTTAGAAAAGGTCAAAAGATCATTTTCTGATAATGAAGACCAAGTTCATAACTTGCCTAACATTACTAAAATGAAGTATAATTTGACTACAAATAAAATGGATGATCTATCTCAGGATCAAGTTGATGATCAAATAAAGTCTATTGAAAAAGAAACTGAAAAGAAACCAGAACACAAGTATAAGTTTTCAAATGATGAAGTTAATCCTAATCATTTTTTCAAAAACAATACAGAAGTAGTTGAATCAAAGATTCTTAAATCATTTGAAGCATTTTCTACTTCATTTATAGACGATATGTCAATTCCTAAGTTCAATAGAACTTTAGATTCTAATCGTGAAGTTGAAGAAGAAGAAATAGAGAATGTAAAAGATTCTGAATGTTGTGGTGTATCAGATTGTGGTTGTTCAGATGATAAAGTTGAATTTGAATACAAAGGTCAACTTAAATCTTACATGTTCTTTGGAAACCTTGAAACTATACACAGACAAGTTGAAGACATGAGAACTATGAACGAAAATGAAGTGAATAGTCATCTAAATGATGGTCATAATTGGGCAGAAGATCACATATCTGTAGCTAAAGAGTTAGTTAGTCAAGTAAACAACTTTCTTTCAAATAAAGGACTTAACGAACATATCTCTGTGAGTGGTGTTGAACATGGTGGAGGTGAGAATTATATGTTTTTTGCTAATTTAGAAGCTATCTCAATAATGACACATTCTATATTAGAAATGGACCATGAACTTATAGATGAATTGTTAGAAAATGGACATGACTGGGCTGAAGATCATATTGCAGCAGCTAAAGAAGATGTTCAACAAGTCTATGAATTTCTTAAAACAATATCTGAATAATGATTACAAGTTACAAAGATTTTTTATTTGAGTCACTTATACTTGAATCAAATTTGATTTTTTCGAAAAAATTCAAAGACTTAATAAGTAAAATTGAATCACCTGTGGCAAAAGCATTAGGTGAATTAGAAAATAAAGATCTTAGTATTACAAATAATTATATTGATATATCTGATGATAAAGAACAAATTAGTTTTATTACAGATAGAAAAGCTCAAGAATTATTAAATACAGAAAAAAATCAGACTGTTTACTACTCTGGAAGTGGTGGTGGAATTCTAAGACACACAGATTCAAATAAAGATATTTTTGCTCTTCTAGAATATGAACCAATAGGACAAAGAGCATACACACCGAACAATTCAGAAAAAGGAGAGGTTTTAAAGTCTGTTGTATCACCGGTATCCGGCACAACTTATCTGAAAATTCAATTTCCAGGTGGTATTTCTGTTATCAATCAAAGAAATGTTAACATCGAAGATGTTTCTGAACTACCATTTAAACTCAACAGACAACAAATAAGAGTCGGAAGAGGAATAAGAGGTATCTTAAATTCTGCTAAACTTAATTTTACCGATACTGAAATAGAAAAATTTGTAAATTTATACAAATCTGAGTGGGACAAAATGAATGATATTTTCAAATCTTTTGAAGTAGTTAAAGGCAATCAAATACCAGAATGGTATAGTTGGAGAACCTATGAGCTTGAAAGATCAAAAGGAACTTTAAGCAATTCTTGTATGTGCTCTGCACCTGTTTTTTGGTTTAATATTTACTCAAAAAATCCGGATAAAGTATCAATGGTCATTCTTAAAAGTGATAGTGGTGATAAGATAAAAGGTAGAGCTATTTTATGGAAGTTAGATAAACCTGAAATAACTTTCATGGATAGGATATACACTCACAATGATTCTGATGTTCACCTGTTTAGAGAATATGCCAAGAAAATGGGTTGGCACACTAAACCAAATAACAATTATCTCGCATCTTCTGAAACCATTGATCCAAAGGGAGAATTGATAATATATCAAGATCTTGTCGTTCATTTAAAAGCAGGTGAGGAATATTTTCCTTATTTAGATACTCTTAAATATTATGAACCTGAGACTGGTAGACTTTCAGTTGATCAACCAGACAGTAGTTTTTGTTACACATTGAATGACACAGACGGTAGATATGAAGAATACGAATCAGCGTGTGATCAATGTGGAGGCGATGGAAGAGTTGAGTGTTGGAATTGTGATGGATTGGGAGATTTTGAGTGTGACGAATGTGATGGCACGGGAAAAATCAAAAATGATGAAGGCAATGAAGAAAAATGTGATGAGTGCGGAGGAAGAGGCAAAAACGATTGTACAACTTGTGATGGAGAATGTCGATTAGATTGTCCAGACTGTTAAAAAGAAGGATTAATTTTATCAACTCTTTTTTCATGGCGACCACCCTCAAATTCAGTTTCTAAAAAAGTTTCTAGAATTTCAATAGACTCTTCAATAGATATAAATCTTGCCGGTAAACAAATAACATTCGCATTATTATGTTGTCTAGATAAAGAAGCTATCTCTTTATTCCAACAAAGAGCCGCTCTTATATCTCTCCACTTATTAGCTGACATACAAATACCATTACCTGAACCACAAATCAGAATTCCAATAACATTATCTTCATCTAAAATCGAACCAACAACAGAATGTGCGTAGTCTGGATAATCAACACTATCTGTTGAATATGGTCCGAAATCAGTAACATTTAATTCGTTTTCTTCTAACCAATTAATAATAGCTGTTTTCATTTCAAATCCAGCGTGATCCGATCCAATTGCAATCATAATAATTCATCAATTTTTTTATCCCTATTAAATTGTCTATATTTGGGATTATCTTCATTTACAAAGTGTAAATTAACTAATTTTTTTGTATCAAGTATAAAATCATAATATAATTCGATTAATATTCTCGGAACCATAGATGTTTTGTTGACTTCCCTTATATCATCGAATCGATAATTATAATTGAAACAGTTCTTCTTTCCACAGATTAATTCTTTATCATCACACTTTTTATAGGCATGAATATAACAATCTATATTACCTAGTTTCCCTAAATGATAAAAGGTGTTACTATTTATAATATTTAATTTATTTTGATTACCAATAGAACTTGTTGTAAAAAGAACACTATCTTGAGCAAACATACCTATTTGACTACTCATTATAATAAACTCAAATTCATTTCTACACAAGTAATTATGTAATAAACTGATGGAATCTGACTCTGATAAATTCATAACATCTAAAAATTCTTCTTTAGATTGTGACATTTCATCTAAAATCTTTTTTTGAAGTAATTGTGATGCTTCCTGTGATAGTAAAGAATTAAGATGATTTTTTTCCCCATTGACCTCATCTTTTCGAAGAGCCATTGAGACTTTTATATTTTGTGTAAGATTTAAATTTTTATTAAATACACCCAAATTAAAAATTTCTGATTTAATTTCCATCAATTAATGTAAATTTTTGTTGATTATCTTCTGTTTTTGAGTTCCAAATTTCAAGTGGTCTAACATAAACAGAACCAAAGTTTATTGACTTATAAACAACTACAACTTCTTTAGTTTCTGTATGATTAGCCATAGATATGACCTCATAGGTACCACCTTTATAATGTTTATATTTTTGACCAGGTAGTGGATACATATTAGAATAGTTTACCATTTATAGACAATTTTTTTAACTTCTCTCTTCCTTTTTTTAATCTATACCATACTTCATCAGGCTTACATCCAATCTCTTTAGCTATTTCTTCGTTTGATGCATCTTTGAAATATCTCATAGTTATTGCTTTAGATTGATCCTCTGGTAATTTACTTATTAAGAGTCTTATTAATTTAGAAGTTTGTTCTTTATCATAGTCTTCAGAAAAATTAGAGTCATCACTATATACTTCTATCATTGGAGAATTACTTAGTGAAACAAAGTTATCTCTCTTAATTAGTTTATCTCTTTTGTATAAATTACTTACATGATTGTGTAAGCAAGCAACTATCCACCAAAAAAATTTAGCTTTTTCTGGATCATATTGTTTAATTTTTACAAAAGCATTACCTAATACTGTCATAACAATATCTTCTATGTCTTCCTCATCATAATTAAACAATCTTCTTTTAGCTGCTATGTAGAGTATTGGCTTATACTTTTCAAGTAAAATGTTATAAGCATTATAATCTCCACTTATTGCTAAAAGAACAAGTCTTTTATCTTCTTCGTGTGTTGTATATTTAGGACCTTTTCGGCCTCTTTTATTACTCATTACTTGTTTAATTTTTCACCAGTGATTGGATCATAATTCATAATCAACAACTCAACTCCCTTAGCTTGTTCTTTCTTTACATCAGAGTTATTACCACCTTGAGCGGAACTTCTAAAGACTTCTTTTTGTGTCCAAATATACTCGTTTCTTGGTAATAATTCCTCTAATAGTGGAAAGTAGTAATAAGAAAGTGACCAACGAGATTTGATAGTTTTGAGTCTTTCTAATAATCTTCTATGTGATGCTGGTCCAAATACGCCATCTTGATCAGCACCGTACCAAAAAAGTCGCTTAGCATCATCATCACCTTTTGCTTCATCAAATCTTGCGTATGGTGGATCTAAGTATAAATATGTTTCTTCTGAATCATACTTTAATATCAAGTCTTCGAAGTCTTCGTTATAGAATCCAGTAATTGATTGTAGCTTATCAGTATAAGTGTTTTTCTTCAATTTAGAAATTAGGACTTCCAATTTTAGTCGATCTTTATCTTTTTTATATCCATTGAAGCCCGCTCCTCTTGGATAGACTGAATTGTGAGCTGATGTAATCAAAAATGCGTAAATGGCAGCCTTTTCAAAATCACCTATCTCAAAATTCATATTATCAAGAAAATCATTTTTTTGATATTGCTTATAGATTCCTTTATAGAAATCCCACTTTTTTAGTGGTTCAGTTTCAGATGTGTGTAGTAATCCACCAAGTTGAGTTAATGACTCTAAATACGGAATGAACTTCTCTGGTTCAGAACAACATTTATAAAGATTCACTTGGTGACGATTTTTATCATTATAAATAACTGTATCAAATTTAAGACTATCATCATCCATATATGTACCCATACTTCCACTAAATGGTTCTAAGTAGGTTTTTATACCAGATTTTGGTATTTTTTTATTAATAAACTCTTGAAAAACATTTGAGGATTTACCTCCAAAGTATGAAATACACGCCATATTATTTTCTATATTTATTTTAGTTCCTATTTATAGAAGCTACTCTATCAAAAGTTTCTTTTTTTCGTTTGATCTAATTAACTATCAAATTTAAATTGAATAAAAAAAAAACTCAACCATTTGGTTGAGTTTTTGTTAGTGGAGATGCCGGTGACGAAACCGGGTCTTCCTTAGTTAATGATAACTATTCATTCACAGGCTTAGAAAGTTTTTCTAAACTTACAAAATAGAATATTTTATTTTAACGAGATTCAAATTTCAACTTTCTCGGAACTTTTACAGAGTTCTTACTGTTTGGAAACCTATTAAGCTACAGCTACTTCGTTTACCTTTAAGATGTTGTTGCGTAGAGCGGCTACTAATTCTTCACGGCTTGCTACTTCGTTTGTTTTGCCATTTAAGCGTTTGATACCATATTTTAATCGGTTAGATATCTTCCGATGCCTGCATAACTAACTTTATCCTACGAATCAATACTAATCACCCCCGTGTTAATTATCTTACAAAGATATATATATTATTTGAAAAAAACAAAAAGTTTAGATTAAAAAGGAGCGTCTTCTTTATTATACTTACCTTTCACATAATCACTGTAATAAAAATCAACAGTTAATAATGGTCGACCATCTTTAGTTTCCCACAAATCCAGATCTGCTTCAAATTGTATCAGTGTATCAGTGTATAATTTTTTTAACAATCCCATGACTTTCAATATTCTACTTAGTTTTTCTGTTTTATTGAAAACAAATTGTATACTAATATCATAATTATTCGTTGTTACATAATAATCACTAATCCCAGCAGTTTGAATCATTTTTCTAATTAATGTAGCTAGATTTTCAAGAACTTCAGTATCACCTACATATTCATCATCATCGTCCATATCCATGGCATCCTTATCATATAAAGACTCTTCATCTTCATCACCATAATAAAAATCATCATCATAAATATCATCAAAACCTTCTCGATCTTCTTGTAATAGTTGTTTAAATCTCTTCAAGTTCATATTATGTAAGTTCAATTTTTATTTTATCACCTTCAAACAAAATATCTGGATCTAATCTATGTTGTGAAAATAGTTTTTGTAATGATGTTAAATCTTCATATAAATGATCAGGATCGCTACTATCAACTTCTAAATTGATTAATAATTTACCGTCAACGCCTTTTATAGAGTCTTTGTTAAAGAATACAGTTCTATTGAATTGTTTGATCAATCTAAAATATTTACTTTTGATATCCTCATCAAATCCTACTTTTCTTTTAATAGCTAGTTTATCCCAGTCACATGCAACACATGCTTTTGCTAATCTCTCTAAATATGTAATATTTTGTAGCTCTTCAGAAGTGTGTTCATTAAAATAACCAACTGAAACATTCGTACACTCTGGTATAATATCTATAAAGTTAGCAGAATCCGTAAAAACACCAGTTGGATCTAAATTTAATTTTAATCCACTCTTATTTAGTTCTTTACACAAAGAATCACCAAATTCATTTGAACAACAAACAGTTCCAAATTGTGATGTGATTACTGAATAATAGTTTCTTCTGTCGAATGAAACCATTTTCTTAATTTTTGACATAAAAGGATAACTTTCAATATCATTAGCAACTTTTCCTGAACCAACACCGCCTCTTTCTTCACCCATGAAGAACCAATAAACACCTGGTACATTATGATGTATCATATACATCAATATAGCAACACCGGATTTATCATCAGCTCCTAAAATAGTGGTACCATCACTCATTATGAAATCTTGTCCATCTTTTTTATACTGAACTAATTTAATCTTTTCTTTAGTTCTAGAAGCAGTATCTAAATGACAAGTAAAAGATGTGTCGGAATCTCCAATAATAGTATAGTAATTTCCATGTTGGTCTTTTTTTAGACCAGGTGTGATATATTTAACAACCTCATCCTCATGTCCCATAGGATAAGTTTCAGTGACTAGTGAAATAAATGTCTCTCTAATATTATTGGGTTCAAATTTAAATTCTCTTGGTGTGATATAATCTTCTTCTTTGAAAATTCTTTGAGGTTTAGCTGGTTGGCTAACAGTTTTCTTGAAAGGTGCACTTCCAGTTGTTGCTGATGACGTATAGGTTGTAGTTGATTTATATCCTCTATCAATGTCATCTACTTTGAACTTGAAAGTTCTCATAAACTCATCTATCAAACTATCACTAAATGCGTCTGGTCCTAAAATATTCTTGATAATAGGTTTTGAAAGGTCATATTTACTTACGGAAAATTCAATTTTATCACCAGGTAATTTAGTTGCTTCTTCTAACTTCAGAATCAATTCTTTGAATGCTGGTGCACTTTTTAATTTATTAAAAATCTCAACAACACCAGGGGTAAAATAAGTCTTTTTCATTAAAGTTATATATTAATTTTTAGAAACAGTTATTTCATAGCTATTTGTATAATCTACCTTAACTTGACCAACATTCATTCCTGGTTCTTTTTTCACGAACTTTCTTTTACAATAAACCACATTAACTTGCTCATCAGAAGATTTTGAGTTCTTTGCTGCTAATTTTGCAGCCTTTTTAATTGTTTCCAATCCGGGTATCTTACTATCTACCCTGATCACAACATGTGAACCAGGTACTCCTTTTGCATGCATCCAATAATCTTCATTATCAGCAACTTCAAAAGTCAAGTAATCATTAGATAAAGCATCTCTACCCATGAAAACTAAAAATCCATCTATATCTAATTTTTTAATGTTTGGTTTATTAGATTTATTAGACTCGTTAAATGATTTAATATATTTCATATTAATTGTTTATTACTTTACTTAAATAAGACAAACCTTGATAAATATCAACTATTCTTAGTTTCAATACTGCTTGTGTAGCAGGTGATGTCATAGAGTGACCAGCTTTCTTTATCATAGCGGTTATGTAAATAACATCACCTCTTTTAAGATCTTTCTTACTTAGATCAGATTGCATACCTATAAAGTTTTCTTTAATATCCTTTGGATCGTGAAAAACATCAATTATAGACTCAATCTCAAACTCACCGGACTTGACTCTTGAAAATTCAATTTCCAATTCTTTCTTTTCGACATCCTGTGATAATTCTTTGAATTTTTTGATTTTAGTGTCACTCATATTTTATATATATTAAATTGGAAGACAATAAAAGTTAATTAAAAACAAAAAATAACTTTCAACTATAAAGATTATGTCAAGACTCATGAAACTAAATGACATTCAAGACGAAAAGTTCTTAAATGATCTATTCAACAATGAAATAATTGTTTTTGAAGATATACAAGGTAGTAAAATTTATGTCAATTGGGATGGTAAAGACTTTACAATTAGAGTAAAATCTATCTCCAACGATCCTATCAATCTAATTGATATGGCTATGCAGAACTACTATAATCATGCAATCTATTTTTTCAATTCTATCGATGATAGAGTAAAAGGATTACTGAATAAAAGTTGGCACTTTGGTTTTGAATACTTCCCTGACAATCAACCAGCTAATATCGAATATAGTCGAATTCCTAAAAACAATTTAGTTCTGACTTCAATTTGTAAAAATGGAAAATTCAATTATACAAATGATGAACTTGAGGAATACGCAAGACTTTTTGATGTTGATGTAATTCCTGTTATATTCAAAGGTAAGTTAAGTGAACAAAAAGTTGAAGCAATTAAATACTTCTTGAACACAAGTGAAAAAGATTTAGAGTTCGTTTTTGGTGAAAAGTCATTTGCTTACTTTTTCTATAAAATTTTGAATCCACAGTTACAAAACTCTTTCTTAATGGATGATGACTTTCAAAAAAATTTAGAAAAATTAATTCTAAAAATTGAAGGACAAGACTCAAAATTCGAAATTCTAAATCCTTTATATAAAAGAATATCAGATACAAACTCAACTGATTTTGTCGAAATATACACACTTATTTTAGTTAACTTCCTGAACTTTTGTCAGTCTGTTGATATGAAACAACTGAAAATACAAGGTAACAAAAGAGACGAAATTTATATCTACTTAATTTGTAAACTTTACAACTCTTATTTGTCTGATGTCAAAGAAGATTTGTTGAACTTTGATTTTATAGTACCTGAGTTCTTTGATAAAGATAAATTTAGAATTAATGTCGAATTAATTCCAAATAAGATGACCAAACAGTTTATTTCTGAAAATAAAAAATTTGAATACATATTCAAGGTAATTTTAGGTTCGTTCAATAAGAAAAGAAAAAAACCAATCGGTATTTTCACCGAAAATACAATAAGAATATTCAATTTATTTGTACAAGAAATACAAGATAAAATAGACCTATATTTCAACAAGAAAAGTGAGATAGAACTTACTAGAAATGGTCTGTTAGATTTTGGGGATTTTTTCGATATCAAGTATGATGTTGATTCAGAAGAACAAGTTTATCCAGATATTTATACTGAAATAGAAAAAGGCAAAGAAAAAGACAAAAAAGGCCTCAAAGGAATAAAGGAAATCTCTAAAAAATAATCTAAATTTTACTCTATATATTTAGTATTAGCAAATTGTAAACTTCCTTGAAATATTTATTTATAATAAAATAAATAAAATAATATTGAAAGGTTATGGTAAACATTTTTACAAAAGACATTGATTATAAGAAATATTTTGTAGTAAAATATTTCCTTAAAGGAAGAACATCATTGAGAGAGGCAGCTTGGAATCTTGCCATAGGACAAAGTATTGGTAATCCTAAAAATAGAAGTATCTGGGAAACAGATCAAATGTTTCAAGACCACAGTTGTTTCATCTTAGAGGATGAAAGTTATCTATCTTCGGTAAAAGAAGGAATCATTGAAATAGCTTTTCCACTTGAAAATATTAATATTGAAGAAGACGGTGTATCTCAAATACTCTGTCACATCGCTGGTGGTCAAGTTGATATACTCGAGATTGAACAGTGTCATGTTTTAGATATAAATCTTCCAGAAGAGGTTGAAAATAAATTTAGACTAAAACCAGCTTATGGCATCGATGGATTTAGAAGATTCAATGGTGTGAATGATAAGCCTTTTTTCGGTGGTATAATCAAACCAAAAGTTGGTATGAGTCCAGAAGTTCTTTTAGAGGCAGTTAAGGAGATGGTACACGGTGGTGTTAATTTTATCAAAGAAGATGAATTGCTAGGAAACCCCGATCACTGTTCTTTACAAAAAAGAGTTCCTCTTATTACAAATTGGTTACAAAAAAATGCACCCAATGTAATCTATACATTTTGTATTAATGGAGATAGTCCTTACGCTTTAGAAAGAGCTAATTTTGTAGCTAATGAAGGTGGAAATGGTATACATATTAATGTTTGGAGTGGATTAGGAGCTTACAGAGCAATCAGAAAACAAAATCCAAATCTTTGGATTCACTTTCAAAAAAGTGGAGACAAATTCTTTACTGATAGAAGAGCACCATTTCACATCTACTGGCCTGTTATTTGTAAAATCGCTGGTTGGTCTGGTTCTGACTCTATTCATGCTGGCATGATTGGTGGATATATGAATCAAGATGATCAAGAACTAAAAGACGCATTGAAAGTTTTGTGGCAATACAATATTGTACCAGCACTTAGTTGTGGAATGCATCCTGGTTTAGTTCAATATATCAATGGGCTTCTCGAGTCTTTTGATTGGATGGCAAATGTTGGAGGAGCGATGCATGGGCATCCTATGGGAACTCTTTCTGGTGGACTAGCTATGAGACAAGCTATAGATAAAGAATTTGATAAGCCAGAGTATTTAGCGGCCATCGAGAAGTGGGGAACAAAAGAGTTTTCAAGTGATTTGGCATATAGAATTTTTTAATTATGAGACTAATCTCACATAGAGGAAATATTAACGGTCGGATTGAGTCTGAAGAGAATAAACCATCATATATTGACTTATCAATATCAAGTGGATATGAGGTTGAAATCGATGTTTGGCAAATCAATAATGTACTGTGGCTTGGTCATGATTTTCCACAGTACAAAATTGATATCAGTTGGATCATAGAAAGATCTGATAAACTATGGGTTCACTGTAAAAACATTGATGCTTTAATTTTCTTTCATAATAATTATCAAGAGGTAAATTACTTCTGGCATCAAACTGATACACTAGCTCTGACTTCTAAAAAATTTATTTGGGTATATCCTGGAAAACAGCCTATACCAAATAGTATCGCCGTTCTTCCAGAACTCTTCAATGATGATGTCTCACAATGTCTTGGAGTCTGCTCTGATTTTATTGTTAATTACGATAAGTCATGATTGTAAAAGAATACAAATCAAAAAAATTTAACATCAGAAAAAAACTGAACGATAAGAAATATAGTGTTCAGTTTTTACCTGAGGTTTTATTTGATATATCCCGAAGTAAACAATTTTACCATAGAGAAGTTAAGTTAAAGACTTGTTATTTGATAGATATAGTTCATAATCTAATACTAAAATATTATTTTAAGAAAGAGAATATTTTTAATTTATCATCCGTTGTACTAAAAGAAAAATATGGATTTAGATATAATTACTACATAGAATTTTTAGTCAAACAAAATATACTCAAATTAGTTAGAAATCATCAAAAAGGAAAAAATGCCAGGATATATCGTCTAAATGAATTTGTCATAAAAGGTAAAATTAATAGATTCAAAAATGATGATAGTGTTTTACTCAAAAAGTACAAAAACGCAATATCTCTCATAGAAAGTCAAGACATAAAATCTAATTCTATCATACCAGATGTTAAAAAAAAACTTGTAGATGATTTATTTCATGTCACAATACAATTTGATAAAGCTATTTTCTTTTTAGATTCTACCCTACAAGATATTGACATTTACAATCGAAATAAGTATAGTGTAGAGTGTATTAATGACAAACACATATTTTATCACTTTGATAACTATGGTAGAATGCATACAAATTTTACAATTCTAAAATCCTTCATCCGAAAAAATTGTTTATTAATTGATAATGAAGAGACAACTGAGATCGATATTAAAAACAGCCAACCTTTATTTCTAAATAAATTGATTGAATCTGATGGTATGTCAATTGTTGATGAATCAGAATTTCAGTTGTTTAGAATATTGACATCTTCAGGCAATTTCTATCAGTATTTAATGGATAATTCAGAATTTAAACAAAAGAAATTAGTTAAAGAAATGGTTTATAAAGTTTTATTCGGGAAAAACTTTAGAAGCAAAGGTGATAGTTTATTCAAAAAACTTTTTCCAACCATTTATCTCTTTATTAAAGAATATAAAACTCTTCATAATAACTATAAAGTTTTATCACATGACCTTCAAAATTTAGAATCTTGTCTTATTTTCAACAAAATAATAAAAGAAATTATGTATATATACCCTGAGATAAAACTTGTGACTATTCACGATAGTATAGTTTGTCAAAAAAAGTATAAGGAGATTGTTGAAAAAATTTTTTACAGACATATATACGAAGAATTCAAAAAATAAATTATTATATGAAAACCTTTGCACTTTTTACTAAAAATAATCCGGATGAGATTATTAACAAAGTTGAAGCTACCGATATTGTGGATGCGATATCTATTTTCTCAGAAATAAAGAAATTAGATTCGAAAGTTTTGACATCTATCTTTTCAGTTTCGGAAATTAAAAAGTAATTTCAAGTTTGGAATGATAGATTTAATATATAATCTATGTTTAATCTATCTGATATTAATCTTAGATATCTCATATTATCTGATGATACTCTAAACTCTATAGTTAATGAAAAAATATGTGATTATCTATACTCACATGATTACACAATTTTACCAATAAAATCCTTTTATAAAAACCAATTCTTTGAAGCGTTCATTGCCATTTCGTCTTATGATGATAATTCGGACTTAGAATTTGATGCGATGTTCATTAGAGAAACATTCAAATTACAATCAATTGTAATTAAAGTTAAAGGTCAAGAACAACCGAAGGTCGTAAAGAGTGATGGAACTGAAAATAATTTAATAATTACCAACTACGACTCACAATTAGAGAAAAAGACCTACATTTACCAAGGTATTTCCTTTACTTTGACAGAAAAAAAGAGATATTTTTTCCCAAAAAATAAAGACGATTTTAAATCGGGAATGATAATCGAATACTTTAATAACAACAAGTGGCATTCAAAAATAGTTCAGAATATTGATTCTGAGTTTGATAAAATGTATAAGTTGTTAATCAAGTATGAGAAAATAAGAGTGGAGTGTTAAATTCCACAGAACTTATTGGCGTGTCCTACTTTTGATGCAACAATATTTATGTGATTCTGTAGTTTATTTACGTCAGCATCAGAATAATGTTCAAATATTTGTTTGTTTCTTTGATCAAACTGAAAACTAGGCATTGAAGATTGATGAAAAAAGTGATATCCAATTAGGTCAAGTTTTTTGGTATTTAACAATTTTGTTACCTTCATCTCTTGAAATCTATTCTCATATACCGAACCAATAAAATCTTCATTCCAACCGGCTATTCTATTCAAAGCATCTTTTTTAAATAATGAAATTCCATTTGTTGAAACAAAAGTTGGCATGTTGTTTTTAACACTAAAAATAGAATTAAAATCCATATTAGATTCACCGGGATTCAAGTTTGTGACCTTACTGATTGGTAAAACACAGTCAAAATTTTGTAATGTGTTCAAAGAAAAAATCAAATCATTTGGATTCATAATAAAATCGGCTTCACCACAGATAACCACAGGTGATTGACTTCTCTTCAATCCAACATTATAAGCCCAAGACTTGTTAAACTCACCTTCATTTTCAATAAAAATGTGTTTAGCCTTCAAATTCATATGTGAAATTTTAGAGTGTTTATCTTGTTCAACAATTAAAATCTCGACTCCTTGGAATCCCGACAACCAATCTAATACTCTTCTTAAAGGAATCATCTTGTCTGGTCTAAATCTAAAAGGAATTATATATGTGAATAGTGGAGTATAATTTGCTTGCATGATGTAAATTTCTTTTTATTTTTATATTAAAAATTATTTGTTTGTTTGTTTTTTTATTCTTATATTTGTATTAATCTATAAATAAAATCGATGAGAATACGAAGAAAATTTCTACAACTTACAAAACAAACAATTCCTTATGGAAATGAATATAGAATGATAAAGTTTCTTCCTAAAGGAACACAAATGGATGAATTTGGTAACTTTTTCCTAACTATTGGTGATGGTTTCACTACTATGTTCACGTGTCATTTAGATACGGCTTGTTCATATCGTAAAAATGTTGTTCATATACATGAAAATAATTTAATTGGTACTGACGGAAAAACTATACTTGGAGCAGATGATAAAGCTGGACTAGTAGTTCTTCTTTATATGATTGAAAAAAATATACCTGGTCTTTACTACTTCTTTATAGGAGAAGAAGTTGGATGTATTGGTAGCAGCGAACTTTCAAGTGGATTTGACTGGCCTAATATCACAAAGGTCATTTCATTTGATAGAAGAGGAACAACCTCTGTTATTACACATCAATTATATGGTAGATGTTGTTCAAATGAATTCGCTGAATTACTTTCTTATAGGCTAAATTCAACCGGACTAGGTCTCAATTTATCACCAGATAACACAGGTATTATGACAGACTCTGCTCAGTTCACAGATATTGTGCCAGAATGTACAAATATATCTGTTGGATACTATAATGAACACACAACTGATGAAATTCAAGACATTGAATACCTGGCTAAACTATGTCAAGCTTGTGTTAAAATTGATTGGGAAACATTACCAGTAGTTAGAATTCCAGGAGATAATGATATAGACTATCCTGGGTGGGATGATGAGGACGACGATGAAATAAAGAAAAAAAGTGATGATTTTAAGGAGACTTATTACACTAATATTATCGAGAATGATAATACTAAAAAAATGTTCATTTCGAAATCTTGGATAGAAAAAGAACAATATGAGATCGAAGAAGTTCTTTCACAAAAAGGATACTGCCCAGAATATGTATATTGGGATGGTAGAAACTGCTATTGTCAAGAAGAAGGTGATAGTCAGTATTCCTTCGTTGGAACTAGGTCAGACTTAATAAATTTTTTACCAAGTTTAGAAAATATTCCATATTCACATCTAAAGGAGAATATTACAGAAGATATTTTTTAAGGCTGTGGATCTTTATATAAAGAATTCTCCACTATCTCAAGTAATTGACTTGGTGTTAGCTTATCTTTATTCCAATTTTTCTCTCTAATATATTGATTAACAAACTTTTCTCTAAGTAATCTTAAATCTTTTTTAGACAAACCAGGAGTAGATTTGAACAAATTATTCATATAAAATATTTTTTCTTTATATATTTAATACATAATTATACCTAAATATTTCTTATATTTGTAATATGTTAATCAAAGTAAGAGGCATATTAGATTTTGAACCAGAAGATGTTACTAGAAAACATAAAAATCAATCTTCTTGGAAAAGAGTAGCGATCATTAAAACCGATTGTGATCTTGCAAGATATTATGCTTGGTTTCTGAAAAAAAGGTTTAATCTTGAACTAAATAAAAATCTTCGAGGAACACACATTAGTTTTATATCAGATAGGATGAATAGTGATATATTCAATCAAGTTTCTTTAATCTTTAATGGTAAAGAAATTGACTTCTATGTAGAAACCGAACCAAGAAGTAATGGCAATCACTGGTGGCTTAGAGTATACTGTCCAGATGCTGAGATAATTAGAGAAACTTGTGGTTTGAATAGAGAGCCCTATTTTTCTTTTCACTTAACTCTCGGCAAAGCAAACGAAAAGAATATAGAACACTCTGAATACATATTGAGACAATGTAAATTTTTTAATCTTTTATCCAGTGAAGAAAGAAAACCTATAGAATATCATGAAATACTAAATTTCTAAACAAAAATCAAATTCACCATATCATGAAAAATATCTTTTATGCCAGAACTATCGGAAGTTAGAATAATGTCAGATTTTATAAATGAGAAATCTACTAATAAAAAATTCATAAAAGCTTATCATGTAGCAAAAGGGAATGTACCGAGTCTTTTTATTGATCATGAATTCACGATAAATTCATCATCAAGAGGAAAAGAATTGAAAATTCACATTGATAATTATGAAATTTATGTATTCATGGGAATGAATGGAAATTGGAAATATGTACCAACTTCAGAATGGAATAACACCAATTATATTAGACTGAGACTTGATGATTCACAAGGATATTCTTTAATATTACATGGTGGATATATGGGTCCAAAATATTCAGTGAATAAACCATTTACTGGAACAAAAAGAGGACCTGACCCAGTTAGAGAATATGAACTTTTTAGAAAAAATATATTTGATAATATAGACAAACCAGTTTTCAAAAAAAACTTGTGTGAGGTTTTGCTTAATCAAAAGTACTTCAATGGAATAGGAGCATATTTAACAGCAGAAATACTTGGAAGATCTGATTTAAATCCTTTTTTATCATTCAATACACTAAGTAAAAAAGAAGTTGAAAGTTTGCTCATTTTAATTAAAACCTGTTGTGAAGAGTCATACTCTTTCGGTGGAGGTGAGTTAAGAGATTGGGTCAATCCATTTCAAAAAAGTAATATTGACAACTGGTTAAAATTCTATGGTAATAAAAAAGACTGTCACAAACAACAATTCGGCAATAGGAACATCTGGATTCTAAACAAGTATAAAATAAAAAACCCTCATTAAATGAGGGTTTTAATATTTTTTTTAGATTAGTTATAATAATACAGATGCTGTATTCGATGAAATCGAATATCTTGAAGCATATCCACCAACTGCAGGTATAGATATTTCAACATTATATGTTGTAACACCACCTGAGTACGTAGCACTATTTGTTACTCCAACACTTGAAGTACCAATCACACTTGTACCACCTCTAGTAAGATTCATAAATAATTGTGTGTTATTGTATAAATTACCAGTGTTTGAAGCCGCAAAAGTGATTGTTGTTGATGTGGTCGATGCGATTATACCCTTAGTATTCACTGAACTCGTATTCACTGAAGTTGCCAATCCAGATAAAAAGTCTGATAGAGTCTGTGCAGCCGAAGCTGTGTAGGAAACCAATTGATGTGTTCCAAGTGTTGGTTTAGCGTTAGTTTGATTTGAAACTGTACCACCAAAAGTCCAAGTCAGTGAACTAGGATCAGTATATCCAGCCGTAGATGAAGTACCAAGAGCACCAATAGTTATCGATTGGACTTCATTAAATCCGTATCTGTTATTTTCAGTAAATGTCTGAGAACCTGAAAAACCATCGATCTCTATAATATTATTACCATCTACTGAACCTCTTGTTCTACCGAAATCATATCTTACAGTCAAATTACTGTTTGAATATGTTACTGAGTTAATTTTGAAATAAGGTTTTGACATATCTATTTTCTTTATTTTTATATACAGTATATATTAATTAAAAAAATCACTTTTTTTCATTTTTTAAATATTCTTAAAAAAACACATATTTAAAACAAAAAAGTCTTCCGAAGAAGACTTTTTTGTTAGTTTTTTTAACTATTAGTTAAGATAACCAGAAGCATCTTTAGTAACAATAGTCATATATTGCTTTTGTGGGAACCAACCAACTTCAGCAACTGCATATCTTGAACGAAGTAACATTCTTGGAGCGAAAGTTGCTTCAGAGATGATGCTGATAGATTGAGCCATCAAATAAGGTACGAAAATGATACCTGGTTGATCTGGGTTATTCTTTCTACCTAAAACGATACGGTTATCGTTATATCTCAAATATGGATCAACATAAATTTGGATATCACCGATTTGACCAACTGGATACAATTGACCAGAACCGTTGATTTTAGATTTAGTTGGGTTAATAGTATAACCAGCGATGTCCATCATAGCTGCAGCTAAACCTCCGTTTGTTACAGCGTATTGAGCTGGACCTACACGACCTTCAGTAGCAATGTAGTTAGAAGCGTGAACCATCTTAGTGATCAACTTACGTTGAACAGCGTGAGTAGTTTCACCACCTGGGCCAACATTTACATAAGCAGTATCTAAGTCGAAGATAGTCTGACTTGTGATAGAACCAGTTCCACCAAGTGGAGCAGATGCTCTGTTCAAATCACCCATTTCAAAGATCTTAGCAACGATTTGCTTAGAAATTGTTTGAGACAATTCGTTAACAAGGATAGACTCCATCTTTTGAACGATATCCATACCTGTGTTAGCTTTGATATCCTCGATTTCAGTTCTTCTAAGAGCTGAAGATACTTCGATAGTACCAACTGCGATAGACTTAGTAGAAACTTTTGGTCCGATTACACCAGCATATGATTGATCATCTTCAGCACGACTCATTGGGTATCTACCATTCTGAGAATTTGTAGAGAAGTTTGAAGAAAAACCTGGAAGGTGATCTTCTAAAGCTGAAATCAAAGTAACTGTACCATCAGTACCAGTAGAAACACCAGCAACAGCTGAACACTGAGCTGCAACAGAAGCTGTTGGAGTGAAAGTGTTTTGAGCTTGTGTAAATACATAAGGAGCAGCGTATGGTGTAGAACCATTGTAGTTACCAACAGCATTGGATTGTCTGTAAGCTCTGAAAATTGGAAGACCATCGATACGAGAGAATCCCAAGAATTCAGCAACACCCTCATAAGAAGTTGGGTTAACACTTGTACCAACAACACCAGTTGAAATATTAAGACCGGTTGAAGCTGCACCAGCAGCATTCAAAGCAACCCATACTCTGTAAGATAAGTTACCTGAAGTTGTAGCTCTATATCCACCAACTGTTTCAGTGATGTTAGTTGAAAAACCAGAAATTGCTCTGATTGCAGCAGCAATACTTGCATCATTAGCAGCACCATCACTATATTTGAATACTAATGGCTGACCTTGTGTAGTATCAACATCATCATATTGAAAGTCGATATACAACAAATCTAATTTTGGACCTGGAGAAGGTTTTACAGCAACTAAATCAAGACCGATTGTTTGAGCAGCAATTTTCATAGCTACTGGTAACAAGTTTTGTCCTAAATCTCCAGAACCAGCGTTACCGAAGTTATTGATAGTTGTACTTGTAGAAGTATAAGCGTTAGAACCAGCATATACAGATGGTTGTGGTGAAGTAACTGCACCCATACCAGCGTTAGCTGCGTTCACATAAGCGTTCTCATTGATAGAGTGGAATTCTGCGTACTCAGACATCCAATCAAGTCTTTCCTCACCAGAAACACCCATGTTCTCTAATACTGGAGACCACTTCTTCAATGCTTTGTTTTTGTCTATTCTAATGTGTGACATAATTTTTTTTTATTTTTTTTTGTGTATCTTATATCTATATATGATCCTGGAAAATTTTATTTTTCAAAGGGTGGATTTTTTATAGATTAAAGATTTTTGAATCTTTCCATAATCGCAGTCATTTCGTTCTCAGACACTTTGTCTTCTTGAATCAATGCGTTATGTTCAACTAATTTCTTAGTAACAGATTCGTTTTTCTTGAATGGTCTTGTTAACCAGAAATGTTCAACCTTTGCTTCAGTTGTTAAGTCTGGGTACAATCTAGCTTGAGACAAGATAGACTTCTTTGAAGACTCATTCATTTGTGACCAGATTGGCTTAATGTTTTCAGGCATCAATCTAATCAATCTCTCTTCTAGAGATTCATTTTTAACAGATAAAGCTTCTGTGATCATCTTTAACACATCAGAACTTGTAAAATAACTTCTTTCGTTTATGTAAAGTTTTACTTGTTCTTGTTCCTCAGTTGTCAAGCTCCAATAGCTATCAACTTGAGACTTGTTTAAGAATTTCAAGAAGTGTGTATCGTTAGTTTCAGAAACTTTACGTTTTCTAGCTTCTTCAATTAATTTATCAATTTGTTGTGAT